TTCAGCAAGAAAAAATTGATGAGTTGGAAAAAGAATTAAATATCACAACAGAAAAAAAGCCACAGAAAAAACATTTAGGTAAGTTTGAATTATCTTTTTATTCTAAGGAGCAGTTTCCAAATTCTCCGACTGCAACAGGTGTAATGCCAGTTGTTGGAAGAACAATTGCTGTTGATCCATCTGTGATTCCATAGGGGACAGCAGTTGAAATTGATGGATTTGGTATTAGATATGCCGAAGATACTGGCGGGGCGATTAAAGGCAATAAAATTGATGTATTTGTACAGACAACTGCAGAGGCTCGTCAGCTTGGCAGAAAATTTAATGTTGATGTATGGACAGTTGAATAACAGAAAGGAAGAGCAACAGTATGGGAAAGGTTTAGATTCATCCATTTACAACAAAAAAACCAATCACAATGATTGGATATATGGCTGGTGTGTGTTATGGAACAGATGTATCTGACGATGAAAAGAATTACAAAAGAGGTATTGATTGTCTAAAATCGCAGCATGGCAGAACATGGGAATTTCCAACAGTATAGATGACGATTGAAGGGTACTCTGCAAGAGTTATGAGAGAAATTTATACTCATATTGGTGGATCTCCTTCTCGTCTGCAAGCAAGTACAAGATATATTAATTACTCTGATTTTGACTATTTTACCCCTCCTTCTATTGAAGCTAATCCAGTAGCAAAAATTATTTATGATTCAACAATTATGAATAATATTATGGCTGGATTAAACGAACTAGAAGAAATGGGTATCCCTAAAGAAGATTCTGCTAATGCACTACCTCTTGGTATGGAATCTGTTATGGTCGGCAAATATAATTTTAGAACGCTGGCGGATATGTCACATCAAAGAAAATGTGTAAGAGCGTACCATGAATTCAGAGGATGGTTTAATGATTTAGAAAATTCTTTATCTGAATATTCTGAAGAGTGGGCATATCTTGTAAAAGAACATTTTATGCCTAAATGTGAACATCTGTTACATTGTCCAGAAAGATTTTCTTGTGGTAAATATCCTCCTAAAAATGTTGTTATGGAACTGATTGCACAGTGGAAAAAACAACAGGAGGCAAAATCAGAATGAAAAAATCATTAATTTTACTTGTCGGAAAATCTGGTTCCGGTAAAACGACAATCGCAGAATAGCTTGAAAAGAATTATGGACTAACAATGCTTGAATCATATACAACAAGGCAACCCAGGTACGAGGGTGAAAGAGGACATATTTTTGTTACAAAAGAGGAATTTGAAAAAATGCCTAACAAAGTGGCGCACACATTTTTTGATGGAAATGATTATTGGGCAACACAAGAACAATGTGATGAATCAGATGTCTATGTGATCGATCCTGATGGCATCAAAACATTTAAAAGAATTTATAATAGCCCAAGACCATACAAAATTGTTTATTTAAAAATAAGTCCGATTGTTAGATTTTGGCGAATGACAAAACGTGGTGATGGCGTAATGAAATCAATTAGACGTATTATGCATGACCATAAGAAATTTGGAAAATTTGAAAATGAGTTTGGCGTAAAAATTATTAAAAGAGACCCTGTTTGGAGCATTGCCAAACAAATTCATGAAATGAGGTCATTATGATGAAATATTCTACAGTTGTGTAGATTTCACATCCATATGGCGGATTAAAGGAAAACGAGGATATTGTGGCTGAGTTAATTATTGAACTCAGTCGCAAATTCCCGGAGTATTTATTTATCTCGCCAATCCACGCTTTTTCTTTCACATACAAAACAGAAAAGAAATATCAAGACGGTCTTGATAAATGTTTATGGTTGTTAGATCAGTGTGATGAAATGTGGGTTTTTGGCAAATATAGAGAAAGCATTGGATGTATGGCTGAAATCGAATATTGTAATGAGCATCATATTTATTATCAAGCAATCAATGACAATTGTTTAAAAATCATGGCAGAACCAAGAAAGTGCTGTGATTGTGGATTGATGGAAATAGATGAGCAATATGCAATTTGCAATAAAAGTTTTGTAAGTCAGATTTATGAAAAGGTTTGTGGTAAACATGGACAAGAATAAAAAATTATTGCTTGAGTTGATTTGTGATAGACAGATTGCATTATTATTACAAGACAGTACAAATTATGAATCTGCAAAATATAAGCAATTAGAGAAACTGAAAGTATATGTCAAAGATATTAAGGAGGGTGTTGCTATTGAAGGTAATTAAAAGAAACGGTACAGAAATGTAGTTTGATTCAAATAAGATTAAAATAGCGATTTTAAAAGCATTTGTTGATGTAGATGGTGAAGAAAGCCAGTATGCAAAAGACAAGGCGAGAGATATTGCTAATTATATCGCATCTTTAAATAAAACAATGTCTGTAGAAGAAATCCAAAATATCGTTGAAGAAAAACTGATGGCTAGCAATAGAAAAGATGTAGCCAGAGCATATGTTCGATACAGATAGATGAGAGATATGGCAAGATCCCAGTACGATGGTTTTATGCAAGCCATTAGGGAAAAGGTTGAAGCTTCAAATGTTCAAAATCAAAACGCCAATGTAGATGAACATTCTTTTGGTGGCAGAACCGGCGAGGCAACAGACACAATGATGAAAAAGTATGCTCTTGACTATTGTGTGTCAAAAATGGCTAGAGACAACCATCTGAATAATATTATTTACATTCATGATCTGAATTCTTATGCCGTAGGCATGCATAACTGCCTGTCAGTACCTTTAGATGATTTGCTGAAAAATGGGTTTAACACAAGACAGACTGATGTACGTCCTGCAAATTCTGTTAATACAGCATTTCAGCTTGTAGCAGTGTTATTCCAGTTGCAATCACTAATGCAGTTTGGCGGCGTGTCCGCTACCCATATTGACCATACAATGGTTCCTTATGTGAGAAAGAGTTTTTATAAACATCTAATGGATGGTTTTAAGTATATTGAGGGCGTAGCAGAGCCTAGAAAATATATGTATCAAGAAAACGCTGATGAATTTTGGACTCAATACACTGATATTGATGACAAGGATTTAAAAGCAGCGCATCCTAAAGCATACCAATACGCAATGGATATGACGACAAAAGAGACATATCAGGCAGTTGAAGGTATGTAGCATAACCTCAATACACTGCAGAGTAGATCTGGTAATCAGCTTCCATTTAGTTCTGTGAATTACGGCACGTGTACTCTACCAGAAGGCAGAATGGTAACAAAAGCGTTGTTAGAAGTATCAATCAATGGTATCGGCAAACTACATAGAACGTCTGTGTTCCCTTGTGGTATTTTCCAGTGTATGAAAGGCGTAAATAGAAAACCTGGCGATCCTAACTACGATTTGTTCCAATTGGCATTAAAATCTACAGCACAGAGACTGTATCCCAATTATGCCAATGTGGATTGGAGTAATAACGCAGGATACGATATTAATGACCCTAGAACATATTTTAGTACAATGGGTTGTCGTACAGCCAACCTGTTCGACATTAATGGCTTAGGTCAGCTTAAAGATGGTAGAGGCAACATCTGTCCTGTAACAATCATTATGCCTACATTGGCTATGATGGCAAAAGAACTGTACGAAGACCAGACTTACGATACACATGCTAATATTGTAGATATTTTCTTATACATTCTCGACCAAAAAATTCATGAGGCAAAAGATATGCTTATTGAACGATTTGAGTGGATTTGTAAACAGAATCCAAAATCTGCAAAATTCATGTATGAAAATAATCTAATGGCTGGTTATGTTCCAGAAGAAGGAATTAGAAGCGCTTTAAAACATGGCACCCTAGCTTTAGGTCAGTTAGGTCTTGCGGAAACACTGCAGATTCTAATTGGTTGTGACCATACAACAAAAGAAGGTATGGATTTGGCAAAACAGATTGAGCAGTTATTCAAAGATAGATGTGCTGAGTTCAAACAAGAATATCAACTGAATTTTGGTGTTTATTATTCTCCAGCAGAAAATCTTTGTCATACAGCAATGAGAAAATTCCAAGAACAATATGGCGTGATTGAAAAAGTATCTGATAAAGATTATTTTACAAACTCTATGCATATTCCTGTATGGCATAAAATGACACCATTTGAAAAGATTGATTTAGAAGCGCAGTTAACAGGATACTCTAGTGCTGGATGTATTACATATGTAGAACTTGAATCTTCAGTAAAACATAACATCGAGGCACTTGAAACACTTGTTAATTATGCAATGGATCAGGATATTCCTTATTTTGCAATTAATGTTCCCAATGATACATGTTTAGATTGTGGTTATTGCGATGAAATTAATGATGTTTGCCCCATGTGCGGAAGCAAAAGAATTCAGCGTTTACGTAGAGTAACTGGTTATTTAACAAATGATTACAAAACAGCATTTAATTATGGCAAACAACAAGAAGTTGAAATGAGAGAAAAGCATAGTGGGGTATCCGTATGAGAATTATAGATATTACAACATGCAGTGTTGCTGATGGTTTAGGGTTCCGTTTGGTAATTTGGTGTGCTGGATGTGAACATCATTGTGAAGGATGTCATAATCCTGAATCATGGGATTGTAACGCTGGACACAAACTAACAGATAAAGACCTTGATACAATATTTGATCAACTAGAATTTGATTATATTAAAGGAATCACATTTAGCGGAGGAGATCCTTTGCATCCACAAAATGTAGAGCAAGTTTATAGACTCTGCAGAGTGATTAAAGAAAATTATCCGGATAAAACAATTTGGATATATACAGGATATAAATTTGAGAACATTTATTACGAACCTGGTTGTTTTATGACTCAAGATTGTAATCCAGCAAGGGATCTTAGAAACGAAGTGCTGAAATATATCGATGTGCTTGTTGATGGCGAATTCGTTCACGACAGAAGAAATGTAACAATTGCTTTTCGAGGTAGCGATAATCAAAGACTAATTGATGTTCCAAAATCATTAAAGGCGTGGAAAGCAGTTATTTATGAGCAGGAGTAACATCCTGCTCTCTATTAAAAGAGGTAGTCTTATGGGAAAAGAATTGAGTTTAAGAAATTAGAATCTTGTTATCGGAGTGATGCTCCTTTGGGGTTTTATTGTAAATGTATTTACATGTGCATTTGGTGGAGAATATTTTGCTTCAATTAGTCCAGTGAAATTATTAATAGGGTATTTTATTACAGCCATTATTGGTATTTGTATGAGCGCATTTTCAGAAAATCCGTTTGTAAGTTTCATTGGTTATAACTTGGTTGTATTACCTATCGGCGCTGTATTAAGTGTTACATTACAAGATGTTGCAAAACTAACAATCCTTATGGCGTTTGGTGCAACTGCGTGCATGACATGCTTAATGATGATAGCAGCAACATTGAAACCGCAATTGTTTTTATCAATGGGTAGAATTCTGTTTATGAGTTTGCTTTTTGTAATTATAATTGAGCTTCTAATGGTCGTGTTTTGCGGTGTATCTCCAACAATAATTGACTTTGTTGTGATTGCTTTGTTCTGTTTATATGTAGGATATGATTGGGCAAAGGCGCAAGAGATGCCAAAAACATTGGATAATGCGGTAGATAGTGTTGTTGGACTGTATTTGGATATTGTAAATATTTTTATCAGACTCATTGATATTATGGAAGATTAAGGAGTGCCTTGCATGATAAACAAAAAAACTTGGGAAGAATTTAGAGATTCTGGAATGTTATGGTAGATCAATATGATTCTGCATATCTTTGGATGGTCAATTGTAGTTGAATTAGAAGATAAAAAAATAATAAATGCATATCCGGCAAGGGTAAAATTTAGGGGATTTTCCGAAGAGAATAATACAGAAGGATATAGAAAAGTAAGCAAATATATGTATGAAAACATTAATGAGATTTTAGAAGAAGCAGAAAACTAAGGATTGATTAAATGAAAACAGTAATCAAAATATTTGAGCAATTAAAAAACACCTCTGGCAAAAAAGATAAAGAGGCAATTATTGAAACCAATAAGGATAATGAATTATTCAAAGAATGTCTGGTATTTCTGTTAGACGATAATGTGACTACAGGTATCGCAAAAAAATCCTTGCAAAAGAACATCAAATGCGACGGCGACATTATGTTATTAGTATCTTGGCAAGATTGTATGTCTTATTTAAAAGAAAATAATACTGGTAAAGATTACGACATTTTAGTTGCACAAGGTTTTGTAAAATTCCAAGATGAAGCAGATAGATGGTTTTATGAAGGTATGATTACCAAAACACTTAAAATTGGTTGCGATAAAGCAATTGTCAATAAAGTGATTCCACAATTAATTCCAGATTGGAAAGTTCAGCTAGGTTCTTCGTTTGAAAAATTGAGATTGAAAGATAACGAAAAATTCTTTTTAAGTAAAAAAATGAATGGACATAGAGGATCATTTTATGAAGGCAAATTTATTTCTCGCCAAGGTAAAGAAATATCTGGTTTACAACATATCATTGACGATATTGAAAAACTATATCTTAGTACATACTTTATCGACGGCGAATTGATAAGGAAAAATGTAGAGAATCTTGATGATAACGAGAATTTCAGAATCACATCGAGTATTTTAAATTCTGATACAGAAGATAAATCTGACATTGAGTTTGTAATTTTTGATATTTTTCCAGCAGATACAATTGTTGGCAATCATACTATCGAAAATTATAGTGAACGGAAAAAGCGGATGAAAGATTTAGAGTATCTTTTTCAACATAATAATATTCGTAACTTGAAAATTGTCGAAATGGTGTATGAAGGTACAGATCCTAATCAAATTCATAAATGGCTAAAATATGCTGTAGATAATGACTGGGAAGGGATTATGCTAAACAAGGATGTTCCTTATGTGTTTAAACGCACAACGAATGTTATAAAAATCAAACAGTTTTTATCCATAGATTTAAGAATCATCGGGTATGAAGAAGGTCAAGGAAAAAACGAAGGAAAGCTTGGAGCTTTTGTTGTTGATTATAAAGGCAATAAAGTTGAAATTGGCGGTGGATACTCAGATGAAGAGCGTGCAACCTTTTGGGAACACAGGGATGAGATGATTGGAAAAATCATAGAAATTAAATATAAAGGTGAATCCCAAAATAAAAGGAGTGGGTTAAAGAGTCTTCAGTTTGCAGATTTTGTCTGCATCAGAAACGATAAAAATGACCCTAGTTACAACTAAGAGGTGATAGTTATATGAGTCGAATATTTGTGACGGGCGATACACACGGAGATTTTTTCCATATATAGAATTTCTGTCTTGATAATAATACTAGCATAGACGACATTATGATTGTTTGTGGCGATGCTTGCATAAATTTTTATCTTGATAAAAGAGATGACAGACTTAAAGAAAGAATAGCTGGAATACCAATAACATTTCTAATTGTGCATGGAAACCATGAAGAACGAGCTTGGAATGTTAAGGGTTATAAACTGAAAGAACATAAAATTGGAACAGATAATTATGTGTATGGATATAGCGAAGAAAAATATCCAAATATAATTTTTGTTCAAGATTTTCATATTGAAACATTGAACGGAAAAAGATTTATGTTCCTTGGTGGTGCTTATTCTGTAGATAAATTCTATAGATTAGCAATGAACTGGTACTGGTTTGAATCTGAGCAAATGCCAGAAGAGGAAATGCTAGAGGTCTTAAAATTTGTCACAAGCGTAAGTAATTTCGATTATGTTGTGTCACATACATGTCCGTATAAATATATTCCAACAGAGGCGTTTTTGCCATCGATTAACCAGAATACAGTTGATCAGAGTACAGAATATTTCTTAGATGAAGTTGATGATTTAATTCAATACAAACAATGGTATTGTGGGCATTGGCATATCAAAAAAGAAATTCAAAAATTAAAATTCTTATTTGACGATATTATTGAAATTTAAGGTGATTACATGGATAAGCAGGAAAGAATAACCCAGTTAAAACAAGAAATACGTGAAAAAGAAAAAGAATTACATAAACTCGAAAAAGAGATTAATACAGAATTTTTACCTCAATTCGTAGGAAAGTATTTCAAAAGTAAAAATGATTTTTATTACTTAAAAGTATGTGAATATGATGAAGAGTTAAATTTGCTAAAAGGTTGGGGAATAACGATAGATAAAGACTGGAATAAAAACAATTTATACACAGCAGAATATTTATCATTTATGCATTACCATCTTTTTGACGACAAAACTGAAATCAGCGAAAAAGATTTCGGTGTTGTTTTAAATATATACATCAATTCAATTAAAACAAGTATAGAAAAGGGGTGAAAATATGGTTACGTTTTTAGGATTCATGGCTATCGCTAGTGGCATTGTTTTGAGGGCATAGCTCACAATCGATCATCATTGTTCTGACAGAGACAAACTAGAACTTAAAGACATTGCAGGTTATATGGTAATCGCAGGTGTCGCTATCATCTTAATTAATACATGGATTGCAAAGCCAGTGATAATTTGGTTGGGAGGTTAATATGAACCCGGTAGTTATTTTAATAGTTATATTAGTTGCTATTGTTATTTGGCTCTGTTTATCCAAAAAGTTTGTTTGGATTGGGGATAAATTATATAACATGTTTAGCGACACAAGAGATATTTTGAGCGAAGAGTTTGATAAAGAAAAGGAGAACAAAAAATGATGTATGATTACGAAGCGTATGAAAAAGAAAGAGAAGAAAAACGAAAAAAAGTCAAAAAAGGTCTGATTGGTGGCGGTGTTGTTGCATTTGTTTTACTGATCGGTATTGGTTGTGCCGCTGCATGTATCGAAAAAATTCCAAACGGCTATTGTGGTGTTCAGTACTCCATGAACGGTGGTATTAAAGATGAAGTTCTAACACAGGGTTGGCATTTCGTATCTCCTTTTGTGCATGTTAAAGAATTTACAGTTGCCAATGAACAGCTGGTAATGTCTAAGGATGCGAGAGATGGCAGTGAATCTGATGATAGCTTTAATGTGGCAACAGCAGACGACGCAAGCATTGCAATCAGCTTCAGAATGGAATATGCATTTATTCAGGATGAACTTCCTGATACATTCAAGAGATACCGTGGCATGAGTGGTGAAGATATTGTTAATAACCGTGTAAGAGGTATTCTGAAATCTAAAATTTCTGAAGTAACAACTAACTATACAATGATGGATATTTACTCCGGCAATCGTAGTGAAATCAACAGAAAAATTCTGAATCATCTGAACGAAGAATTTAAAGATACATATGGTATTACAGTAATCAATGCAGATATTATTGATGTACATCCAGATGCACAGCTACAGCAGACAATTGATAATCGTGTAAAAGCACTGCAGCAGAAACAAGAGGCTCAGGCTAAACAAGAAACAGCAAAAGTAGAAGCCGAAACAGAACTGATCAAAGCTAAGAATGCGGCTGATATTGAAATCACAAAAGCAAAGGCTGAAGCAGAAGCCAACAGAGTTATCTCTGAAAGTATTACACAGGGTCTGATTGATATGAAAAATGCAGAAGCAAGAATGCAGCATGGCTGGGTAACAATTAAGGGCGCAAATACTGTTGTAACAAAATAAATTGGAACGAATGGGCGGGGTTCATTCTCCGCCCTATTGGAGAAGTAGTATGAAAAAAGAAGATTTTGAATTTATCAAACTGGATGAAAAATATAAAGACTATTGGTTCAAGGTAAAAGATAGATCTGTGTCTGAGGCAGTTTTAACTGAACGATATATGGAGCAATCTATGGTTTGTGTATCTGAGGTTGTTTATTCTGTTCACGATGATGTTTTAGGTGTAAAGCAGCTATTTCCATTTAGCTTTTATGTATTACCAGTGCAAGATGAAGAATTGAAAAAAATAATTTTTTCTTTAATTGATGATATTAAAAAGGAAGAAGTGAAATAAATGCAATTTTGTAGCAAAGAAGATATTAAAGATTATATTGAAACAAGAAAAGCAGATATCAAAAAATCCGTTCAAAAAAATACCAGCATGGGATTTGATGTTCCCACACTGGCGATTATTCAAGTCGGTAGCAATCCTGCATCTAACAAATATGTAAATGGCAAAATTAAGGATTGCGAAGAAGTTGGAATGAAAGCTGTATTACATAAATTTAATGAAGACATTGAACCTGTAGATTTTGGAACAGAGATTATTAAAATCATGCATGATGAAATGATTCATGGTGTAATTATCCAGAAACCACTGCCCGAAAAATTAGAAAAATATTTTGATAAGTTTGTAAAAATGATTCCAAAGAAAAAGGATGTCGATGGATTTAGAAAAGATACTGAGTTCGATCCTTGTACTCCTAAAGGAGTGGTGGATTATATTGAAAGCAGACAGGGTAAAGACTGGCTGACAGGTAAAGATGTTGTCATTATCAATCGTACAGAATTGGTTGGTAGGCCACTTGCAAAAATGATGTTGGATAGAAATGCGACAGTTACTGTTTGTCATAGTAAAACAGAGCGTCTGCGGAATCATTGCCAGTATGCAGACATTGTTGTGAGTGCTATTGGCAAACCTAAAATTTTAATTAGAGACTATGTTAAGCATGACAGTGTATGTTTTGATGTAGGAATTAGTTTTGATGAAAACGGAAAAATGTGTGGCGATTTTGACAGAGATAACGTAATGAAAATAACAGATTATTGCACACCTGTTCCTGGCGGCGTCGGTTTACTGACAAGAATTGCTCTTGTAGAAAATGTATTAAAAGCATATGAAAATCAGAAGTATAGAGCAAGTATGATTCCTAATGCAGAAAAGGATGAAAACAATGTGGGGAATTACAAGTCTTATGAGAGAAAATAATCACACTGGAGCCAACGAAATTGATACATATATTTCAGAAGTAAATAGTCAGGATAACTTTATTGCTGAAGTTAATTCTTTGCCGATGCCGGAAAGTTATCCTCACGAAAATGATAGATTTTACATTCCAGAAGAATATAAAAATATGACTAGCAAACAATTAAAAAATGCTAAAAAAGCATGGGAAAATTATTTTAAAGAAAGAGAAAAAATGAGGGAATCATTATTTGGAGAAGGAGCAACTACCATGAATAAAAAAGAAATTAAAATTAAATATTTTACAGATGAAATCGAAAAGCTTCGCTATATTGATGGAAAATCTGATTGGATTGATCTTAGAGCAGCAGAAGATGTTTCAATTAGTGCTGGTGAATTTAAACTAATCCCTCTTGGTGTGGCAATGCAATTACCAGAAGGTTACGAAGCACATATTGTTCCTCGTAGTTCTACATTTAAAAATTTTGGCGTGATTCAGACAAATCACATGGGCGTTGTTGATGAAACATATTGCGGCGATAATGATCAGTGGTTTATGCCTGTATATGCGGCGAGAGATACTGTAATTAAAACAAACGACAGGGTTTGCCAGTTTAGAATTGTAGAACATCAGCCAGCGATTGATTTTATTGAAGTTGAAGAGCTGGGAAATGATGACAGAGGCGGTCATGGCAGTACAGGCAAGCAGTAAGAGGTGATATTGTTGATTAAAAGAGCATATGCAAGACATCTTGCTGATAAATATAATTAGAATATAGAGAGTCTGATTATCGAAGCAGCAAACATGGGTAAATATGAAATTGAGTATATTGTACCAATTCCTTCTGATAAACCTTGGTGTAAGTATGACTATCAAGATAAGGCATATCAATTAGCACACAATATTGAAAAAAATGGATATCAAGTTGAAGTGAGATGTGAAGAAATCGCCGCAACAAATACAATCGGTAAAAGTGTATACACATCCATATCATATATTTTAAAAATTAAATGGTGATATTATGAAAAAAGAATAGCCGGAAAAAGAAACATTAATAGAAGAATTCTTGCGTGTAAATAATATTACAACTCAGGAAGACTTGGAAGAATAGATCAAAAACCATAAAACTATAAATATAGCTTTGTTTACCAAATAAATAAAAAGAGTGGCTATTTTTAGGTAGCCACTTTTTTTTATGCAAAAAATATGTTATTATAAATGATAAATGTTTTTTTAGATAAGGAGTGAGTTATGTTAAATAATAAAGATATGAACGAGCTAGAAAGACAGCGTTATTATATGAATATCGTTAAAGAGAAAGTGGCTCAAAAAAGTCGAGAACTTGGTAGACCACTTTTCATGACAGTTAAAACCTTCGGCTGTCAGATGAACAATACTAACATGATATTGTAAACCTTGATATATCAACGATATAAGAAGTTCTGTGTTAAGCCATTCTTAAATTTAATTGCCAAAACTGTGCTGTTATCACCCACAGAAACATAATCAATAACATTATTGAAGAAATCTTGTAGTTGTTTTTCATCAACATTCACGGCTAATTCTTGATAGGAAATTTCTTTTCCTCTGCCGAGTTCCCAGTCGATGATACATCTATCAAGTAATTTATTGTCAACCAGTGGAAGCATTGCATCTTTATTCTGATTTGCTGCATGTATCTGCTGGTTGATTTCATTTAATTCAGCAGTTAATTTTGTTCTTTTTTCGAGATAATCTCTTTCAGGCATACTGTCATCAGAAAACAGATATAAATCATCCAACCTTTTTAAAGCTCTCTCGATTTTTTCTTGACGCTGTTTAAATACTTCTGTGTCAGAATATTCAGTATTATGACTGACTGTGATAAGTTTATTCGGCTTGTAACCACATTTTAAAACTTCTTTTATATCCTCGATACTCTGTTGACTGATATATGCAACATCTTTGAAGGCTTTACCAGATAGTAATCTTTCTTCTAAGTTAGTAAAGTCTTTACTGTTTTGAATGGTAATCATATTACTCATATAATTTAAAATGAAATTACCAAGATATGTATCCGTGATAGCGCCTTTACTCATACAGGTATTACCGTGCATTCTGTTAGAGCATCTATAAGAAGAAGGGTGGTATCCATTTTTTCTTTTAGTATCTTTGTGTGCAGATGTGCCTCCGCCACATAATCCACATTTTAATAAACCGCTAAAAGAATGTGTATGACCGCCCACAATTCTTCGTCTGCATGGTTCAGCTCTTTTTTGAAGAATTGCATTCACTTTATCAAACTGTTCTTGTGAAATAATTGCTTCATGATTATTTGGTACAATGACCCATTCTTCTTCTGGTCTAATCTTACCTCTACCACTTTCTTGGTAGTTGTATCTTAGTGTACCAATGTAGAAGGGGTTTCTTAGCGTCTGTGTGATGGATTTAGCATACCAGTTACCATTTCTCTTGGTTGGAATCTTTCGTTCATTTAAGAGCCTTGCAATGCGTAATACGGATGGTTCTCTTTCGTATTCATCAAAAATCATTTGTACAATCTTCTTTTCATCTTCATCAACAACTGGATACATGCTTTCTGGATCAAATTTGTATCCTAATGGAGCCGCTGTGCCATTCCATTTACCTTCTTTGGCTCGTGAAATCATTGTTGCTCTTACTCTGACTGCAGTCATTTCTCGTTCCAACTGAGCAAATGTCATGATGATATTCAACATTGCTCGACCCATAGGTGTGTCTGTCTGAAAATTATCAGTCTTACTTACAAACTGAATATCTAAATCTTCAAACTCATCCCACATTTTTGCGAAGTCACCAATGTTTCTAGAAATTCTATCTAGTTTCCAAACTACAACATGAGAAAATTCTTTATTTCTCAACCTTTGCATCATACTCTGAAAAGCGGGACGATCTGTATTCTTAGCAGAATACCCAGCATCTTCAAAAATTTCATAATCTTTGACACCAAGAACAATCTCACAATAATTGATTAAATCTTTTTTCTGCATTGGAAGTGAATCTTTATCTGCTTGATAAATTGTACTTACTCGTACATAGATTGCTGCTTTACTGTTTTTAATAATAATACCTCCTTTTAATCGTCAGCAAACAACATACCTTTTGCATTAATAAAAGCACTCCTTATACTTTCATTGTAACAAGATGGTGTTTTGCTGTATAGTACAAAATTTTTTGATAATAACATATTTTTTGCATAAAAAGTTTCTATAATGTAAATAAATATCCATATATTACCGCTTGTAAATTTAAGGAAGCCATACTACACTTATATTAAGAGAAAGGGGAGAGAATAATGGCTAGAAGACCTAAAGAATACAAAACGACTGAACAAAAAATTATGGATGTAGTAAATGAAATTCAGATAACTGAAGAACATTTAACTGAATTAAAAAATCAGAAAAAATTATTAGAAAGAGATTTAGAACAAGAAAAAATTGATGTACTATTAATGTCAATTAAAAATAAAAATATTTCTATTGACAAAGCAAAAGAAATTATTGATAATATGCAAGAGTAACATCCACAGTTATTCCATCTTTCTAAATCCAAGAATTGCCCGCTATTTGCGGGCTTTTCTATTTGTAAAAAAATAGGGAGGCATAGATAATGCACTCCCTAAATTCTTTATATTATTTCTTTTTATCTAAAATAGGTGTACCACCTTTATTAGAAATATTGTAACCGAATATTGCACCAATGTCTCTGGTTTTAATATATGTATAACCATCTTTATTAATCATTTCGACAGTATACTCTTCGCCATCAACAATAATATTTTCTCTTACAATCACTTCATCGTCCTCCTTATATTTTTCAGGAATTTCAATTTCCCAGTAATATTTTTGCTGTTTTATGAAGCGATCCCAAGGCATTTTAGAACAAATTTCTTTTTTATTATAAGGATCGTTAATAAGAACATTGTCACCATCCATTGCATAACAAAGAATATAATGTCCAGAAGATGTAAAATCGCCTTTTCCAGCAACTGCAATAATCCAATTGCCATTCTCTAACGATTTTCTAACTTCTTTGTGAACAGATGCGTTTGGTTTATTATAACAGTTAGCACTGTTCATCATTCTACATTTTATTCCATACTCAGCCATCTGTGGTTTGAAATAAGCGTAGTATGTACCTTGTTTTAATGCTTTATATCCATGTGATTTAGACCATTCAGCAGTATCGATAGGTGTTACTGTTTTGCCGGTTATTGAAGAAATAACCATAGCAGAACAAGTAATCCCACATCCTTCTGCTTTAATGGTTGTCTGTTCTCCTTTGGTAGAGTAATCATGGTTTGCCCATTTTGGATCTGTCTGATAATACATCACAGGTCTGCCTAATTTATTCATTGGTTTCACCTCCAAACAATAAAAAAAGAACAGGGGGGTTAACCCTGTTCAATAATGTCTGTTTTTAACTCGGCATCTGTATTAGAAATATCAATACGAAGTTCTGTGACAGCACGTTTAATATAAGCTTTAACTTCTTTTTCATCAAAAGTGATTTTATATTTATTCAGAAATTCCACCATTGCATCCCAAACCTACTGTGCTTTATCTTCTATTTCGCCAGTGATATGTAACTCATTCGCTGCAGAAACCAGTGTTTTTGCAACTTTTAAAATTACTGTTCCTTTCAGCATAGGAATCCAATATTTCTTACTAAAGAATACAATACAAATAATTAATAATTCAAAAATCCATGTAATATCCATTTTCGATGCCTCCTTATATTAGAAATTAGGGTAATCATTACTTACTTCTGCCATCTCTTCGTAAATAAAATCGTCACCATATTTCTTTTTCATTTCATTGATATTCTTCAGTCTTTCCATTTCAATATCCACTCTATCTTTCTGTTTACATCTAAAAGCATAGCACATTAATGCAATTGCACCTAAAATACAAACATATTTAATGAGATCAGGAAGGGCAGAGTAGTCTCCAGATTCTGTCATTGCTCTCGTACACCAATGAATAAACCAAGCGACACCAATCATTACTCCGCCAACTAAAACTTTAGAATACTCTTTTTTTCTTTTTGGTTTAACTGCAGTAGTTTTTTTGGTAGCCATGTTTCACCACCTCATTCTTCAAATTCATCAACTACAGACCATGTATAAATTTCTGGCTGAACAATGTTTTGAACAAAACTATTGCCATTGACCGCAAACTATTCTTCAACCAATCCTTCCAAAGCATCCAGCTCCATAGCTGTAATCTTTTTAGTTTTATGATGCAAACGATATGCTCTCATTATTTTATCTTTTAATTCTGCACGAATTCTTTTTTGATTGCGTTCTTCACTTTCTGCAAAACGCTGGTCTGTTTTTCTTTGATTTTCTTGCATCATCCTAGACAATTCTGTAAGCTGTGTGGCTAATTGAGTATTAGCATCAATAAGTTGTTTTTGAATTTCAAATGATTGCTCACGGTCATGTTTACGATTATCTTCATATGCACAAATTCTGTCATGATCCGATAACAACATATTCAGTAACTCATCTTTCCGTTTTCTCGTCTGATACCAAGAATCCCAAAGACCTTTGATATCTTTTCTGTTTGATAAAAACCACCCAATCACAACTCCTAAAATAATCAAACTAACAAGAAGAGTAGAAGAGGGGATTCTATCTATATAATCAATTAATTCGGTAAGTGTCATTTTCTCACCGCCTTTTCCTCCGAAAGTGTTGCAATCATATAAAGCCTCGCTTTCTACAAAATTACTTATTGTTTTCTAAGCTTATCTCGAATCTTTTTTTCAGAATCATATATGTTAATATAATGTGTGCCAAGAATTTTAGGGATACGATTTATTTGAGAAATCAGTTCTTCTAATTCAGCGATATCCAGACTACATTTATGATCTGTACCTTCCATAGTTTTGTCTAATGTAATATGTCTTTCAATAATATCTGCACCTTTAATAACAGAAATCAGAGTAGGCAGCGTATCAATTTCATGACCGCTATATCCAATTGCTAAAGTGGGGTACATGTTTTTTAATCTTGTAATAACATTTAAATCCAACTCATCGTCAGCACATGGGTAAGTACTATTACAATGTAAAATACCAAGTAAATTATCTAAGTTATATATTGCATTTAAAACTTCTGGTTCAGTGCTCATCCCATCAGAAATAATAACAGGAATACCCCAATCATTAATGGCATGGATTAATTCCATGTCTGTAATACATGCACTTGGAATCTTGATAAAAGGTATATCATAACTATATTGCTTCATAAATTCAACACTATTTACATCCCATACACTAACAGTCCACTTAATACCAATTTTTTGACAAAACTGATTAATAATATCGTATTCTGTTTTACCAAATTCAATTGACTTTTTATATTCAAGATAAGTCATTTCTTCACCTTTCCAGATGCGTTTAACATTTTTTTGATGTTCAGGAACACAAAAGTCTGGATCACGCTTCTGAAACTTTACAACATCAACACCACATCGTTTTGCTTCTTGAATTAACTGTAGTGCTGTGTATAATTCTCCGTTATGATTAATTCCAATTTCTCCAATAAACATATTTAAAACTCCTCTTTAATCCTTACAATATCGTCTAGTTCAATTGTAGAACTTTCAATAATGACTAAATCTGTAATGGCTTTTACTTGATGAATTGTGCCAGCCGGAATTCTGATAGTGTCACCAATATTTATACGAAACTCTTTTCCGTCTACTTTGGCAATCCCAACACCTTCAACAACATGCCATGTCTCATGTTTTTTAACATGATATTGTAGAGATATATTTAATCCTGCATCAATATGCAATCTTTTCATTGCATAGTTTTTAGTGATGTCCAGTAAATACTCTTTACCCCAACGCTTGTTGATTACAGTTAAACTTTCGGCATCATCTTTAGATATCAAATAATTTGCATTACAACCCTTATCATCTATGTAAACATCTGCAGCGGGTTTGCCAAATCTCAGTTCATGCTATTTTACACCCCAATCAGATAATTGTTGCGTTGTAAGATCGAACCAATCAATTCCAGTTTCTGTGCCACGAGCAGTATAATAAACCACTTTATTTCCGTTATCATACAAAGTGTTTGCCATTTGTATCATATCCATATATGGTTTTGCGTCCGCATAATTTTCTTCTTGACTACAGATAGTTCCATCAATATCAAAAATGTACTTTAGAGGTTTCGTATTTGAATTTTGCATATTCGTAATCCTCCTTTGTATCAATATCGATGGTTTGTTCTTCGGGAATTTCAATCAGTGCCAAATCGTCTTTCAGCATATATCCATCTAATTTAAATAATTCTTTATTAAAAATATGGAAGCAATGTGCGGCTTGATATAATGGATCAATTTCTTTTGTGGTTAATTTTTGATAATCAATATCCGTTTTAACATTGATATCTTTATCCCAAAGCCAGTTTTGAAATCTTTTAACGCTTGTGCCATATTCTTTTTTGCTCGCTAAGAATTGGCCGATTGATGAAATAATAGTTTGTGGTGTTAGAAAAATGAGGCATGGATTTAGAAACATTAAGTATTTTTCTGGTACGCCAAGAATGTCTTTAAAAATAAATCGTAATGGAGTTTCTGCTTCTGCTGTAGCAGGGTGACGAATAATAATTTGTACATTTGGATATTTTTTAGCAATATCAATTAACTCTTTGTCACAAACCAAGACATATGTATTTAGACCATAATAACTTTTAATATAATCCAGTTTCTTACAACAGATTTCAAACATACAAGTATCACCAATTGGTAAAGTCTGTTTGTTTGGTAATCTCTGACTACTCAATCTTGCTGGCACAAAAATTCCTACATGTTTCAATATAAAATACCTCCTTTTTCTCGTGTGTATCTCCCGCCACTATTATTGCAATAAAAACACGGCATATCAGATGTAAACTCTGCAGAAGTTACACTTTTTACAAAATCTAAATATTTTTTAGATGATAGCATTTCGGATAATTTGCTTTCTTTTAAATCACCTAAAATATATTTTTTTTGATTTTCACAATCGTTTCTCACATTACAGCATGGGCTAACTGTCCCATCATAATTAATTCCAATAAAATAAATAGGCTCATAACACGGAGCCTCTCTTTTTATCTTAGAATATTCTGTTAAATTACCTCCACGATCAGAAATATTTGCTGTTTCTAACCATGAGTAATAATAGAGAATTGTTTTCTCATTGTATCTACCTACAAAATAATGGTCATATTCAATGATATCTGAAACATTCCATTTTTGTAATTGTTGCAAAACAAAATCTCTGCCTTTATAATCGTAATCCATAATAGTTAATTCATCGACTAACATTGTTTGAAGAATTTGCTCATTAATATAATCGCCATTCGTGTTTGACACAATTGTTGTATCAGGAAAATAATGTTTTATTAATTGCATTGCATCACGCAATTCTTCGTGATTTGAAAATGGCTCATTATAACGTGAAAATGAAAATTTTCCTTCATATCCATTAACTTTTAATTCTTGGAGGAGAGTGGTAAACACATTATAATTAAGCCATTCAATTTTACTTTTGCGGTCTATATAACTATTTGGACACCAGTTGCATTTGCGATTGCAATAAGAAAATAATTCTATTTCCACCAATCTAAGTTTTGAAATAATATCCATTTTATTCAAATCCTTTTATCCATTGATTAAATGCTGTTTCATCGTTAATATATTTACTAGGTGTAACATCTTGATAATTATAAAAATTTTCAGATAATTGACGTTGATAATTCATGGTTGCATTTATCAATTCACCTACATACTAAGTTGTATATTGTATAGTATATTTATCTACTAACAAACACCCTATATTTTTAGGCGGGATATAATTCACTACAGAATCAAGATATAAATAGCGATATGATAATGGCGAAGATAATTTTAAAGATTGATAATAATCCATAAGATTCTATACACAGTCATTAGATATGATACATAAAACTTTATAGTCAGGAGATAATTCGCCATCATCCATTAAAAACCTTAAAGCAGCAACACGATGTCTACCTTCATACACATAAAAACATCCTTTATTTTCTATAGGGTAAACACAAAGAGGGAAGTACATTCCTTTAGATAGTATCTCTTCACCAAAAGCTTTTTGCTTTTCTTTATATTTTTTTATAAACGGATTATCAATATTTTGGCTCCATATATCTTTGTCATTGTCAAGAGGGTCTGGAAATAAATATTGGATACTTATAAACTTGAAATCTAATATATTGCTGCGTATAAGGGGGCGTAAGGCATAATATATATAATCCGAATGATATATTTTAGAAAATTGCTCTACAGAACAATTAATTCTAGTCAACAAAATATCATCTCCTATTATACTATTTTATTACCATTAGAGTCATACCCTAACGCCGTTAAAAGATGTAGTACATCTAATAAAAACTCATCAGGCACTAATTTCACTTCAGTATTATTTTTATCACAAGTTCTCAGTCCTGCTTTTACTAATCTAAAATATAATTCTGCCATTATTCATTACCTCCAGACTTATTTATAAATGCTTCATAAATAGTAGCTTGAGCTTCCATAATAATTAAATTGTCTGCTTTTTGAGACTCATATTGTTCTGCTATAGCCTCCATGATAACTAAAATGTTTGAGGGTTCTTGAAGTAAAGATTCAATACTAGATAATTTATCTAATACAGTATTATCTTCGCTCTTTAATCCAATATCTATAAATTCACCTTCTACATATTTTTTATGAAGAACATCAAGTCCTGTTTCTACTACATTCTCGTGGAATCCAGGATCACTAGCTATAAGAACACAGATATCATTTTCATCTAATATAGCATACATAATTCATGATACCTCCTTTAATAATATATACGATAAGAACTATTACTCTATAGTTTCACAATATAAGGTATACCATCCACAGTTCTAATACATCCTTGACTAACTAAATAATTATAAAGATAGTAGTCATTCTGTGTCCATAGTTCAGTTCTATCTAATCTAGGAGCTGGATTTAATTCTGCAGCATCTCCGTAACCATAAGACTTCAAAGAATTTGCTATATATAACTCTGTAGTTACAGTTCTTTTGAAACCCATAATTCTGCAACGAACATTCTGTATATCGAAGTCAGCTCCACTCGATGGCGTACCATAAGTGTTTACTATCATCGCAAGCTTGAAAGTTTGACCCGCATAACTGTTACCAAGCCCATAATTAGTATATATTTTATCATATGTTTTTGAAGTACCGGCGGCTATATTACTCAAACTTTCCAATGAAAACATAGGGGAAAAATTCCCAGCACTATCTACTGTACCAGCATGAAATCTGAGAACTCCAGGGTTACTTCCTACATGAGTGTACTTACAGTCAACTCTTATTCCGCAAGTATCTGCAAGTATTTGAATGTCACCCAATACGACATATCCAGTATCTTGATTACATCTTGTGGCGGTAGATAAAAAATTAAATGTCTGACTTGCAGTTTTCACCAAATAATCATCAGCTCTCTTTAGTGGAGCAACATTTGCAGATATATTATTAATTAAAGTGTTTGCAGCCTCTACTTTAGTTTTTACAGTTGCCAAATCATTTTTAACACTAGATATATCATTTTTAACTCCAGATACATCAGTTCTCACATTAGACACATCAGTTTTAACTCCTGATACATTTGTGTTAACTTCTTGTAATGTAGTTTGTTTCGCCATATCCATACTAGGATCTAAATCAAACTCATTTATTTTAGAAGACATTTTTCATTCCTCCTTTTTAAAATAAAAGAGGGTAGTTAACCCTCATGAAATTTTATTGTGTTTAGTTAAATCACTCAGCGTAATCTTCGCCAGTGATTTCTTTGTATTCTTTTTTTGTCAGAGAATTCTTTTCGCCATTTTCAACTCTGATTACAAACTCATCTTTTGTTTTTACTCCTGCTTCATACAGGCGTTTCATACTCTCAATGATTTTAGTATTCATTACAGAACACCTTCTTCCATTAACATTGCTGTATATTCATCAATTGCAGCATTTGCGATTTCTTCGTTTGTCTTTGACACCATAGCCTCGATACGATCTAACTGAGAAAGCTCAATAACTATTTCTTGTTTTACATCCACCCATTCTCCATTTTCATACTTTTTACCAAGTGGATTGAAATTCACATCAACGCAGAAAGTGCACAGGTAGTTGTTGTGCTGTCGGAAGTAAGTGTTGTGATAATCCGCTGGACGGATTTAATGCAGGTTGCTGTAACTCCTACATTAAGAGTATTATTTAAATTATTGACCTTTCCTAAAATTTCTTCAGATGTACTCTGCATAGCAACTCCATCAAAAACAGAATCATCAAGAGATCCAGCCATAATTTTTGAAGAACCCATATCAATTCTCCTTTCTTAATATAAAAAAGAGGGATTGATATTAATCAACCACCTCTAAAATATTATAAATGTTCATTTATTGTAATTATTTATCCAGTTCGCTTTGAACTGTTTCTCTCCACTTTGCAGGCACATCATTAATGGTTTTAAGACCTTTTTTAATTAAATTAACATATAGTTTTACCATTATTCTGCACCTCCTAAAATAATTTCTGCTAATTCAGCAACAGCTAACTGTGTGTCAACAGACTCCTGTGCGATACTGGCAAGTTTTGTTTCAGAATATGTTCTCTGTGCCATAGAAACAAAAATTCTTTTTTCAACAACAGCTTCTGTTTTCTCTGTAGCTTTTTGGATTTCTACTTCTTTTTTTACTAACTCAGCACGAATTGTATAACCTGTATGAATTGCTTTACTACCATCATCGCCAATAATAACAATAGATCCACAATTATCTTCTGTAAATACTGAATCAAGTTCATCCATACTAAAACTGTCATTAAAAATAAAAGTTAATGTATCACGATTAATACCTTGTATATATTTTAATTCACCTGTCACTAAGATAGGTGTTAATTCTACTGCATTTGTTAATACAATTTTCATGTTTGTTTACCTCCTTTTATTAACCTAAGAATTTAATGATAACTGCACCAGGTTGTCCATTTGCACCATGACTTGAACCAGAAGCATTACCAGAACCGCCATTGCCACCTGTACCATAAGAACCAATAGAACAGCCACCAGATTGTCCAGATGCTAAATTTCCGTATGATGTACCTACAGCACTACCTCTATTGAGACGCGTACCTACAAACTGAGCACCTGTGCCACCCTTACCACCTGCAACGGAGTATAAATTACCAAAAGATGTAGTTCCTCCTTGTTCGCCATTATAGCCACTTATATAAGTCGCAGATGAAACTTGTACATCTTTTTTCATACCTCTTACCCCTGCGGCGCCTATAGTAATTGTATATGATGCACCTTTTGATAAAGTTGTAGTATATAAAGCACCAGAACCACCACCAGCACCACCATTTGCGCCTGCATATGTGGATTTATCAGAAGTTACTCTAATACCACCAGCACCGCCTCCACCACCACCATGTAATTCGATGGAGTACTGACCATCATCTGGTACAGTGAATGTGCCATTGGAAGTAAAAGTCCATGTATACCCAACAGGGGTGTCCGCAGATGAGAAAAACTTCCTTGCTACATTATCTACACCAACATGACTAACTTTTATTTTTCTAGAAACATTGTTTATACCTGTCTATTTTTTTTTAACTTTTCTAGACACACCAGTTGATGTATGTACAGTGATTGTTGTGCTATTTAAAAAATATGGTATATTAGCATCACACCATTCCTTTGTTGGTTCATTCCCAGAACCGAAACAAGCAGTTAAATCAATCAACATTGGCTCTTTTCTATAAGTAACTGCAGAAGTATTTACTACGAAGTTTCTAAACACCCATGTTCCACTCACATCTGTAAATGCTTTTGTGTTTGATGTCATTTCCCAATTGTCGGTTTTCTAATGATATGCCCATACTGACAGACAATTTGCGTCAGAAGCCCAGTATTCAAATCTACCATCGCTAAATGTTGAGTTTACTGGTGCTTTAACCATACATCGAATGTAATAAATATGGTTAACAACAGGTGCATTTAACATAACAGTGAAATGAGAGTCGCCACTAGCAACCGGAAATACAAACTCTTCATATGCATTCACAGATGGTAAAGTCGCACCACTTTTAGTCCAAGCAGAAGGTTGGGGAAGTAAATTGGTGAGTCCAATTTGAATCTCTGATGTACTACTAACATACATTCCTTTAGCCATGTTCTCACCGCCTTATTCGTACACCAGATGGATACAACCGTTGGCAAGGGCAGAGCCTGCACCGATATCTGTTGTGCCTTTGGTGATGTTGTGTTCACCGTAGATGTTGTAACTTTTTGCACTTCCATCAATAACATCATATAAAAACATAGAATTTTCTAACTAACCAGAAGCGTGATTGGTCAGAACCAAAGAACGTCTGTTATTATTATCGAATTTTACATCATATGCAACGGCATAAGTCTGTCCATTGTAACTACCGAACAAACCTAAACCATCAGATACAAATAAATCCCCGCCTCTCAGCGTTCCGCCTTCGGTTGTAAAGATTTCTTTCCAACCTGTCCATGTAATATTACCATTTGCTGTGTAGTGTTCAGCGAACCATCTTCTGCTAGTGTTTGCCGCTTCTAATGTTAAAGATGTTCTGCTATCCATAGACTTATAAATAATACAAGTTGCTGTTGTTGTGGGATATTGACTCGCATTATTGGAAGATGTAACATGAAACATTAACATTGAATTGTTCGGTAAAGACGCCATAATACCATCAATTGTTTCTTCACCTACAGTAATACCAATCTGCTCAAGGGATGTGTATGTTTTTAAATTTGAATCCATCACTCTATCTAATGGCAAACTATCTTTTCTAATACTGCGACCAGACATATACTCTTCTGTTTCATTAGTTTCAATTTGTTTAAACACTTCCATTGTAATTGTTGTTCCAATAGAAACACCTTCAGTTAAAACAACTTTCATACCAGAAACCACAAAGTCAGAATTTTTATGTAATACCAGTTGACCTTGATATACTTTTAATACATCAATTGCATCATCAAATGTATCAAAGGGAACAATAAATTCTCTTTGTCCATCTTCTACTGCAACTAAAGTATCAATCATATATACCATTTTGCCATTAATGGGAATTTTATTAATTTCATTATCAACATACTCTTTGGTAGTTACAGTTTCTGCTAATCTATCTAATGGCATTGTGCCAACGCCAATATTAACACCAGATAATGCTGATTCTTCATCTGCACTAACTACGGCTTTAAACACAATGATATCAATTGTTCTGCCCGCAGGAACACCTTCAAGCAAAATAACTTTTGTACCATCGATAATCTAATCATCTACAGCAGATAATTTCATACGACCTGAAAAAACCATAACTGTGTCTTTTGAGTAGTCAAATGTCTGCATTGGAATTATAAATTCTGTTTGACCATTGAATTCTGCGGTGTGTCGAAAATCGTATTTTACTAAGTTACCACTGGTAGCAAGAATTTGTTTTTTAATTTTTTGAATCTCAACGAGATTCTTAAAAGCATCAATACTCACATTAACTTACCTCCTTTATAAATAAAAAAGACTCAAATAATCATTTCTGAGCCATACTCAAAGTTTTGGTTATTAAAACGTGTTTCAGTATCTTTTCTCTTGTATAAAACATAAATACCACTTTCATCATATACAGTAAACTCAGATGTGATCACGCCATTAATGTGAGAATTGTCAGTTAAAACATATTTAGCAACTACAATAGATTCATCGGAGGCTAAATGTGCTTGCAAAGTATATACAGGTTCAATATCAGTAAATACAACAACCACATCTTCTCTTTCAAAATAATGTTGATAAATCCATTGTTGAACACTCTTGCCAGTAGCATCTTTTACATAAGCAGCTCTTGTTTCTGGGTACATGGGAGTGTATTCGCCATCACTGTTTTTTGTTTTCATTAAAATTCTACCATCTTCTTGTAGGTGTAACCATAAGCCGCCTTCTTCTAAGTTTGACATAGGGTTTTCGCCATAAGAAACTTGTAGTAAAATTTTCATTTTAACCCAATATGTAGATCCATCAATAGGGCGAGTATTAATATTGGGCTGCAAACAATACCACATAAAACCATCACAGGAAACCATATGATATTGTTCGTATTCAATATTATTTACCCATTCACCTCTAGGGGATAAGCCTAAACCAGTGTCACCAGTATCACCTTTGTCACCTTTATCGCCTTTTAATGCGGCAAGCTGTTCAGGTGTAAAGTCTTCATATCTAAAAGGTTCACCTTTATCGCCTTTATCACCTTTGTCACCTTTATCGCCTTTCATGGAGATTTGAAGATATTTGTCTGGTGTTTCAATAGGTGTTTCTCCGGCAACAATACCATCACCATATACTAAAAAGTATTGTCTGATTCCATCTACAGGATATCTCACAACATCAAATTTATTTAATAAATCATCACCATTAGCAGTAGAGGACATTGTAGGAGTCCAGTCGCCTTTCAGATTACCAATTCTGAAAATTTTGTCTTGGATATTATCATAAAAATATCTTTCTACAGCTACGATTGAGTGATACATTGTCATTAGTTTATCTGCATTAATAATGCATTCCATTAAACTGGGGTTTGCATTTAGCAGTTCAATTGCTGAAGCTGTTTGCCCACCAGCAATTAATGAATTATACTGAGCAATCAGATTTACTTCAGATGCAGAGGGATCTCTCCAAGCAACATTTTTACTGACTTGCTCTGGAAATTGCGTATGCGTTAAATCAGGATAAGTTACGCTCAATTCCGTCAACTCCTTTATATAAAAATACCCAGCAGTTTTTTCTGCTGGGATGTATTAATATTAAATAGTCGCAAATTTACCAGTGCCATTATTATAATAATATCGTTGTTCAACACGATCATATAAACAAGCAATACCACGATAATCAATCATTGGTAAATAATCTCTAATTAAAATGTCATTATCATATATTTTACAAGAATATAGTCTGCCAACAAATCCATGACCATCACCACCATCAGGTTGATTGTCTCTAAACAATCGTAATTCACATGTTGCATCAAATGGGATGTATTGATGTTCTCCGATAACAATATTGTCAAAACTAATTTGATTTTTATTAGCATCCACAATATGCCGCCCAATCATATTATATTGGAATGTGATATCTGATTGTTCGCCATAAGATGATAGCATTGAATGTGGTGCTATATTTACATTTTGAGAATATATACAGAACGCTTGTCTGCATTCATTATTTCGTGATGAAAATAATGTATAATAGCCAATAGCGTCTTGTTGTAAAATTTCATAGTTAAATACAACTCGAGTATTTTCGTCTGGTACAAATCCAGTATTGATATATTGATTACCATCACACGTTAAATAATTTACTGGAATCGAATCAGATTGGTTTGAATAAAAACTTCCTGTGCCTTGATTATAATAATACTGTTTTGTTACACAATCATATAAACAAACAATTCCATTTCCATCTTGAGCAGGAATATAATCTCTTACAAGGGTACTATTATGGTCATAAATTGCCATATTGTATAATTTTGCTGGTAAAAACTCACCAGCACGACCATTATTATTTAGTGCAAAAATATAAAGTGGATTTGCAGTTCTTACGCCAGTATCATTAGTGCCAGTTTGACCAGAACATATTATATTATTATTGATAATTAATGTAATATTATTTGCAAATGTTTGTAGTGCAATACAATATTTCGTATCAATAGTTTCGCCATTAGATGGTATATTTAAATATCCGCCATCGCCAAGTCCAAATTGATATAAATAGTTATACTGATTGTATTGATAAGGAAATCCCCAAAAGAACTGTTGTCCAAATTGCTCTGCATCTCTTGCACCAACAATCATACCTTGATATAGGCTAGGGTATTCAATATTTAACCTTGCCATATACCCATTTGGAACGGAAAGGTTAGTATTAATATATTGTGTTCCAGTTGAACCAATATATTTTAATGATTGCATACCAATTGGCGCTGCAACAAACTTTCCAGATCCTTGGTTATAGTAATATTTTTGTTCAACACGGTCATACACACAAGCAACATCATTTTCATCTAATGCTGGAATGAAATCACGAATTAAGACATTTTTATTATATAGTTTACAACCAAAAAATCTGATTTTTGAAAACTCGTTAACAGAACCATTATCATTGTCTGCAAAAATAACAATATTGTGTGGGCAAGTAAATTGAGTTGCTGTGCTGGTAAAAGCAACAGTATCATTAAAATACACATTATTGTTATCTAAATTTAATGCAACATTATATCGTGTATTAACACCTGTATAACATGCTGCAGCTGTAGGTTCTAGTTTGTTTGAACCACGGCAACAATAATATTTGCCATCATTACTAAATCCGACATACAATGCATTTTCATTATGTACAACTCTAGAACCAAGAACCATATTATATTTGCTAATACATTCAATTGGTGTGAAATCAATGTTGTATGTAATATTTTCACTTGGTTTAACGCCAGTATCAATCTATTGTTGACCAGTTGATTCGATAAATGCAATTTGTCTGACTTTTGCATCTTGGTATACAAATTGTCCGTTGCCTTTATTATAATGAAATTTTCTATTTACCTTGTCATATAAACATGGAATATTATTTATATCTAACACTGGAATAAAATCACGAACTAAAATATCATTATCATAAATTTGACAACCAAATAATCTCATAGTAGAGAACAAACTAGCAGTACCATTCAAAACTTCTGCAAATAAAATTAGTGGTGCTACGCCATCAAATGTAACATATTCATGTGTAATTTTCTTATCGTTGAATAAAACTACATTTTTGTTGTGGTCTACAATATGTCGATTATGTGGAACAGTATCAATAAAAATACCGGTATCATTATAAAAATTACTACGAAATTGACCATTTGGATTTCTCCATAAGGCGAACTCATTTGTATGTGGAGATGAAGTACGAGATGAATAAACAGCACCCCAAGAACTAGGATCAACCGTATATTGAAAATCTATTACAACTCTTGTATTAGAATTTGGAGTATACTCTGTATCAATATATTGACTGCCAGTAGACTCGATAAATGGTATCTCTTCATAAATACCAATAATTTCATTTGTACTTAAACTATAATAAGGATAAAATTCTTCCATAGTAACATTCATTGTGCCATTTGGATGATCAGAAGAAATATTTTTAATAATCCAATCTTTAATTTCGCCAGATTCACTATATTTAAATCTCACTTTTTCATTTCCTTGTAACCAAGGGATATACACCATATCTAAAGTAACTGTACAACCAATACGAGATGATAAATATGTTTCATGTTCAGCTCTTGCGACACAATCATCTACAGCTTGAATATCATCGTACTCTCCGCCCTGAAATGATTTTAATCGTTCTCCAATTTTTTCAATCGCAAAAGGGGAATCTGGTGCTATTGTATATGAAATATGATCACAATGATGTTTTTTCACATCTGCTTTTTTTTCGTCAAGAGTAGGTTTTGTATTTCTTAATTTATTAACAGCCTGAATTTGCCATTGTCCTAAAGCATACATAGAATTTCTTCTGTATCTGAAAACAAAAGTAGAATTTGCAACAAAGAAATTTGCTTCAATTGCTTCTTCTAGGCTATTTGTAATATTATATAAACCAACCAACACTTCTTCAGATGATTCGTCTTTTTTATTCTAAATCGCAATTTTTGATCCAGCGTTTGAATTAATGAATGGCATTTTAACTGCAAATTTTGTGCTTGTAGGTAAACTACCATCATCATTTAAAGCGAGTCCTTTGAAATGTGCGGAGTATGTGTTTAAAGTAACATCATACTCACAAATTTCTGTATGATAATCTGTATCTAAGCATTTACCCCAAACCTTACTTACATTTCTAATGTCTTTCAAAACGCCATTATCAACTTCAGAAACATATAAATTTTGCAAAATATTGTTGTCTAAAACAATAGGATCGGACTCTTCCATAGGAATTTGTTTACAAATAAATGTACCATCGGTATCAAAATACATTTCATAAGAAGGGTAAAGGTCTCTGAGTTTTGTTAAAATTGTCCACACAGTATCTGTCGCACTAAATTCTAAATCATAAGGAACAAGTTGTGGCATGTCTGCAATATTATATCTCGTAAAAGGAGAGAAGGTTGTTAATACATAAATCATTGCATCACGTACACTAACATTTTCCTCAGCCTTAATTACAACCTCTAAATCTTCTAAACTGCCATCAACATCACCATTTAATTTACAGACCAAATCAGAGCAATTTACTTGTAGAATTCTTGTTTGTGGATTATAAGAATAATCTGTCATAACAAAAATACCTTTGTCATACCATAAAACATCCTCGTGAAAAGGTACTTGTACACCAAAGAAAATTTTTACATATTGATCAATCCAAAGCAATCTGTCTTCTGAAATGCCAACATTTTTATTGATAACACCTAATGTCATACTCAATGTATTTCTAATATCAGAATCAACATTAGTTGAAATACTTCCAGATATATATTCATGCTTCATCTCATAAATTGTTTGAAATTTATCATTCAATAATAAAATCTTTACATGCAATATTTTTTGCGGAAATTTTAAAGCATCAATATCAATTTGGGTAGGGTAATAAGCCATTAATTACCCACCTCCAAAAATTCAACAAATCCATTATAATATAGATCTTCATTACTATTTACATCGCCAACTTCAACGAAATTTACTGTTGTATGCACTAAGTCGGGATGACCATTTGTTGCTTCATTAATAGTATCAATTGCAGATGCTAGATAGATTCGACCATCATAGAATTTAACAATTTTAGTTCTTTGATTGTCAATGAAATCTCTAAACGCTTTTCTATATCTCCATCCATTATCGACATCCCATTGACATGTATTTCTATTTAATTCAATCATAGCACCAGTCACAGAGAATTTATCATATCTTGACTGACCATAATAATAAACATAAGGGTATTTAGAATTCACTGGTTCAATCATTGTAGATTTAATTTGTCTAGTCAGATTATCACTAGCGAAATCCAAAATTACTTGATATGTATTTGTTTTATCTACAATAAAGCAACCATCAAATTCTACATCAACACTAATTGTTTGATAAGAACCTTCAACGCCATTAACAATAGGGACAGCAGCATACTCATATGTTGTATTTGATGCTACAACCACATCATTAAAGAAGAAATCAAAGTCAGCTTCTGTTTTTACAGGGAATGTGTAAAGAGTAGACCATTTATAATCATCAACTTTTCTCTTTTTAATTACCATGTCACTAATAGAAGCGAGTGTAAAACCAACATTACCAGCTAAAATATTGTTTTGGAATTTCGCATTCATTAATGTTGTATGACCCCATGTTGGAATATTTGTGTCTGCCGGAGCAGAAACATCTGAATCCATCTACACTTCATCAAACACGGCATTAGTAATTTCTACATATTCCGTAGATTGTGGGGAAATAGGTGTTGCGTCTAAAGATGAGGCATAACTAACAAATCCTCCTAAAAACATCATTCTACATCACTTCCTTCCACAATTTCTTCAATGAGTTCTTCAGGATTAGATGGTTCTGGTATATTAACATCATTATTTTCTGGAATTTCTAATGGTGTAATAACTAAATCAAATAAACCATTTACATGTCGAACATAAATATGAACCTGCTGATCCCCAATTAAAGGGGAAATACGATTACTTACTTGTCTATATTTTAACTGCTCAGAACCAACATAATGGAATGTAGTTAACTCCGCATAATATTTTACTTCTCCAGAATCATCAAAAGTCCCATAATTCCATGTAATTATTGCTTTTACTGATTTCATATTAAATGTAATCATTTTTGTGAAGTCTGGAATATTGCTTAACCTCATATCCCATGTGAAATTTTTAGCAGAAAAACCAGAATCCCAATATACTGTCTCTCCATTTAAAAGACTAATTTTTTCATCATCAATATAAACCAATTCTGATTCATCAATATTAGAATCGCCTTCTACTAAAACATAATGTGCAGACAGTCTGACACTACCTTCTTCTGCAATATTATCTGCTCTAAATGCTAAGAACATGTCTGGCTTTAAATAATCACACAGTACTTCAATAAAACCAGTATCAATCTCCATACCATGAACTGTTTCGCCAGTTGCACGAAGATAAAATGTATTATCATCCACCAAACCTGTCACTCTTGTTATCATAGAGTCGCCAGAATATTTATAACCAGAATTATAAACAACGGTTGTTTGATTTGAAGCATAAAGGGTGACAATATATTCGTTTAGCAGCTCTCCATTTTCTTGAGAGTAATGTAATTCTGCATCAATATATGAACTTCTAATAGTTAATCCGTTTGTCACATTTGAAAAAGTAAATATTGGTGTCGCAAGACACTGAACGATAATAATATTACTCAATGGACTTTCAATATTTTCGTGATCAAACACAGATACTTGAACATTATAAGTAACACCATTTTGCAAAGTATTTGCGGGGATTGTCACATATGTTGTCATCGCATCATTTTTTTGATCATATACGATTGCATTAGTCGTGTTGTTTTTTACAATAACTCTATTTGCAAAAATCTGAGAACCGTTATATGTGAACTGCAGTATATGGTTAAGTGTTGCATCAAAAGGTACTGAGTTTAATAAAATAGGGGAGACCGCCATTTAATAATCACCGCCTTATCTGTTTGGATATATCTATAAATCATCTGGGTTTGTTTTGCCTTGTGGAAACAATACATGTACTGTTTCATTTATTGCAAATGTAAATCCAGATTTAATTTCGTAATTTGCATCATAAATTTGAACTTTATATTTACCATTTGGTAAAACTCCAATGATTCGACCACGTTTTGTTATATCAAAGTTAAATTTTGTTTCTTGAATAATAATATTAAACGCATCAATCACTTTTTGTGTTTCAGGAGACATAATCCACCTCCATATAAAAAGGAGAGGGGTCAACCTCTCCTTATCGTGTACTCATATACTGTTTGGCTAAATTAGGCAGATTCTGAATATCTCTAATAAAGCCACTTACATCTTGAACATTAGGTAATGCAATAGAATCAATATGATAAGAGTTCTGAATTGTACTAGATGGTCTAGGCACAATTGCACCACCGATTGTTTCCATAACAACTTTTTTAATATTTTCAGCAGGATTTATACCAAAATTCCAAAGATTTTTGGTAACATCTGCTGGTATTACAGAGCCGCCTTTGGCAATACGAACATACCTACCTTCATCTGGCTCAATGACAAATTCTGCACCTTTTTCATCGATATTATAAATATCAGATTTAAGATTTAAACCGCCTTTGGCTTTTTTCTTTTTCTTATCATCAGTTTTAATAACCTGAGACCCATCAGTGCCACCAGAATATCCGTTTTGATTACGAATACTTTCAGCTTGACTGTGAGCTGCTGCCATGCCAGCTGTATCACCTTTAGCTTTTGCATCATTATATGCCTTTTGTGCAGCTTTAATTCCGTCAGAGTCTGACTGAGAGATTGTTGTAGAAACGCCGTTGCTACCATTAACGGTAACAGAGCCGCCTCCGCCACCGCCACCACTGCTAGGTCGACCGCCATTTCCACTACCACCAGATGATCCAGAACCACTAACGCTGATATTGACATTCATTCCTTCTTGGAATTCACTTTTTAATCCATTTGTAGCATCTGTTAATTCTCCAGTAGCATCTGTGTTGTCTTCAAGATTATCACTATTACCATGGATAGCATCTGTGTTTCCAGTTAAATTGGTTGAGTTTTTGTCTATATTTTTACTAGATTCTCTTAACTCTCTAACTTGTTCTTCGGTATACGCATTCGCTTCTTGTTTAGTAATAGTTTTACCAGTGTTGGGGTCAGTGTATTTTATTGTTGTCCAATAAGTTTCCCCACTATCACTATAACCATCGCTGACTACTTGCTTATTCCACCCAGACAAGTCTTCCCCTTTAGAAGATACTGATTTTTTAGTTCCATCAGGGTCGTAATGACCTCCACCAGATAATTGAACAAGTTTTTTCGCTTCTTCTGCTGTTAGTACACCACTATCAATAAGTTTTTGTACCTCTTTTTGGTTTGAAGCATCTAGACCCCAAATAGATTTTGTTGTACCAATAATACCAGCTACAGGGGCTCCACCATAAGCATCACTACGACTGTTTTCGTGGAATACAGTGCTATATCCATCAGCACCAATTCTATTGTAATCCTTGCCATCAACTAAAGGTCTTAATGTGCCATCCAGATATTGTGCTCGTACAGCATCAGCCAATTCATGAAGGCGATCCATTAGTTCTGTATTGCCTTGTGCTTTTGCTGTATTCCAAGCTGCTTGTAGTTGTTTAACATAAGCCTGATCTTCAGGAGACATCATACTGTCATTGAAGTTTTCTAGTGTTCCAGAGACTATGCCTTCTATAATCTCTTCTTGCTCTAGAATAGGTACTTCAAAATTACTAATTGCGTACGCCAAATCATCTAAAGCGTAAATCATATTACCAATTTTAACAGTATTTTCATCAACGCTGACGCTATTGCCATCTAAAGAATCAATATTTTCAAATATTGAACCAAGCTGATCAGATGTTAAAGTATTGTTTTCGCCAATTGCTTTGGCAAGATACTCATCACCAATAATACTGCGGATTACAGTATCGATATGTTTCTCTGCAGTATCAATAATGTCTTGAGTTTTTTTGCTATTGTTATATAATGCACCAGTTAATTCAACTGTTTCAGTTTTAAATGCTGTGCCCCATAAATTATCTGAAGGAGGAGTAGTATATTTATTATCAATTTTTGTGCTAGTAAACTTACCGTTTTCATCTTTCGCATCAATACGATAAGTGCCACCTTTAGTATAAATATAGTCTCCTACCTGGGCTTGAGAGGGTGCTTTGCCATCTCGCTGAACATACCAATGTTTTCTTGTTGTTTGTCCGCTTTGACCAGCATGTAGTGCTGCATCATCCATAGCAATGTACATCTGCATCATTGCTTGGAATAATTTCATTGTTTGCTGATAACTCTCATTAGTCTTCTTGTTTAACTCTTCTGTTAAATCAAAAATATCTTGTTGGATATCAAAATAATTATCTTTGAAATCTTTATAAACATCGATACGGTCATTTAAGATATCAGATTCCCAATCTGCGCCTAAAAGTTGTTCTGCAATTAAGGCATTTTGATATTTTTCAAATAACTCAGGAATTTCAGACCATTTTTCCTGTAATTTCTCTAATGCTTCTTTTTGCTCTTCAAGTTTAGAAATAGTTTCTTCATATCTTAAATCAGATAAAGCCTCTTCTGCTTCACGAATTGCGTCCTCATCAGCCTCATAAATAAAGCCTAAACCTTTTCTCAATACTCTACGAGTCTTTTGAGAATTAGCTTTATCCAATGCGGCTTGGGCTTTTTGCAGGTCTAACGCTTCTCTGCGTTCTTCGTTAGCTTTGTTTAAAGCATCAATTTCTTCATCAATTTTTTTCGCTCTTTCATCAAGCAAATCATTGATTGCAGATAAAACAGAATCTTGATCTTCTTGCTCAAGTTCTTTGATTTCGATTTCTTTTTCAATACGAGCTTCATAATAAGACATGTATGCCTTCATTAGCGCTTTGATTTCATCTTTTTTGCCTTCAAAATCATCTTTTGCAAGTTGTCCAAGACGTTTTAGTGAACGAATCATTAAATCCTCATAATGAGCAATAGAGTCGCCCATAGTAGATTCGCTATCATTTAAAAGATCAATTAATATTTCAATATCATCAATTGTTGAATCAAAGTGTTTTTTCTCCAACTCTTCTATGGATTTCTTTGTTTCAAGAATAGAGTAGGAGAGCTCCGTCCATTGTTCGGCAGAATCTTTATTAGCATCATTTAATTCATAAGTTTCATCAATGATTTTTTCATACTTTTTAATCTGATCCTCAGACAAAGTATTTAAACGCTCAATGTTATTGATTTTTAGATGGTCTGTTTTTGGGTCATATGTAACATTAAATCCGCCAGCTCGCAATTCAGCAACTTTATTTGCAATTTCCTTGTCTCTTGCATTATTTAATGCGTCTAGGGCATCTTTTTGCTCTTGATATAAACCAATCAGCTTGTCTTGTAACGCTATTTGCTCTGAAATATCGTCTGTATGCTCATATGCCTGATTTAGGTGTGTAATTTTTAATTCAACATCTTCTACAGCGTCAGATAAATCTTTAAATTTATCAATATCTGCTTGATAAGGATCTGAAGACGAACCGCCTCCAGATTTACCACCGCCAACAGGAGCAGCATAATCTACCTTTGTTACAGCATTATTAATAGCACTACTAATATTTTGTGCTAAATAATCCACAGTAGACATTCCAGACCTTTCTGCTTGTCTGGCAACTTTTCTTTGATTTGCTTTGCTAACAAGTTCTGCAGCAACACCAGCATTTACAGCAAGAGTTTTTAGTGCAGTTATTTGTTGGCTAAAATCTAAGCCTTGATTATTGGTTTGAATCATCTGAATCTGTAATTGATATAACATATCTCTTGTTACACCAATCGCAGAATTTTCTTGAGCAAATTTTACAATTGATTCATCTGTTATTTTTGTTAGGTCTTGTGATGCTAACCATGCACTAGCTTTTGCTTGTGCTAAAGCATAATTCGCAACTTCAACGGCGTTTAATGCACCTTCTTGTTCTAACCAAGCAACTGTTGCATCATAATTATCTTCTGTGATATTTTTTAATGCTTCTGAATCATAAAAATATGCTGTGGCAAGATCATTAAATGCTTGTTGACATTTATTTATATCATTAGGAGAATTTGATATTACTTTTAAGAAATTATCATACTCTTTTGTGTAGCCTTTAAATTTTTCCGCAAATCCAGCATCAATTAAAGAGTTATAATCAAAACCTTCTCCATCTGCAACATCTTTGTAAATAGCATGGAATGCTTTTAATTCATCAGATGCTGTGCTTAGATTTTTGATATCTCCTTCAACGCTAATTTCAATAGGGCTGCTTTCAATATCATCTTTTAACTCATAATAGTTTTCGTGTAGATTATGAGTTTCATTAGCTACAGACTCTGCGTCAATAATAGCATTTTCGCCTTCAAATACCGCACCAATTTGTAAGTTTCTATAATCATCAGCGCCGTTTAATACTTCATTAGCATAATTCTCTAATTCTTCTGGTGTTAAAACGCCAACATAATTACCATTTTTATCAACAATGATAGGTGTGAAGTTAATTGCTTTTGTTCCATCTTTATTGCTATATGTAGATGTATATACAGTAGCAGATCCTTCTCCGGCATCTGTCCAACCTTTTTTAGCCAATTCTTTAGCATCAATAACAGGTCGATTTGTTAAGTCAACATTTCCGCCTTGACCAATTTGTGATAATCTTTCTTCAATTGCAGCGGTAGAATCACCCAATGCTGCATCATAAGACACAATAGATTTATCTAAAGTATCCATGCCAGATTCATAAATTGCCTGAAGTTCTTTTAATACTCTTTCATACGCAGTTCCTTCAAAAGCCCCGCTTTCAAGGGCGTTTGTTACCATTTCGTAAGAACTAGCATATTTAGTATATTGTTGAATTGCACTATCACGATAAGAACCCATTGAAGCCATATAATCAGCTTCTTGTTGTACCAATTTAATATATTCAGAACTATTTTTATCTGTGTCAGCAATTTGTTTACGAAGATCATTCAAATATTGAATATCATTTTTTGCGGTTTGTGCAATGCCTTCAATATTACTTTTAGCAGTATCTGCGTCACCGCCATAAACTAAATCACCGTCTGAAAGAGCATCGCCAACACCAAATAATTGGCTTAACACAAGTCTCTGCTGTTCAATTTTTAGTAAGCGCTCTTGATAATCAAGTTGACGTTCTAAATATCCAAGATGTTTATTTTCAGCACTTGTACGATTTGATTTTCCATTTAATTCATCGTACTCATTTTTCAGTGATTCTACTTTTCCAGTTAATTCATCTACAATTTCTTGCTGTTCTTCTGCTGTGATATTAACTTTATCAAAGATGTAAATTGCACCTTCAATAGCAAGAGACGCTGCAAGCATAACACCCATATTTCCGGCAGCCTTTAAAATATTCTTTCCGAAATTTTTCAGCGTTACATTGGCACCATTAACAGAATTCATTAATTTTGAATCTGATAACGACTTACGATTTGTTGATGTTAAATATTTTTCAATTGATTTAGATGCGTCCCCAAACTCTGAGGCAATCTTAGATGGATCTTCGCCACCAAGATATCTTGTAATAATACCATTTGCAACATCTTTGCTAATTGTTGTTTTTCCACCAGTGAAAAAGCCTTTTAGGTCTTTTACCGAACAATTGACTTTTATATTATTGTCAAGATATAATATAAAATAGAGAGTAGGTGGAATTATGAAAAAAGATATATTTTTAAATACACAAATTTGCACCGTATGCGGATGCATATCCGAAGGGGCTGGCGACAGGCAATGTTATTATTGCAATGGCAAAACAGCCGTGTTAGAAGGAATTAATTTCTGGAATTTTGATGGTCATCGTGGAGATCTTGTTTTAACAACACAAGAAGATAGAGATAAAATTAGATTAAATTTCCAGCCAAAAGAAATGTATGACCAAAGGGCATGGTTATGTCGTGAACACTATGAAGAATCTTGGCATAAGTTTGGAATTCCAGATGATATTTGGGGTACAAAATATCAAAATATAATAACCGAATATAATCCAGATGTAATTCCTGCTCAATGTCCTCATTGCACCAGCTACTTCACAACAAAAATATCAACTGGTAGTAAACTATTCTCTGTTGGCTTATTTGGTCTTGCATCAAATAAAGTAGGGAAACAATGGTATTGCCACACTTGTAAAACTTATTTCTAAGGTGATGACCAATGAAATTGAATCAGAATATAGCAAATTTAATCTATGAATATGTTTCGCAAAGTTAAAGAATTTTTTAATAATATAACAGAAAAACAACAAAATATTATTTGTGGTGTTTCTGGTGTTATATTTGCCTTAATTATGGCAAAACTTTGTGAGATTATAGGTATTTGGATGTCTGAAATTTTCTTTTTATAAAATAGTGCAGGGGAGCAATCCTCTGCTTTTGCTTTTCTTGACAATTTGTAGAAGCAAACTACAATTATTTTTTTTATCAATTCTATACTACTTCTGTGATCGGATTCACTTGCTTAATTAGGCGAGTATAGAACCATACACATCAAAAATAAAAATCTATGTATGGCAGTCCCGACTGTACCTCATACTCTTTCGAGCAAACTCCCATGCAGTCTGTGTGCCTTCCCGTTTAACATATTTTCCGACATGTTACAACTACAAAAATGCAGAAGGGGCTTGGTGGCGGACTAGCGTATTATTCCAGCTTTTAGCATTATTTTTTAGCATGAGCCAAACACTTTGCTTTTTTCTGTGTTTCCACGACATTCACACTTACCCGTTAAGATTATGTTGTAGTGAAAGTGTTGTTAACGCCTCCCCGCAGTTTGAGAGTTAATACGACATGGAGTTACCCCCATGAAGGGCATATACGATTGTAATACCAATACCTTTATAGGCTAGGAAAGAACCAGCAGCGGCAGACATTACTGTAGGCAATAAGCCTGCAGTTTTTACTAACGCTGTTAATAATTCTAACATTGTTGTTAATCCAGAAATAATTGTTTTAACACTATCTGAATTAACTGTTTCTGCCCAGAATTCTTCCATTGTTGCTCTTAGAATTTGGACTCTACCATTGATGGAATCTACAATTGCTTCGTTTTCACGCATAGCAGATCCTTCATCATCAGCAATAGTTTCTAAAACTTCATCAATTGTTTCCCAGTTTTGTAGTAAGGAAGCAACTGCGTTAGCTCTGTTCTTACCAGCAATTAATTCTAGTAATCCGGCACGATCAATGTCACTCATTTTCTCAAATGCTTGACCTAATCCTTTAGCAATTTCAGCTGTTGATTTAAAATCGCCAGAACTTGTTAAGATATCAAAGCCACCCAAACCATCAACATTTGTTAATGCTTTAATTTGAGCTCTCATTTTTGCAGTGGATGTAACCATACCATCTGTAGATTCACCCATCTGTTCAATTTCAGATTTAACACCACGAATACGCAGTGAGAAAATTTTCAATGCAGAACCAGTTACTTCTGTGTCCTGTAATGCTTCATTCATTGCAGTACCCAGAGCGATAGATTCGGCAAATGTATTATTTGCTACGGCTAATGCTGAAGCGGAACGCTCCAGAACCTCACCAATACCCGCAGAGCTGATGGAGAAGTTATTACCAACTTCATTATATGCGTCAATGATACTGATAGAGTCTTTTGCCTCAATATCAAAAGCCCTCATTGCAGTAATCATATCTTTGGTAGCGGTATTAATATCAATACCATCACCAACATTTACATATACTGCAGCATTTTTTGCTAATTCGCCAGCGTATTCAATACTTTCACCTAATCTTAACCAGTCGGCTGCAGAATTTCTTAATTCTACATTTGTGCTAGCAATTTCTTTTGCAGTTTGGGCTGTTTCTAATCTAAAAGATTCGTATGTTGATTCAGTTTCATCAGATACTTTACGAACTTCAACCATTGCAGCATCCATGCTTCTCAATGCTTCAAATCCGTATCTGCCGATGTTAATAACTTCATATAAACTACCGAAGGACAGTAAGTATCTTAATACTTCACGCCATTTGCCAGCCAAGTTATCAACAAATTGACTTAAACGATTGATGGATTGACCTGTTGCTCTTGTTGTAGCAGTAACTGTTTTTGTTAACTTGCCCATTGATGCTGTTAACTGAATTACTTCATTGTTCGCATCTTTAATTTGAGCAGTCCATTTCATAGTGCCAGAAGCTTTGCTTCCAGAAAAACCAGTAGACAGGATTTCACCATATTGATTTGCTAAAGCCTTTAATTCATTTTCGGCTTCATCTAAAGTGTCTACGTTGACATCTAAAATTACTGTATCTTTTCTTTCTAGTAATTCTAAAATTTCAACAATTTCTTTAACTCTACTTTCTACATAGAATTTCGCTTCATCAAGTTCTTGTTTATTAACATATCCACCTGAAAGTGTATTTTTTATTTTCGCATCAACTTCAGATCTTAATTCTGTTGCACGATTAAATAAGGTTTGATATGCAATGGATTGTTCCGCAGGATCAATAACAGAAAGTCTTGATGTTAGATCAGAATATTTCGCCTGGTTGGTTATTTTATTCTTTGTTGCATAAGCATCTTGAATTTTATATTTTGTTGCCTATGACTCTACAAATGCCCTCGCATTTTCATCATAGGTTAATGTTAATTGGTCAATTACACCTTTTTCGTGTTCAAATTCGGCAATAATTGAATTTTCTGTTCTTTTAACAATATTATATCCACTATCTAAATTATCCGCCCAAGAAGTGAAGATGTTTTCATTTCTACCATTTAAACCATGAACATCATAAAGTTTATTTCCGCCTTTTAATAAGTCTAATAACTTCTCAGCTCTTTTTAATTCATCATCAGATATATCTGTAATTGCACCATTTGTACGAAGACCGATTGTATCAATTAAAGAGTTTAAACCACGCTTATCATAATTTACTGAACCATCAGAATTCATTAACGCATGAGCTTCTTTTTGAATTTCACGCATTCTTTTAGAATTTGCTGTATCAGATTTTAGTGATTTCAATAGATTTTTAACATCGGCTTCATCTCTCAATGTATTGAATATATCGTCGGCATCTAAATAGTCCATACGATCTCTAGTTTGATACATTGAGCTTAATTTACTCTGCGCTGTTGTTAACTTTTCTTCGAAAATAGAATCATATACTTCATCAACATTCGCTTGAATAATATTGTCTAACTCAGACATATATCCATAAAGCTTCTTCTCTGATGGCAGATTATTTTTTAATGCCTGTAGAGGTAATTCACCTTCTTTGAATCTTTCTGTATAAACACTTCTACTAAACATCATTCCAGTTTCTCTGTCAAAAGAGATATTTTCAACCTCATCCATTGCTGAATTGAGATGATAGAACAATGTCATATTAGGTGAATCAGAACTTGTTCTTTCCATATATGGCATTTTAATATTTTTGCCACGCTCTTCTTTAATGTCCGCTAATTTTCTTGACGCTTCCTCTTCGGTTCTTATTCCTGTTTCAACAATCTGTAATTCTCCAGAAACATGTTTTTGAAGCAGTCGAAGATTTTTAAACATAGACTGTTTAATATTATTCAGATTTAAGATTTCTTCTTGTGTTAAAGGGTTGTTAGCTTCTTGATTTCTTAAATCAATAAATCCCTGAATTGCAGAATCCTGTGTATCTAAAATACTTTGTAATTCACTAGAAAGAGTTGTACCAGATTTTTTGATTTCATCTCTGATAGCAAGTGCATTCTGAAGTTCTTTATCAGAAATTACATTCTTAGGGTATTTTTTATCATCAAATGGCTTATTATTTACCTTCTTGGATTTTGATGAACGAGAGGTGGAGGTTCCAGAACCACTAGGGGTTCCATCAGGATTTGCTGTTGGATTAGGAATATCTCCAGTCGCATCAATTTCTGCAACAATTTTGTATTTTCTTGAATTTAATTGTGTTTGAATGTTAGTTAATTCTTCATCAGAAATTTCAACTTTCGGACGAATTACTAGATCCTTTTGAGTATCTACAGTGTCTTCTATGCCAGAGGCACCAAGTTCTTGCAGTTTCTCATTTAATTTCTTTTTTTCTTGCTCAAGAGCTAAATTTTCTTTGACTAACAACCTTTCGGTTGCTTGAATACGATTTTTAATGTGGTTTTCTTGATCTTTAAACATTGATTGAGCTCTCAAGAAAGGCTTAGTATCTTCATTTAAGAATGAGTCACGTTTTAGTTGACTCATAACATCTTCATGTTTTTCGACAAAGGCTACTATATCTTGATATGAAGAAATAATTGAATCGTAATATCCACGAGCTTCTCTGTTTAAATCAGCATATTGTTGTCTTTCATCCGCTTTGTCTGATGTCTCAAGTAACTTCGCTTTATTATTTAAAGTATCATATCTCTTTATCTTTTTTTCTAAATCACTTAAATAACTATCAAATTTTTTCTGAACAGCATCATCGTCTGTAAAATCAAATTGTTCTAAAAACGGATCTTTCTTATCTCTTAATCTTGGTTTGCGTAAATTATTTAAGCGTGTTTCAAATTCAGCAATATTTCTTTTATATTTATTAATATTTTTTTGAATACCAAGAACATCTGGATCGAACATGCCAGCCATTTCGATTTTTGCTTCTTTTGCTTGATCAATAATTAAACTGGCCGCATTACAGAATGACACAGCAAGTTCTTCGTATCCACCAGCTTGAGGCATCATTTCTTTTAGGATTCTCATTTCGCCTCTAAGTCTGCTAGTAAAATTATCAATACGTTTGTTTAGAGTTTTAAATGTTGTTTCATTTCCAGTGAAAGCATCTTCAATTGATTGTTTGATATCTTCAATATCGCCCAATGCATCTCTTTTAAAATTACTAAAGTCCTTCTTTAATTCTTCGAAATCGGGTGCCCCGGCCATAGCAGAAAAGGCTTCCTCGATTTCTTTGGCTTTCTTATCAATATCCGTCATATCAGCCTTAAATTTAATAAGGACTTCACTTACACTGCTTTGTCTCGCCAATTATATCACCCCTTGTTAAAATAAATATGCCTAACCAGATTTTTTTGCAACATTAATTGCACGTTGTATGTACATTTCTGGATTAGCAATAATTTCATTTTGTTTATCTATCAATCTCTCCAAAGGAGATTCAGTAGTAATTTGAGATGTACCATGATAACCCATCATAGCCATAGATAATACATATTCTTTTGGATCTTTATATACTTCCTTCATAGGTTCTGCGGAAACCAGTATACCACCTGTGTAAAATTTACCATGAGAATTTTTATAGTATTTAACATAGCCTTTATACAAATTAAAAAATCGGTTATAATACACTGGATCATAAGCATTATAAAACATTTCTACAGCAAAATAGTATTCACCAGCAAGAACCTCTCGAACTTGTGTGGCACAGCTTTTACAAATTATATCCGCAGCATCATAAATATCTGATATGATGCGATCCTTAATACCAATTTTTTTTGCCAATTACATCACTTTACCTTTTCTGGTTTTAATAACATATTTTGGATTTTTGTAAAATTCTTCATAAATTCTTTATTTTTAGCCAATTCATTTGCAATACCAGCGTGTTTTTCAACTACTTCCATTAATCTTGTAATTTGAGATGCGATGAACACATAATTATCTTTTTCATTTGCATATAAGTCAGATACCACCATTTTAAAAATGGCAGAAAATTCTTCTAAATCTCTGCCGATAGATTCTGTAATTTTATCAATTAGTCCGGATGCTCTTAGGCTATCATAATCTTCATGTGGACGTTCTTTGCTTACTTGCAAATCAGTATATAAAGAAATCACGGACATAATATACATCAGATATTCATTTGGAGAATTATTTAATAACACACCGGAAACTCTGCGGGCATTTGTTTTTACAAGTGTCTCAGAGTGAATAACTTTTACCGAAAATGGCACATAGGTTTTAATATTAATAGAATTTAACAATTTTGTTTTTTCTACATCCGTTTTAGCAGACTGATATTTATTTACAAATTCCTGTACATTCATTTTTTTAGATTCCATTTATTCCATCTCCTTATATTTTAGGCAAGTTTTATTATTAATATCAGCTTGAATTTTTCCATTCAAAGCATTTTTTAATATAGAACAATTACGTGCATAACGCTTACAGCCAACACATTTATCAATAAAATTATTTTTTTCTGATATATCATCAAAAATACCAAAGTAAGGGGCATCATATATTACAAGTTCAATTCTTGGATTTTTTGAATCATAATATATTCTATCAACACGCTCACAAACAAAATTGTCGTCATCCCAAACAACACGACTTTCAGTGATTGAATCCAATAAAAGCTTAAACTAATTATTAGTATCCATATCAATTCTAGGAAAATAGAATATACAATCGACATACAAATGCCTTTCACCATTTCTAAATTGCCAGCCTTGTTTTTCCGCTTCCTGTTTCACATAATCAATAAATTGCTTTTTATAATCTATTGATTCTCTTGTTTTATAACTCATCGCCATCTATCTATTTCCTTTTTTAACAACCCTATAAGCCAAATAGTGATTAACACTTGGGGGAACAGGGGAGACGAGATATAATTTATCAGTATTCTAACTCATACTTACACCATCTATCATAAAGGTCTGTCATAAAATCATTCTTTTCATAAACAAAGACCATTTTATTTCTAATTTTACTTGGGCTATAAATTACATCTAAGATATAATCAACACCGCCATTTGCAAACTATGCAGACACCTGTTGCATATTGCTAATATACCAAACATGCTCTGGATCATATTCTTTTCCGGTAACTCTGCTCTTAACTAACATCCAATTATCTCCTTTCAAAAAAAATGGGACACGCAAATAAAATGAATAAGCGTATCCCATTAGATTACCTATTCACTATATTTTTTGATTTTACTCAGATTTTGTTTTTTTTGTTCTTTTAGAACCTTTTTTATTAACCATTTCATCAACAGTACATGCAATTTTTTCATTCGCTGTCTCAGATTCAAGTACACTCAGATCGCAATTCATTAAAGTTTGAATTGCTTCGTCTTCAGAAATGTGTTCAAAATATTTTTGGTTAATTGTTTCAAAAATTGTTTTGCAATTTTCATCATGAAAAATAGTTCTCCATGCAGGTTCTTCAACATGACAATTATTGCAATAATGATATTGTTCACCACAAACAATACAAGTTCTATTTGCTTTTGCCATATAAATCCCTCACTTTCAAATTAATAAAAGGGGAGGGGTTAACCTCCCCATAATGGTTTTATTATTCAGCTTCGGGAATAACGATGTTGAACAGAACTTTTTTCTTATCGCAGTAAGCCTGTTGAGCTTTCATAGAGAAGGGGTGTTTGCCATCTGTTGTGAAGGACAGGTCAACATCAGAACTCAGTTTAGCGTTAGGGAAAATTACATATGCATATACCAGTGTTGTAGGATCACATACGTCACAACCCAGAACTTCCATGATAAATTTACCAGCTTTAGGGTAATTTACAGCAGAGTTTGTTACCTGAACAGCAGCAGCAGATTCTGTTTCGTATACTACGAAGAACTGTGTGCCATCTGCAACAGCTTCATTCAGTGTAACTTTCTTAGAAACAGAGTCGTAAGCAAATTCTGTTACACCAGGAGTGGATGTTGTTAATGTGTATTTCTGACCTGTTGTGCCGTCGCCTCTCAGTTCATAAATTTCAGAAATGGGAGCTTTAGGTTCTTTTACCAGAGAGAATGTTGCAGATTTTACTTCGCCTGTGAAGAATACGGGAGTTGTAATCTTTGCATCAGCAGAAGCGATTTCTTTTTCTGTACCCATCTGTGTAGCTAACAGGTTCAGGTCGAAGATAGAGTTGGAAGCAGAGAATTCAGCCTGTTTACCGTTCTGGAATGTCATGATAGGTGTGCCCAGAGCGTCAACAGCTTCTCTTTCTTCAGATGTACAATTCAGAGAGGGATCTTCGATCTGATTGATGGAATACATAACAGAACCATCTGCTGTGGATAACATTACGCCTCTCAGTACGTGGTCAATAACAAAGTTGTTAATATCAAAAGCCATATTTGTTCCTCCTTTTGTAATAAAAAAAAGAACACTGTCATTCAGTGCTCTTCATCCAATTAAATGCCTCTTTATCTATTTTTGATGTATCAATCATACCGCTGTAACTTCCCTGCAATAGCGCACAGGCACTCTTTTTTTTATTAATTTGTCTTATACTTTCAAATATTTCATATATCCCGACATTTTGAATGCTTTGGCTATTATATTTACATTCTTCGGTACAAATGAGTGATACAATTGTCGGTAGTAAAATAGAGGTTTGTTTTTTATCTGCATTTTTAAATTTTTTTTGCCTATCCAGTTCAATCAATTTTCTCTTGGTTAACTCGTTATACGATTTTTCGATTTTTGGAATTATACCATGTACTTTTCTAATATAGTCAACGATTACTCTATATAATAATTTATCAATAACAATAGTCGAATCTTTGTTGATTAAAACCGGCTCTCCAGTAACTTTATCCACTGCAGGATCAAAACTGGATATATCCAAATTACAAAAAACGAATTTCGAACATTCTTCTGATAAAGTTCTTGTTAGCATTATAAATAATTCAAAATCATCTATTTCTTCATAATCAATTCCCATATCCCAAAGGGTAGACTTCATATCACTTGGAATAGAACATATGGTGTAAATGAAATTAAAATATTCTTGTTCCCCAAAACTTGCAATTTCTCCAATTCTAGGTTGCTTTATTTTAATCATATTATTTACTTCATAATCCTACCCAAAAAACATTGAGAGCTCATCAAACTCTCTGACAGATGTCTCTAATGATAAATTCATTTACGCACCGTATTATTATAAACTCTACCTTTGTTCATTAAATCGGTTTTGATAATTGAATTAGGTGACTGAATTTCATATTTTAATGTTCTGCAAGAATAATATGTATCAGTAACTGATTCTTTGTCCTATATTAATTTCGCCTGTTTTCCAAATATATGCGACCAATTAAAAATATCTTTCACTAAGTAGGCTAATAAATCATGTCTTGCAATACCATATTTTGTATTGATATTTTGTGATTCGCAGAAAATCACAAAAGTAATGTTTGCTATTTTCATAGCATTGTTATGATAAGAATCCTCAACCAAATCAACTTGAAAACAAATATAATTTTTAACTTGATATTGAATATCTGGAATTCTTACAAACGGTAAAATACTTACTCCAATATATTCTTCTGGAGCATCCTCATCCAAATCAGGTGTTTCTAAAACATGGATGATTTCTGGAGAATTGTATAGCTCTTCTTTAATGATTTCTTTAATGCGAATATTTTCGTCATTCACATTCTCACGTAAAGCAAACAATTTTGCTTCTTGCTCTTTAGTCATCATAAGCTAACCACCTCCAATTTGAATTTTTCGCATAATGAAGATCCATTAGCGTCAACAATATATATTTCTAAAACCTTTCCGACAAAATCATAACTTTCAGTTTTTATCGAAATTTTTGTTGGTTCTAAAAATTCAATATTAAAATCATTTGAAACATCTACACCGTCACACTCTATAATCCAATCAAACTGATCAATTACATCATCAACAAATTCTACATAAAGTTTTTTTGCAACATTAGGGACTTTTATTGATGGAACTGTGCCAATCATTTTTAAGCTGGCTGTAAAAGAGGGTGGCGCTATATCAGGTTCTTCTAAGGGAATAGCACTTTTATAATAATCGGCATACATTTCCCCAGTTTCTATATTAACGTAATCTTTTTGCTCGTTGAATTTATCTTGAGCTATCGTTAATTTATTAATCCCGAAAGGATGAATATTTTCAACTTTCGAAATTTTCCATGTAATAGGTTTCTCAATCAAAGCTGAAACAATAATTCTATCTCCATAATAAAGCTTAGAACTAATATCATTCATTGGTAGCCAAATTTGATCTTGGTTTTCAACAATTGTTGTTAAATAGTCTGTCCACAAACCACTATTGTAAGAGTTTCGCATACGGGCTATTCCCCACATAGAATATTTAATACCATCTAAAATCCATTTGAATTCATAATTGCATGGCAATACACTGTGTTTAACAAATTGTTGTTCTCTATCAGAAGAGCAAATCATCCATTTATGATAAATACCTTGTGCATCCGGAATATCAATATATAAACCGATAGGATAATCAGCATTGTATAATTTATTATATTCTTCATAATAGTCTAGAGGGCATTCACTCATTGGTCTGAACATAATATGATACTCAACTTGGTCTTTGCTTAATGAACCATATTGGGTAACAATAAATTTAGCATCAATAGGTGTTTTTTCTCCATCTTTATCATGATAATAATCATAAATATAACATTTTTTACTCTGAATATCTCTGTCCCAGGTAGCATTCATAATCATATCTGCATTCCGTTTTTGGATTTGTCCAATCTGTTCACTTTGATTTGACAACATATTTTTATATTTCAAAAAATTCATTAATCTCCCTCCTTGATTTTGTCAATCAGGGAATGAGAATCTAAAATTAATTTTCTATATTTTTTAAAATCACAATCTTTTTTATTGGCTTCTTTTCGTGCTGTTTCTAATAAACTAATTAAAGTTACTAATTCTGGAGGATTGAATAATATATCATTCATCCCAGAAATTCTCCATAACAATGTCTCAAAATAATAATCTAATTGTGGATAATTTTCTTCTTTATATATTAATAACCAATGGATAGAATTGTGTAATGAGCGTTTTTGCTCTTTGATTTGATCACTATTAAAAGTGCCATATAAATGTTCCATTATTCTTCACCATTAATCTAAGAATTAGCAATATATCCACGATCACGAATCATTTTTCTGAGCTCGACCTTGCAGTCTTTTAGTAAACTTTTAAGTTCGCTAAGATGCGCTGCCTGAGAATAAAATTTTTCTTCTTTACCACCGAACATTTGTAGCGTATGTAATACTGATTTTACTTGTGGTTCTAACCACTGAATAACCATTCCGATGGCTAAAATGTTTGTAACATAATCAATATCACCATTTTTAAAAATTTCATTTTTTAGTTCGTATGTTAAAGTCAAAATTTCATCATCAAATGTTATTGAAGAAAAAATTTTAGAAATATAAGGTACTGCAACAGCAGAATGTAAATAGCCTTTCATCATTTCGTAAGCATCATTAGGATTCAATGATGCAAAGTTGTAATCTGTGATTTTAAGTAAAAATTTTGAGTAGATGTCATCATATAGAACGCTGTTCACTCAATCACCGCCACTCATCTAATTAGGCACATTAAATCAGAACCAAGAATAGAGTCAACTGTTTTAATTTTTGTAATAGAATCAAAAGTGCCGTTTTCAACTCTTTCTGTGATTACAGTTTTCAGAGTATTTTGCATACTTTTAGGAACTTGTTTTAAAGCTTCTGAAAACTGAGCGTTAGGAAGATTTAGGATTTCATCAATATCCTGTTTTGTAAACGCATTATCATATACAGCTTTTACTTTTTCCCATCCCTTAGAATCAATCAGATTATTATCTTCAATAATAAATCTAGGTTTAAACAGATAATTTGAGCGACTATCTCTCATATATACAAGATCTTCATATCTAACATTTTCTGTATAACCATGATTTGCCCATTTATAAAGAATGCCGCTTTTTTTAGCAGAACAAAATAACTCACCAGCTGTCACAGAACGACAGGGGATTAGATCATCTGATTTGTATTCTTTTGCTTTTTTAACACTTTTTTTAGACACAGGAGCCTGTGTAGTTTCTTTTGTTTCTTCTACAATTACATTTTCAACAGCAACATCTTCAATAGTTGCTGATTTTTTTGCGGGTTTTGTCGCCATATTATTAATCCTCCTATTTTCTCCTTAAAAATAGGGTGCCCAGAAAGGACACCCATTGTATTTATAAATCAAATTAAGCTTCGATTTCCCATGTACCGAATTTCTTGCCGATAACTGTAGCTACACCCAGTTTCTGCTGATATTCAGCTTCAATAGACATATCTCTATTTGTATCTTTATCAGTTACTTCACTCATCTGAGCATCGCCTTCATCGTACAGTTTGATGAATTTGTTATCGCCAACGGGCATAATCAGCAGTTTGCTATTATCAACCAGTTTTGTTGTTGTGTCATGAGGAGCGAATGCTTGGGGAATTTCAACCAGTCTTGTGCCTTCGAAATAACCCAGTCTACCTGTTGTATATCTTTCTTGTTTCATTTCATTAGAAACCCAATCAACTTCAGACATACCATTCAGTTTAGCCAGAGCAGATTTTGTACCCATGATAACAACTTCTTCACCTGTAGCTGTCTGAACATCTTCAATCAGTGTGATGAATGTGTCTCTCATAGAAGAATTCAGCTGACCTGTTTTAGCAAACTGAGATGTAGGCATTACTTTATCGCCAGCAGACATAACTGCTGCATATACCATATCGTTTACTTTTTTGTCAAATCCTTCATAGATTTTCTGAACAAAACCAGCCCAGTCAATTCTGCCAGCCATGAACAGTTCGTATTCAGCATAGATTTTTACACCATACCAGCTTGTTTTAACATTGAATGTTTCGCCTTCAGCCAGTTTCTGTCTAATCAGGTTGTGATGATTACCAGACAGTTCGGATACAGTCAGGATACATTCATTAGGTGCATAGAATTCGTTTGTATCGCCAGCAGCCATAGATTTCATTTCTACGAATTCGTTGAAGAAAGGATTTTCACCCCAACCGGACACCAGCAGATCTGTTACTGTTTCTTCGATTACTTCGTAAACTGCAACTTTATTTTTTCTAATTGCTTTTCTCAGTTCTTTTCTTGTGCAACCTTCATCAACACCTAGAACCTGGAACATTACTTCTCTAATTTTAGCGTTTGTATCTTCTTTAGATTTTTCATAAATGCCTTGAGCAGCATCAAACATCAGGTTTTTAAAACCATTCTATTCAAATGCAACAAATACGTTGTTTGTGCTATCGTTTGTGAATCTCATTATAGTAGTCCTCCTTTCAGCAAGTAATTATCAACCGATTGTCAGTTTTTTGTTAGCAACAGAAACTTTAGCGCCTTTTGCAACTTCGCCAGAGATTGCTTCTGCAGAAACTTCGAATCTATCATATTTCAGCAGTTCCATACATCTCATAATGTCACCCTGTGCATTGTAGAAATTGGATTCATGCTGGCACTGTGTTGTGTATTCTTCATAAATCATAGGAACCTGTGCTACTAACCAGCAATTTTCAGCAGATGCTACGTCAATCAGCCAGTTACCATTTGCTGTTTTATCAATAATTGTACCAGCGAATGTACCAGCAGCAGCTTCAGCCTATACATCAGGTCTCAGATATTCGCCACAACCAACGATGCAACCGTTGTCGATGTCTGCTGTAGCTTCGATGTTGCGGATGTGAGAACCGCCAATTGTAGACAGCAGTTCGCTTGTACCAACAACAGCGTGTTTGTTTTTAAAGTTTAAAAAATTTGTTGCCATTTAAATTTCCTCCTTTTTATAATAAAAAAAGACCATGCGGTCTTAGTCAAATAAATTACCATATCTTTTATTTGTAGTAGTTTTAACAGAAAAATTAATTTTGTTAGTTTCTTTTTCTTTACTATGTGTGAATGCTGTGGGGTTTTCATATACATAGTTAGAGAAAATAACTTTTGCTTTTTCTTCAACTTCTGTTACAGAATATTTATCAATATCTTTTTTCAGACAATTAAATTCTTCGTTGTCAGCAAGAACAGAGAATTTTTCATTACTAATAATAGCTTGTTTTTCACTTCTTGCAACTTCTAAGTCATAATTATCTTTAAATGCTTTGAGTTCGTTATATGTAGCCTTCATTAAATCAAGAGCAACTTTTTCTTCTGCAGTAATAAATTCAGCAAATACTTCAATTTTATCGCCTTCAAAAGCGATGTTATCTCCATCAACCACATATCCCTGACGATAATATTTCATACCATCTGTATAATCTTCGTAAATAAAATAAGAATCAAACACTTCTACAATCCAAACATTGTAATACTGTTGTTCATCAACACTTTCTCTTAAAATTGTATATAAACCAGCACGAATGTCGTCATGAGAAATTTCATAAGAGATTACTTTACTTTCAAAGTTTTCGGGTTCATCTTCGGGCTGAGGATCAACTTCAGGCTGAGGGTCGACTTCAGGTTGTGGATCTGTTTCAGGTTCAGTTTCAGGAGCTGGCTCTGGTTCGCCTTCTTCAAAAGCATTCTCAAAAGCCTGTTCTAATTCTTCATCTGTCAGTCCTTCAATTTCAAAAGTAATATCTTGTTCTGTCTTATTGTATTTTTCCAGTAATTCTTGCAGTTTCAAGTTTTCATATCCTCCTTTCTCAGTGTGCTTTCTAAAATCAGATAATAATGACTGGAATTCGGATAGAATACTCTTCAACTCATCATAGTCATTATTGTTTTCAAAAGTTTGCACAGTTGCTTTGGCTCCATCCATACCGGGTTTTACATGTGAACCTAGTAGAGTTACACCAAAGAAAGTAAATTCATCGATAGAGAGACGTTTATTTTTTGCATCAAAAGAAAATTTCTTGACATTTAATTCCACAGAAACATCAACAACACCACGTTTTTCTAAAATATCAGCAGCGTAGCTATATTCTCTAAAAACTAAACCATCAACGAAAACATATTTTTTATCAGATTGTTCATCTTCTACCAATTCAATATTATTATCTTTTGGAATAATGCCGACAATTTTTTCTATGTACTCGATACGTTCTTTGTCTGGATTCATTTTATCCTGAGCAATTACCATATCATGTCCATTAAAATCTAATGGTAAGTCGTCATTCCCATTTTGCACTTCAATTATAGATGCAAGGATAGGTTTCTCAGCAAAAGAGGGTAGGGCATTCGTCATAGATTCTTCAGAAATATAAGATCCATTCAAGTTTTCAAGCGTATGACAAGCCTTAAATCTGCAGGGAAGATAATGTTCATCATATTCGCCTTCAATAGCTGAAAAAGAAGCTGGCACTGAAACTAAAATACCATTTTCTTCTTTTGCTTCGTAATTCTACACACTATTCTGAACACAATAATTGAACAGTTCGTGCATAGGAATACCTCTTAAATTCATTACGCACATACACCTCCTTTCTAAAATTGATGAGCTTAAAATGTTAAAATGTCTGAATAACAAACATTAGCATTTTCAAAATTAAATTTAACATTATTATCATTAATGAAAATATATTTAAATTCATCAGATGAAATCAGTATAAAACCAGCAACAATCATTTTTTCTGCAGTAGTTTTATCTTTAACGATGATAAATGTATTATTACTTGACATTTATCTCACCTCACATAGAATTTTTTTCTTGTTCTTTGGTTTTTTCCCCTTCATCTGTTAATTCATCAGTATCTTTTTCATGTGATGTATCAGTAGATTGTGTATAACTTGTTTGGAAGGGTATCCAAGTTTTATGTAGTTGTAAAACTTCGTTTTCCAAGAAATCAAGACTCATGGTTTCTAAAGGACTAAAGCCATCCAATGCCGCTACCGCAAGCTTAACAGGAACGCCGTTTTGTCCGGATTCTAACAATTCTTTTTTCTTTTTATTTTTTGTATAAGGTGACACTTCCATATATTTTACAAAAGCATGATCACCCAAAATATATCCAATATATCTATTCACCCAATTTTGAATCTGGGGTAAAAGTGGTTTCAATGCCGTTAAAGTATCAGATAAAATTTGAGCTTCGTAAATTGTTGTCCCAGTTTTATCATTATCTAAAACTTGTGAGCCGCCAGACATTTTTAACAAATTACTTTGGGCATTTGATAAAGAGTCAACATCCTGTGTCTGATTATCTTTAAATTCAATTGGTTCAATAGGAAGCGGGGAGATAACTGCATTTACCTGATCCGGTAAAGAATCTGCAAATTTATTAAAATATTCAATTGCAGTATCAACATCAACCTCGAAATCATCTGGCTCATCAGTTCCAGATAAAACCTTTAATCGTGCGACAAGTAATTTATAAATTGATAATTCATCTTTAACAGCCTGAATTGATTGTAAATCAATTAAATCAATTAATGACTCAAACAAACCAACGAAAGGTGGCATAGCCATAGTAGAGTCTTCAACATTAATTTTCAAACAAATGGTTCGCTCTATATCTAATTCTTGCCAACGTAAATTATTATCATTTTGATATTTATTCCATTTTGATTTAAATTCTTTATCCCAATATTCTAAATTGTCAGAGTATCTTCTAAAATAAGAGAAATCAAATGCAAAATTTAATGTGCCATCATAATTTACAGAGCTAACTCTACAATATTCAGAAGGAAGAGGCATTATATAAAAATTTTCATCGTCTTCATACACATAACCAAAAAAAGCGTCTTCAATCCAAGCGGATAGAACACACTTATAAATCTCATTTTGCAAATTCATTTTATGTAATTGTTTTAATGTGCTAGAATATTCTTTTAAAACATCTTCCCTAGATCTTGGTTCGTCTAAATTTTGTAAAGGAATAATAGACATATAATTTAAGTCAATCATTTCTGTATAATACTTAACCAATCTTCTATAAGGGTAGGATAATCTATATAAAAACCTACTTAGATTTCTGAGATTGGTTTCATTATTTTTAGGGTTTTTCATATAGTTTCTCAATAATGTTTTTGAGAAAATAGTGAAAGTTCTGTTTTCATTTTTTGTCAAATTTGCAAGCTGAATTATTTCTTTAGTTTTTGCAAAGGTTTCGTGACGTTCTTTGATGTCTTTAACGCTATATTGGCGATTCTTATTTTTTTGTTTTGGTTCTTTTTGTGCTCCCAACTTTTCACCGCCTTTCAATTATAGTCCAGAGAATAGAGAGCTGCGAGTCCCAGTTCTCATTGGTAATTTTTGTGCTAAACTAACATTTGGAGTTTCTTTTTTCTTATTTCTAATTTGGGAAACTCGTTTTTCACTCAAATACCAACCAAGCATTGCTAATGTGTAAGCACGGTCATCATGCAACGTGCCTTCACTAGCGCCGGTATCAGCATCTTTATGAGCAGGAAGTTTAAATGAGTCAGAGCCGCTATCACGTTTTACACGACAAATATTTACAATTTCTTCTTTCATCGCATCAATTTGTGATAAAGCAACTTCTTCATCAGGTGATAATTTATACATAATTGTTTGAGCTGTATCTAATTTGTCTAGCTCATCTGCTAGACGTTCTTCATATTCTTTTGTTGGAAGATCTAATTTATCTAATTCAGCTCTAATTCTTTTTTCGTTTTCTTTAATTGTTTTTGTGTCAATCTGTAGCATATTTAAATAACCACGATTATCATACTTTTCTGGGAATGTAATATAATCTCCTTCGACCATTTTAATTAATGCCTCAAACATTTGAGATTTATATTTTGCTGGTTCGAGCATTTTAATTTTATCAACAGCGTTGGGGAATTTTCTTATGTAGTCTTTAGAAAATTCTTTGTCAATAAATCCACGCTGTTTTTTCCCGGATTTATCCATCCAGTCCTCTAATAAAAAGTCTGGAATACTTTTACCGCCACCGCCGGCACCAGCATCAATCATAATACATTCAATATTACCATATAAATCGGCATCTCCATTGTAATCTAAAATCAATTGTTTTAATTCGCTAATTTGTTGTGGAGTTGTTTTGGGTGTTTTTTTTCTAGTACTTAAATCCATAAAATTAACACAATTAACAATATCCATCATCCAACCCTTCTCATCGTCATAGCGTAATTCACCAACGCTAACAACAGAATTGTCAGTAGATCTTGCAGGGTCATATGCTAATACAAAAGTTCTTTTTCCTGTATCATTACTCATTACAGGAGGGCGAACATAAGAGTTTCGTGTAATTAATGCACGTTTAATAATTTGTCCGGAACCACCATCTTCCGTGAACACATTATAATATTCTCTTAATGCCTTTTCTTGATTAACACGCATTTCTGCATCAACAGTTTCCTGACGCAGTAGTGAAGCGGGATAAATTTTTCCGCCTTTTGTGCCTCTAATTACAACATCGCAGTTAATATCTGCAACAAAATAACGAGGATCGCCTAAAAGCATTTTCTTGGAAAAATCCCTATATTTAGAATAAAACGGTGTATCAATAGAAGATGCAGATGAAATCTAGACAAGTTGATTTGGAATTTCTCTGGGTAGAGTTCTAATATCCATATCTCCACCCATTTTAAAATCTTTATTTACGATGGTAAATGCACCATATACATTCATCATTTCTTCCGACAAGAAGCCACATTCATCAAATACAACCATATTGCCACGAGCACCTCTTTTGCGGTCAATATTTGAATTCAATGTCTTAGTAAAAGAACCATTATAAAGACTGTAAAAATGCCCAGATGGATTATGGACAAATCCTTCACCCATGCCATTTCTAATCTCTAATTCTTGTTTAAATACACCGGTTAACCCAGTCATAGATTCAATATTTCTATTTGCAATATTTTCTAGTGTTTTAAAAGTTGTGATAGCCTGATCGCCAGAGCCAGAGGCAATATATGCCCAATAGTTATTAAATAGCATACCTTTTGCCATTAACATTAAGTCTGTAATTGAAGATTTACCAAAACCACGACTACACACCCATAAGGAGTAGGGGGTGTTCCAAGTTTTCATAATAGCATACGCCTGTGCATCAAGTAATTCTGCGCCGATTACATCTTTGATAAATTTAATCGGGTTTTTCTGATACTAAGCACGAATTTCAGCAAGTTTTTGAAAACTCTCCAATTTTCTTGTGGACATAGAGTATTCAGTTGGTTTTACAAAAATCTCATAATTCTTGGGGATAAATAATTTATTTTCATCATTCATTTAAATTACCCCCGTCTTCATCATTATGTTCTGGCATACTATAATCCATTGGAATATATTTATCTTCTTGTGATCCATTACTATACAAAATAGTATCTTTTGATAAATTGGCTTTATCAAGATAACCAATTTCTTTTAAATAATCTTTTAAATCCATATTTTCACGCAACAAGATTCTTGCTTGTTCTTCACGCTCTTCAGCTAATTCAATGTATTTCTGTAAAAGTTCACGTTGTTCCGCAAGCATTTCAGAATAATCATTTTCATCAAGTTTAATTTTGTTTAAAATCGACTGATTGCTGATATCTGCGACTTGACGCATACCACGACATGTGCCAATATCAAACCCATTAACTTCCGCTGCACGAAGATTCATATCTTTTAATTTTCTTGTTCTACCAGTGAATGTATCGTCGCCACGCTTAACATTCTTATTGTTTTTTAAAGAAATACAGCTTTCTGTAGCTAATTTTTGAATACTTGCTGTAATCTTTGATTTTGTATCTTCAAGAGCCCTGATGGTAGATACATTTCTATCTAAATTTCTAGTATCGTTAATCAATACAGAAATAATATCGTTAATTTTTTCAATATGTAAAAACCCTTTTACAATTTCAATGATGGAGCTAATTCTCATCATATCTGCACTTGTATCTTCATCTAAATCACAATATCCAACAAACTGAGAATATAAAAATGGCTTATCTTTTTCCTGTTCGGTTTCAAATGGATCATATCCAAGTAACCTTAAAGTATCAGCTTTATTTTTTTCATATTCCTCAAGCAATGTTTTGTTTTTTAATAAAGTTGCATCCGTTGGAATTAGTGCTATTTCAGGCTTAAATACATCGCCATCACGCCAGCGATAGCCAGCATATTGTTTCATAGCAATATTTTTTGTGTATGCAGTAAAAACATTGTTTTTAATTTTTTCATGTGTATTATTTGCAGCCTCAAGCAAACTAGATTCCCAAACACTTGTTAAAAATGGTTTATCAACATATTCAAGATATGCTTTAACAGAATCAACTGTTGGAGCAGAGGCTACACCAGTATCAGGATCGACAGGCATAGCAATTTGATAACAACATTTTTTGCAAATTCTGCTTACGCTTGTTTTTGATAGTGGGTCTGTACATGCGAAAAATTCAGTGTGCGGATATACACCACCGCATAAATAACATGTATGATAATCTCTACCTATCTTTAATTTTCTAAACAACTCAAGTTTCTATTGCTGTGGAATTGTTTCAATTTCTTTTACCAAATCATCAATTTGGTATTTTTGATCCCGAAGTGGTTGTTTTACTTCTTTTGTTTTTTTCGCTGTCTTAGGCAACAAACCACCTCCGTTTCAATTACAATAATATTTTTGTTGACTTATTAGTACAAATAACTTTTGTTGTTTTACAGCGATTTCCGAGTTCCGCTTCCAAATCATCCTTGAATTGTAATTTATTGTGATCGGAATGAACAAGATATACTCGTTCAGCGTTAATATCGGCATAATAATTAATTAAATCTTCTCTTTGCATATGTGAAGAGAAAGATGTTAAATTACAAATTTGAGCTCTATTTTTAAAAGGTTTGCCATTAATAGTGATTGTTTTTTGTGTATCACCATTTTTAATTTTATATGCTAAACTACCTTCTGTAGAATAACCACAAAAAAGAATACAATCATTCTCTACAGGTAAAATACTTTCTGTCCATTTTACGCTTCGCCCAGCAGTTAACATACCAGAACTAGATAAAATGCATTTTGCACTCTTATCCATGACTGCAGCCTTGCTCTCTTCGGGATCTGTAATAAAAATAATATTTTTCCAATTCATCATGGTGTCAAATTTCTCTTTTGCGTCACCGGACAACAAATTAGAATAATGTTCTAATAATCTAATAGCAAGTGGGCTATCTATAACTATTGGAATATCAAAATTTTTATCATTCCCGAATATAGTAAAAATATTCCAAAGCATATATGGCATACGGTCAAGGCTGAATGTTGGAATCAAAACACGCTGATTTCTATCTATGCAATATTGTTCAATAACACTTTTAATTTTTTGCATATCTAAATCATATGTTTTCTTTGTCATATCTCTGCCTTTCGCTGAATATGTGCATTCACCAATAACAATATTAGCTTTTTTGACAGGCTCAAATTCTTCAACAAATACATGTTGTTTTTGTGTGATAATATTACCCAAATCAGAGGTGAATAAAATTGTTCTTGGATGAACACCTCGTAAAATTACCTCTGTTTGTTGTGACAAGAAAATATGTCCAGCAGGAGTGTATCTGACAGACACATCTTCTGTTATCTCAAAAATTTGATGTGATTCATATTCCTCAATATATTTTAAAGCCATATGTACATCAGATTCATCAAAGAGGGGAGGGATATATTTACCCGATTTTTGACTTAAATATTCTGCATCACGAACATTGATCCACGCACAATCTAACCACATTTCTTTAATAATAGGGGTAGAATTTTTAGGAACAATAATTCTTGCATTGCATTTACCGGTAGCATACAAGGCTGGAACCATACCAATATGATCTTGATGATTATGTGATAAAATAATAATATCAACACGTTTTGGCTTGATTTTTTGTAGCATCACTTTATTTAAACTATAATTCTCAAGGACAGTTTTACCATCCATGATTAAACCACATTCAAATAAATATGTTTTTCCATGCTACTCAATTTTTGTACAGCTACCAGTTACACCTTCGCAATTGTTTCCAATGATACTGATTTCGGCTTTTTCATTCTTCTTAGAAATAATAATCATCCCTTACTTATTTTTGTTTTTGCAGCCACTCCTTGTAATCCTTATCATCTACATTTCTGCTCATAGCATTCCATACTTTAAATGCAAGTGTGTCAATCGCCCAATAAGTTTTTGCTCTGGGGTGTGTTTTGGATACTACAGTAATACCTTTACAACCAGCATTCAGGAATTCTTTTTCCCAACCCATAGATTCAATATAATCTTTTTCTTGTCTTGTAATTTGTTTCATTAGTTTTCTCTCCCTTTAATCAATTTAGCACAATTGTATATTCACAAACTTTACCTTTATCCTCTTCAAATACGACGAAAGAAGCGGTGGCATCAGCAGTTTTTCTGATTTTAATACTAAAATCATCAGACCCAACTATAGATCCAACACTAATGACACCTTTTCTCACGCCTGTATTTTTAAAGGAGGTATGATGTGTATGTCCTGCAACAATCTAATCGATTTTTACGCCATAAACATGGGCATAATCTTTTAAGGCTGTTTCAAGATCAGACACTTCACCATGAATACCTAAAATGTTATATCCAGCAATATTTGTAAAAATAAAGCCAGTTTTGTTATAATATACTTGTAAATTCTCATTCTTTTCATTAATAAGCTCAATACAAGTTCTTACAACTTTCTCAATATTATCATTTAAATGAGCACCTTTTCGCCCATCTAATAGTCTACATTCACCATGATTGCCAAATGTATCATAATACTCAACATTGACATAGCGAGATAATTCGTGTAACCAATTACCTATATATCTTCCGAAAATAATAGCACTATCAATAACACCATAACGCAATGTCCACGCCTGACTATGACGTAAAAATCCATCTAAAGCATCTCCTAAATTAAATACTTTGATAGAATTAAAATCTTCTTTTTTTACAATGCTGATAGTTTCAGAAAGCAGTAATTCCATTCGATTATAAAATATTTCCGGATTATATTCGTTTATGATCTGGTCATCAAATCCATAAATTTTAAAATCTTTACCAAAATGACAATCTGCGAAGTTTAATAATCCGAATTTTTTTGATGTTGTAATATCACGCTTTTCAATTTTAATAGGGTGGGGGAGACATTCTTTGATTGAATTAATAACTTTTTCCTCAAAAGCTTCTTCTCTTGCTTGTTCTCTAAGCCACTCATTATATTCACGTTTTTCGTCTTGTAATTTAACACGCTCAATTCTAATAGCACGTTCTTTTTCATTTAATTTTCTAATAAGCTCATCATTATCAATTCCATTTTTAATCTGGTTTTGATAATATTGCATGACATTATAACCGCTAAATGATGTGACATTCGCTGCTTTTCTTAGGCTGTCTGGGTGACAATCTAAACCAAGTAAATCAACAATGTCGCTCCATTCAAGATCTGCAGGATTCTGTTCAACCTTTAATGTAATAAGGCGCAAACCATATTCCATAAAACTTTCATTTTCCTTTTGAATCTAATTATTAATATCCATTCATTCCCTTCACATAAAAATAGCATGGCTAATTGCCATGCTTGATTATTCTTCATATCTTTTGTTTTTATGTTTCTCTTTTCTTTTATAGGAGCCTTTTCCTTTTTTGTTTTTTACAACAAAACCTCGTTTACGATAAGTTAAATATTCCTGCAATTCATCCTTATCCATTTTAAACATTCGTCTATCCACTTAAATCACTCCTTATAAATTAAAAATGCGGATGACAGGAATCGAACCTGCACGAGTTTACTCGCCAGAGCCTAAATCTGGTGCGTCTTCCAGTTCCGCCACATCCGCATAAAAGCACAAGAGGGGAATCGAACCCCCATATTCAGCTTGGAAGGCTGACATCATAGCCTTTAGATCACTTATGCACACAGTAATTAATCAAGAGAAAGGTAAGACTGACGGAATATGTATGACCTTTCATTATCTGGACGATAATCTCTTAATTTAATTACTGAAACGCCATAGGTAGGATTTGAACCTACGCACGATTTCTCGCCTAACTCCTTAGCAGGGAGCCCTCTTCAGCCTCTTGAGTACTACGGCATAGAATTGGGGTAGAGGGAATCGAACCCTCGACCACTGGCTTATAAGGCCAGCCCTCTAACCTACTGAGGTACACCCCGATAACAAATAACACTTTTAGATGTGTGATGGCGTTCCACCCAGTCGTTACAGTTTACGACACTGCACCGACAACGGTTATGGATACGCCTCACTGATCCAAATACCTCAAATTTGAAGTGTGTGTACACATGGTATCACAAGCCCTGCGTCCAGCAGAAATTTCTGTCTTCACAATTAAATAGCGATGCATTTCAACTATAAAGATACAAGCAATACCAAAGCTGATAATAGGACTTGAACCTAAATAACGATTTTTATAATACATTAGATGTTAGCATTATCAATAAGATCCAACTGTTTTGCTAATATATAATCTTTTGCAAAAGACACACCTTTTGTTTGCCCGTTCTTTGGTGAAGAAAATCTTAAAGTTTTTGATGATGCACATTCAAATACTGGGATCAAATAGCATTCACCATCATAAAATGTTGCAAAATAATCTGTATCATCCGATGTATAATAAACATTTTTAACACTCGAACAATTAACATGTGTGCTTCTACAAGAAATAATAATAGCATTATCGCCATCTAATAATGCAGCAGATTTAACTTGAACACGAAATATTTTTCTGCCTGTATCAACAATCATGTCCTATTTTGCATTATCACCAAAAGGAATGCTAACCTGACAACCATGTTGATAAAATGCTGTGATGCATTGTAACTCTGTAATATTCCCTTTTTGTTTAGTAGTTAAATCCATATATTCACCTATTCTATTATAAAAATCATGCGCTCTGCCAATTGAGCTATACCAGCATGATAAATGAGTGATACTTGATTCGAACAAGTTCAGCAATTGCAACAGATTTACAGTCTGCCCCGGCTCTCCAACTCCGGCGATCACCCATATTGGTGGCATGGCTGAGTTTTTTTAGGGTTTGCTCAAGCGTTGCCAACTGTTCATCCCTACGAGCCTAAAGCCCAATTCACGAGGCTAAACCTCCGAAATACAAACTATCTGTGTTATTACCACAGTGATTGCAGCGACAAGATTCGAACTTGTGATTTCAGAGTTATGAGCCCTGACGGATAGACCACTTCCATACGCTGCGATATTAAAAAACAGGAGGGCAGTGACTCGAACACTGAACTTCAGTTTTGGAGACTGGTGTTTTACCAGTTAAACTAACCTCCTAAAAAATTGCAGAGAGGGGAGTCGAACCCCTAACCTCTGGATTATGAGTCCAGGAATCTTCCATTGATAGTACTCTGCGTTAATAATATAGTGCAGGAGAGGAGATTCGAACTCCCAATCCCTCACGGGCGGCGGATTTTAAGTCCGCATCGTATACCAGTTCCGACACTCCTGCACATTTATATCCAAGAATAACTTAATGAGATGAAAAATATTGGAACATTACGAAAGGATTAACTGAATATCCTTCAACCAATGTTTCTGTGTCTTTAAATGTGTAATCTGTATAAAACTTTTATATCATCATAGTTTTCTATAATTAAATCCTCAAAGAAGTAACTCATTAAACTGCATTGGATATAATAAGAGAATATTATGACCTATTTTATAATTCTGAGTATAACTGAAATAGAAATTTTTAGCGCTCTCCCAATTGAGCTACGGTGCACAACTTAGTACACCGACAGGACTCGAACCCGCAACCTCTCGATTAACCAGTCGAAGTAACTATTTCAACTGCATCAGAATTTTATTGCATTTTTAAGCCGAGAATGTCGTGAATAGTGAAAAAAGTCTATCGCTCTACCAATTGAGCTACCATATTAACCGCAATATAGAATAGATTTGAACTATTAACACATAGATGAAGTAACTATTCACACTGCATCAGCTATATTTACTTATTAAATCAGAGAATAACTTATATGGTGTTAGCGTTTTCTGAAGCAAATATGGAGTATTTACGAAGTAACCATATAAACTGCATCTGATATATATTTTTTATTAAAAGCATCTCTGAGAAGAGGTGACGAGTGCTATTGAGTTGGAAGCTGGATTCGAACCAGCGTTTTCACCGTAAAAGGGTAATGTCTTATCCTCTTGACTATTCCGAAGTAACCCGTCTAACTGCATCAGAGATGCTATTCAATTACTGTTTATTTTTGTTTTCAATTTCATTCCACAGTTCAATCATTCTGGAAGCAAAAATACTTTCTTTGCCTGTCCAACCAGTCATGATATTTGTTCTATATGCATATTCTGGAATCAGAATGTTGTTATATCCTGCAGTCTGAATAGAGAATACATTTACTTTTGGATTAACCGCCTTACGGTAATCCTGGATTAGCTTAAATACATTTACATGATTATAAGCGCATCCATATTTTTCATGATACTCAGAAACATCTTTGCCTGTACCATACAAGCCGCCATGACCAGCCTGTTGATCGGAATAAATAAAAATGTTATCCCAGTGTTCTTTATTAGCAATTGCATCTCTAAAGAACTTCCAAATGCCACCTTCTGTTGAGCCGCCAACATCACTATATCTGCTTTTTGTAATATCTTCAGACTGCTTCAGAATGCCATGTCTTTTGCTGATAGGATATGTTTTTAATCTGTCACCAAATTTACCAACATAACCCTCTTCGGAACAAGCTGCAGTAATCACAGAGGAGAGATTATCAATTTCTGCAATACATACACTGCCATATTCTGAAGTAATTGTACCCCATGCAGAACCAGAGTTATCAGACAGGCACATTGTTTTGCCTTTCAGCTTTGGCATATTCTGAATAGAAATATCCATACATTCTTCCAAAGCATCGATAATCTGAGGTTTATGATGGCATTTGCTACCAGATACCGCTTTCAGTGCAGAGTAATATCTGAAAGGGAATTGTTTGCCTTTCAGTACACCAGAAGTTAGTTTTGTAAGGTATTCTTTGCAGAATTCTGCATCGTCAACTTCTGTAAATACGCCACGCAGATTTCTTAACAAAGCCATATGACCCATATTCGTTGTTCTGAAAATTTCTTTCCAGCCCATACCAGAGGATCTTAGTGTTTCCCATGTTTTCTGGTCATCATCAACTTTCAGCGTATCATGCATCAGTTTATCCAGAGTAGGGGAGTTTGCGTGAGTGATACGAACTGCATTAATCATGCCGATTTCGCTATTTTTATATTTGTTTACCTCGTATTCTCTCAGATTGCTAAGTTTAGAAGCAATAGAACGCTTCAGAATACTAGGGATATTATTTTTCTGACCTTTATTCAAGAACATATAATAAGCCAGCTGAGTCATTGGCTCATCAGCTCGTCTCATAACCTGTTCATTGATTTTATTGAACATGCCATTGTATTCTGCGGAGAACACTTTTCTTTTAGGGTGAATGGCAGCACGAACCATGATAATCTGTGGATTCAGTCTCATGTTGTACTCATTTCTTAACTCAACGGCAAGATTCAGAGTACCCATAAAGTCGTAGTCCAAAGCGTTATCTACACATTCTTCCATAATCTGAGTGGTTGTTTTACCATCAGAAAATTTCAGAACCAGGCTGTCTCGCACAATACGATCCAGATAAGATTTACCATCTCTAACTGCTGGTCTATAATAAGACGCTTCGCCAAAAATGGAAGATGCCATTACCATTTTCAGTGTATCAAGAGGATTGATAACATAGCTATCTCCACCCATGAAGTTTGTCACTGTTTCATCTCTACGAAGCTTTGCTTCTTCGTGCATGAACTTTACACTTTTACTCATTTTGCTCATAATTAAGCCTCCTTTTAATCCGGTGACTCTGCTTATGCAAAGTCGAGAATGCTTGCTAAGGCGATAAACATGGCCAGAATATGATATTAAAAGTATCATCCTAAGAAGTAGCCCTAGCATCTGCATCGACAATATATAGCGGAGCGAGTGAGGTTCGAACTCACACACGACATCCCTGCCGCCTAATGGTTTTCAAGACCATCCTCTTAGCCAATTTGAGTATCGCTCCAAAATAATTCGTCAAAATTTATTTTTAATTTTTGTTCATCTGGGATGTCTCTCCAATATCTCCATAAAAACCCAAATGCTGTTGTGTTTTCACCTCTACGATTACTTAATGAATCGCATATAGCACCACTATTTGGATTTTTATTAAATCGTCTATTTGCCTCAGATTTACTCTTATAAATAGAGATAATTGAATATGTAAAAGGATCTATTTGACATAAAAAACCACCATTTTCTTTAATTAATAAATCTCTACATTCGTCACATGTTAGCCATTTTATATTATGTTTAGCTAAAATTTTTTTGACTGATTTTGGATCTATATTAAAATAACTAGCAGTCCTACCTGCAACATATTTTGCAATAGAGCAATGATATTCAATAATTTCATTATCTGTAAATTGAATATATGGTTTTCCATCACCACCAATTGTCGCATTATACCCATTAGATCCATATGTGTTTAGCTATTGAATCCAATATTTTTCTCTTGATTCAATATCATCTGTTTCCTCGATTATTTCAAATGAAAAATTGTCTATGCCATATTTGTTCATTGCGCTCTACAAAGGACGCTTTTCGCATCTTCTTGTTTTGCTATCTTTTATATGTTCTTTAAAACGGTCATTTGGATTTAAATGATTTGTTTTGCCAACATATTGTTTTCCATTAATTTTATTAGTGATAACATAAATCTAACCCAAATTAACGCCTCCAGAAAATACATTATAATCCCCATTTTGTTATAGACCTAATGGGCAAGCTGTCTGAAGCGGGCAATATGGGATTCGAACCCATGACCTTTCGGTTAACAGCCGAATGCTCTAACCAACTGAGCTAATAACCCGATAATATGATAAAACTATAAATTTTATCATAATTATTTTTTTAAATAAGACCATTTATATCCCTAAGCGTGTTTATTTTTTCCTCTCAAAACTTCATATATTGCCGAAGAAGTTCTGCTTTTGCCAAATGCTTCATTGGCGTCTGCGACACTGTTAAACTGCGCAATAATTTCATTACTTTTACAATCAATCTGACAAACAATATTTCCACGCTCAGAGATTAATACCTGATTAACTTCATCAGAATTTAAATGATGAATATTATATTTATCTAAAATAGTATTAACGGTTTTGGGATCAAGGTGAAAATAACGAGCAGTTCTCGCAGATATATATTTTGCTTCTGTACAATGCTAAATAATTATATCTTGATCACTATAAGGCACATAAGAACGCCCATCTCCTCCACGGGTAGCATTATACCCATTCGATCCATAAGTACCGAATTTTTGAATATAATACATTTCTCTATCTTCTGGGGAGTATGTTTCTTCGATTATTTCAAAAACAAAATTCTCAACACCATATTTATTAAATGCTCTATAAAGAGGGCGGTTTTTGCAACGATCTTTTTTACTATCTTTTATATGCTGATAAAATCTCTCAATAGGATTTGTTTTTTCTGTTTTTCCTATCTATTTTTTACCATTAATTAAATTTGTAATAGAATATATGTAAGCCAAATTAAAACCACCTTAGATTTAAAAATGGGTTATGAAGGTACTGCCCCTCCCTGGCTACAATAGCAATTGATTTAGAGTCAACCCGGCCTCTTTATCCGTCTAATAACCCGAAAATTAGCTACCCTGCGTGGATTCGAACCACGACCGTAAGAATCAAAATCTCATGTGCTACCATTACACCACAAGGCATCAATATACAGCAGGGGCTGGAGATACATGATTTGAAATGAAACAACATAAATGTGTAATATTTGGAAGGATGGTGCCCCTGCTGTGTCAATTATTCAATTTTATCTTTTCTTTCTTTATTTACACGAATTTCATAGTGATCTGTGCAAATAGGATAGATTTTTAACTTATCTGGAACAGTTCTTTCTTCGCCAAACAGAGCAATATATTCTGTATAACCATCTCTTGGTTTAAGTTCAATATTAATACCATCAAGAATTTTAATTGTAGTATTTTTGTCCTTTGGAGAATTTACAATCATTTCGTGTAATACTTCTCTGAAAGCGTCATACATCAAATTAACATCTTTCTGATAAAAATCGCATTTTTTAGCTACTGCTCTTACAATATCTTTCTGACGAATAAAAACCGTTTCTTTTTCTTGGTTTTCTTTCATTTAATCACTCCTTGAAAATATCCTCTACATTTGTAACAATTTCATCACAAACACCGAGTTCTTTTGCTTCAGACGCAGAAATAAACCATTCAGAACCAAATTTTTCATCCATCATCTCTTGTGGAATATTAGTTCTTTTCATAATATAAGCTTCCATTTCTTCCATCTGACGCTGATACTCCAAGATATGAGCAATAATTTCATCATAAGTTCCTTGAAAATTACCACTGCCTTTATGAATTAAGAAAGTGGCACTAGGCATAGCGTATCTCTTATGGCAAGCAAGATACATCATGCATCCTGCACTATATGCCATACCCATATTTACACCAATTACTGGAGTTTTAGATGTTTCAATCAAATCAATCATTGCATTATTAACATCTAATGAACCGCCAGGGCTGAAGAACAGTAAATAAATTGGTTTTCTATTTTCAACTGGTAAACCTGTATCATCTTTATTCCACATCATGATATATTTACCAAATTCAAGAAAGCCATCTGTTACATCCATATCCAGCCAGAGAATACGATTCTCTAGGTTTTTATACTATGTAAGTAATTCTGGAGAGGGGAGCTGTAAATTCTCAACATATTTAGGAATTAAAGCTTGAATCAGCTGTTCCTCTGTCATAATTTGTTTTTGATTATTATTATCCATAGTTCTCCTTTTTGCTGACAATATTTTTTAGTTTAGAGTTGTTTAAAAAAATATCGCTCAACTAACTTACAAACTTATTATATCATAGATCGTTTAGATTGTCAACAGTATTTTTTAATTTAAACAATATTTTTTTATTTAAAATTTTGGTAGATAGAAGCAGGGGAGTACCCCTGCTATATTTCTTATCCTACCATATTAGAAAAATGAAAAACGATTTCCTAAAACACACGGAATCTACATATGTTTTATTCAAATTCATCATTTTCTGGTCTGTGGACATTTTTTATACTATCTCGTTGCAAAGCTTTTTGTTTTGTATAATAATTTTTCCGATAAACAGTATAACAATCACTACATCTCTCGGATCTTGTATCTTTAATGCTTGTCTCAAATAGTTTTCCGCAGTCGATACAAACGATATATTTCGTAGTAACAGGCGATAACTTAGAGCATTGTTTACAAATCTTAGAATGAGACGAACCTTTGCTTTTTATTTTTTGTTTTGGAAACTTTTCATATTTGCCACATACATTACAGAAGAATCCTTTTCCAGATAAAACCATATACTGATTACCAAGATCAACAAGACTGGTGATAGGGTAGTTTTCTCCATCAGACATAATTTCAACTTTAATGTTTGTATTACTACATTTAAGTGATAATGAAATTTGTCCAGAATTCTTTAAGTAATGAATTTTAAGCATTTTAGATTTTTTATCACCATTCATATTAGCAAGCTTAAATAATTTTACCCAATCCACATTAACCCAGTTTGAGTTCTCTGGTCTGGCAGCATTATACTATTTAGCAAGACATAGACAAGTGAACATTAATTTTTCAGCTTGATCGTCACATAAAGATTGTATTTCATCAAGCTCTGAATCACTAATATAAATAGTGTCCACCTCTAATAATGGCTATTTTTTTGCGTTGTTGATATATTTACAAACAACATCATACCATTCGTCAGAATTATATCCCGAATAGTTTTTCATCATAAATTCATCAATTTTTTGAAGAATGATTTTCTTTCTATATCCAGAAATATGCCAAAAATATCTGACGAGTAACTGCACTGTGGCTGAAGGCTTCTTGTCAACAATTCCTTGCTCCAGAATTTTTTCAGCCTATTTTCTTTCATTTAACAATAATTCCATCAAATATCACCTCCCGAAATAACCTTTTCTTTAATTGCAAATCGCTCACCGCAATAAACAATATCACCATCGGCATCTTTAGCAGGGTATTTGATTGTCATATTATTTTTTTCAAGCAAATTAGATAGGATAGTGCTACCACATAAATCCCATGCAAATTGTTTAGACTTGTTATTTGTATAGCAAAGATCAATTACAATATTACATAAGCGTTTTGCATTAGGACAAATTTCATAACATTCTCTAACAAAAATATCTTGAAACATTTGCCTTGCAACTTTTCTGCTTTCTTCATCTATGTTGTCAACTTTAACATCCTGTGCATACTGTTGAACACGCTTACCATATTCAAGGTATATATTTTTAATTTTCTCAAATTCATCTGCTGTGTATTCAACATCTGATTTTAAAATAGATGCATCAAATTCTGGATATACATAATCAAAATCTGGATAATGTTCTACTTTATGACAAATGCGATTTACAACACAGTCAGTATCAGTAACAGGAATGTTATTATGATAATACATTAGGAATATTTCTTCATCTGTGGTTCTATCATCAGAACTCAATAAATCATTTAATGATTTCCCAAACGATCCCCAACATTTCATATCACAAGCATTAACATATTTATCATAATCACTTTTCAGATAATCATAATTCTACATGAAGAAATAGGGTTTCTTACACGCTGCCGTTCTCTGATAGATCATCTTCAACTCTTTTACATCATCTGGATCATCATCATTGATACGGTTAACCTTATTGTCATACCAGTGTCTAGGCATGGGTTTTGCAATAATCCCTTTTGCTTTATCAATTTGGTTTTGTTGCTCCAACTGCCCACAAATAATACGCTATTGTAGCACTTCATACTCTGGGCTTCCTTCTGGATACATTGCTTGTAAACAAATCTGAGAAGTAATAATGTTTGTAGTTGAACCGATGGCGTCACCAAAGCTCAACTTATTTGAAGTAATTAAATCTTCCTCAGTTGGAATTTTCTTTTCTGCTTTACGCTGAATACACTGAATTACAGGAAGATTTTTTGTATTCCGTAATAAAATTTCTGAATTAGTGGTATAAAACATATCGCCATCATGATCACTACCATTTAATGCTTCTGCGGTTGTATCCCAACTGTTTAATAGCATACATGTGGTAATCTATTTATACCAATAATCTATTTCTGCGTTTGATACAGGCTTCATTTTTCTGATATTGTATTCAGAAGACATTGGTGCTCTGAAGCAGACAATTTCTTCTACATTTCTATCAGACCAGTACTTATGCTAACATTCACCTTTTTTCAAAAGCCCAGTAACTTCTAACCCAAACATATTTTGTGCCAATGAATAAGGATCTCCGCCGGTAACAGCAAAGTTCGCATCAAGTTTAAGTACACCAATTTTTGCCTGTTTGATTTTTTTCTTTACCATGTGGTAGATTTTGCTTCTGATAAACGGATCGTTAATCAGTCTGCTGTCAACCATCAGCGCTTTTGCGAAATCAAAAAAATCATCAGAGAATACATTTTTATCATTAATGCCAAATCCACAAAGGAACAGTGCCGACTTTCTCCAATCCATACCCATTACATCACAGATTTCGTCCATAGTAGGTTTGATGAGTGCATCAACTTCTACATCAGAAAGTTTCTAGTTCTGTAAAAATTGATAATTTGTTTCACGGACGCTATCTAATTCGTAAGGTGTAACTTTAGAAACAGCAAAACTATATCCGTTTTCTATGGTATTAATCCAATAATCCTCCCAAGATGAATAATGATCCCATAACTTTAACATTGAAGCAGTCAAAATAACTTCTGCGTCTCTAACATCTCGTTTTGTACCCCAAACATCTATGATTTCATATGTTCCTGCAACTTTTTCTGCAAAATCAATAAAATCAAATGTAAAGAGCATTCCTTTAGACCAGGGTAAACCCCTTGTGTTTACGCCAGAAATATATTTGCCATATTCTCCACCAAGTTCAATATTCCAACGAAAGGATAAGGAAGGGAGCATAAAACCATACCCATCGCTATCAACCAAGGATATTTCTTGATTTTTTAAAAAGGAAAGGGTGGGCTCTTCACCTTCGCTATCATCGACCCGAATGATGTCCTCAAAGAATTTTGTTTCGCAATCCGGCACAACAATAATACCATTTGGATTTGATACAGGAATAGATCCACTACAAACCAACGCTTGGTATGCCTCCAGCTTTGCGGGGACAATAGGAATTTCTTTGTTTCTGCCATTGTCAATTCTTCGCTTTAACTCTGGGTACAAACGCTCACTGACATAAACAATTGTGGAGTTTTTAATACCACCATTTGTGCCAAGTAATCGTTTATACTGAACACCATTAATAGAAAAACCTTTATTGGCTCGATCATAATCAGAATCTCTATCAATAATCAAACACATATAATCTTCTTGAAATTGTGTTTCCTATAAGGCTTTCTATAGGCGTTTCATGTGTTCTTTATTCTCTTGTGAAGTTTCTTGTCTTCTTAATCTTTTAATTTCGTTTTTTAGCATTTTAGCTTTTGCATCAGTGTTTACACAGTTCAACTCGTCGATGAACCGTAAAATCTGACTATCAGAAAGAGCGATAACATCTGTTTTGTTCTTTAGTGCTACATCAAGAGGTAGCTCTAAATCCCATTTTGCCTTTCTAAGACGGCTGCTATGCAGTTTGTAAATCTACTTATGGCAAGCCTTTTGTTTAGCTATTACTATTCATCCTTTCTACATGTAAACCATATCAGTTTAAAAGTACCCCCATTTTTTAGGTTTGGCTGGATAATTTTTGCATTTAATTTTTCAGATGAGGAATTCCTTAACTTAAACCAGTTATCTCAAATTCCTTCCAGTCAAACTCAAAATTCTGGGGTAAAACACCCATTCTAGTCAAAAAGTTACACTGAAAATTTTGTTTAGATGAAAAGTTTTAGGATTGCCGAATCAAATCAGTGTAACTAGCAACAATGTGAATCCTCAATTTACATATGTTATAATGATTTATTACATGCTAACAATATTTTTTAGTTTGGCTGGATAAAAAAATAAATCAACCCCTCAGATGAGGAATTGGTCATCCTTGAGCTGTTACCCTTAAAATTTAGGGTTTGGCTGGGAGATTTTCGGCTAAAAAGGGCATTCTGAACATTTAGTTACATTTACGCTGTGCATTTACTGCCAACATCCGTTCAGCTTGCTCTGGCGGAACATCTCTAATCTTACTTCTGATGGTGATTAATCTTTTGGGAAACTTATAGGTTTTGCCATAAGCATCCTCTGAGTAAATACTAAATAGGGAAGGGTTGGCTTCGACCAGTTTCTCCATTTTAGTGATCCATGTAGTATCAGAACAGTATAGCTATGCATATTCGTCTGTCCGCATTGCGGTGATATGCATTTCTTGTTCATCTTTTTGAACCATTGTGCTCACCTCGTTTTGTTTCGCATTGATGTGCGGAATCAACGCTTAATGTGATTATAGCAGAAGTCTTGTGAAATATCAACAATTTGAAGCCAAAAGGTTGTTGCATAATTGTACTATTATATCTAATTATAATTATATATATTATATAATTTATTAAATTTATAATTATTATATCTATAACTAATATCTATTGTATTATATATATTAATATATATATTATATATATTATAATATTTATATATTATATATAAATAATGTTTACTAATAATATCTTTAAGTAGATATTATAGATTATTGTTTACTAATATATATATTTATTTAGATATATTATAACATTGTTTAATAATCTCTTTTGTTTTTTAGATACGATTTTTTAAATTGTGTTAACAATTTAAAAAGAATATAGAATAGTAAACCAAGATTATTAGTAAACCTTTTTATTAGTAAACCATGTTTAATATTAAGCTATATAGTTAAACAATGTTTAATAATAAGCTATATATAATAATATAACGATTTTCTCTTTTCTTGCGAATGTCGCAAGGAATGAGAAAGAGGAGTACCACTACAATGTAAGGTTGCCAGAAAAGAGAATATGTGGTACGAACTCAGCTAAGATCTCATTTGTTAAATTATATCTGTTGTTGTTAACACACAAAGCACTTTTCCAACTGATGGATTTTTCGGCCATGTTGATCAGTGAAAAGATGCTTTGCTGTTTTTCGCTCTGCTGTAGCAGCGCTCAATGAAAAAACAAATCATTGAATAAGGTTCTCCTGTTTCATATTGCTTTCTCCTTGGTTTATCGGGTATTCATTTTTTAGCAAACCAATATTTCAACAGGAGAACTCCGTGTGTTTTCTGATCATCGAGCTTCAATGATATGTGTTTTTCCGCTTTTTATCTAATTTTTTAAAATTTATACTTATTTACCGTTTGTTTTTAAGGGTATGCTTGGAATTTCCCTAGTTTTTTGTAGGGGTATTCTAGCATACCTTTTTTTAATTTGTTTTCGATATTTAGGACGCATTTGCCGAAAATCTATCAAATGATGAAAACATGAGGGTGAAGATGAGGAGATTTGGACGGAAGTTGAGATTTTGGGTGAGTTTGTGGAGGGACTAGCTCCCCCTGTATATATAAAAAGCCCGGAAAATCAAGGTTTTTTGTACCCCCGGTTACGCTCCTAAAATTTTCGTAAAATGCCCATTTTTCGACCCTCAAAATTTTGCAAGACAGCCTCGATTTTCGGTACTATGTACCTGCCACCGACGGCGGTGGTAGAAACTATATAACTATCCCATTGAGGGACATCGAAGAAAAGAGGTTTTAAGTATGACAAACACAACAAACAACAACACAACAAACAACAACGAAGTAACAAGAAACGATGTAGTCAACACACTGAAAAAAATGAAAAAAGATGAGTTAATCAATAGCATGATTACACTCATGGAAGTAACAAACAATCTGCAAAAACAGATTGACGAATTGAAAGCCGACAAGGTTTCTGCTAAAGCAGAAAAGCCTAGCAAGAAAGCAGAGCCTAAAAAAGAGTACGGCGAAAGTAATACAATTACTTTCACAAAACTCGGCAAAAATGGTATCGAATACGAATATGCCGATGGCGGTTATGTAAGACATAAAGGCTTCAGAATGTATATCAATTCCGTACTTAAAAACAACGGAGCAAAGTGGAATAAAGATGCGAAAGAATGGCGTTTTGATACCACTAAAGCTCGTGACGCCTTCATGAAAGCCAACAAGGGCGAATTGGTATTCACAACAAAACAAGTCGATGAATATTTTGCAGGACTGCCTCAGAAATGAGTGCAACCAAAGTCGAGGGGTGTAAAAACCCCTCACTTTTTTTATGCCATTTTATTCCGGATCAACTCCATAGTTGGTCAATTTTTTTCGCTCTCTGTCGGTACAGTTTTGCAGGGTTCAACTCCCTAGGAGCGATTTAATAAAAACCGTCACTCCACCCTATTTTGAGGGGCGGTTAATAAACAGCCGAAATCTGATGTGTGTTTTATGCTAGGCGTTGCCGTAATCAGATTGCAACTCGGTTGGTACTTGCATGACAAGTACAACAGCACATTGACAATAAAGATTTCCGCAATAGATGACTACAAGAAATTGAGGGCTTCTAGGAAATCGGAATAAATGCTTGTAGGGATAACAGTGAACCTATACATCTTTGGCAGTGAGGAAAAATTGCCAGTACACAAGACGCATCAATACTGTTGGGTGCGTTGCAGGTGAAACCGCTGATGACACACTTAGCATGGGAAGGAGTGAATAATAATAATGCTAAACAACATCAGCCGTTAGCGTCACCTCGTACAGAAGATGCACACGGCGGAGAAGGACGCTAGGAAGGGGAAGAAGCATGAGCATGATTGTGGTTTGGTTGTAAGTATTCAGCTTTATACCTATATATGCATCAGTATATGGTGTTAATGTATATATACATACACTATATATTGATAAGTATATAGGTATATGGGTGTATACATACACCTCAATAATATTACTCAACTATATACATGAAAGGTGGTCGTCATTATGACAACAACAGACAAAACAAAAACAACAACAACAAAAAAATCCACAACAAAAACAACTAAGACAACAAAGATGCAGACAGTTGGTAGAGTACACATGAGAGTGAAGAAAGTTGATTTCTCCAATGTCACTCAGTTGACAATCCAGTACCTCAAAACTTATCAGGTGCTGTATCTTGCTCAGGCTCGACTGGCTAATCACTACACAAATGTTGTGGCTGGTCTGATGAAACAGATTGAAACCATCGACGAAAGATGTGCGACAGAGGACAATAGACCTCGTACACCTGAAGAAGAAGAAGCAGTACACGCAATTAAATTAAAACTGACACAGGAAGAAACAAAAAATACTGACCGCAAGAGCAAAATCAACGAGGAGAAAAAGAAAGTAATGAATTACTTTTTCAAGGATCGTGAATATGAATACGACCTGTTCAACGCCTATAAAAAGATGGTGGAAAACGGAAGAAACGCAGATGCAACAGGAAGATGGGAATATATCCATGCTTGTGTAGACTTCCTGAAAAAAATGGGTTGCATCGACAAATATGACAACAAGGCAAATAGCGGTTCCGCTGAAATCAGAAGAATTGCGGATATCCTGCATGATGCAGTCGGCTATAAAATGCAGTCTGGTAAATTCCTGTTAGAAAATCCTGATACAGAAATGCTGACAACCAACATGAATAAAAATGCCTTCCAGACAATCTTCTTAGCAACATTCAGAGATATTCTGGTATCCAATAATGTTCTGGAGTACAAAGAAGACCAGAATATGCGTACAAAATTCTGGGCAGAACTGCTGGGTAGTGATATCGCAGTATATCCCGCTGCTGGTCAGTCCAAATAATCTCGGCACGGCGTAAGGGAAATTGGCTTGGCGTAAGGGAAATAAACCTTAAACGGCAAAGCCGAAATCAGAAATGAATATATACAAGGGAAATTACAGCCGGAGCCAAAAAAAGGTTCCGGTTTTAATTTCAGCATAAAAAAGGAGAATGCATTATGAATAAAAATATTACACCTACAAATTCCAGTTGGGACACAAGATACGAAGAAATCGTTGATGAAATCAATAAAGTGTTTGCACTTTCTCCATTGTACGGTGGTTATGATGATGAGCAATTAATAGAGATTTTTGGCACAGAAAATCTGGAAGAAATCTCCGTCAATAAAACAATCTGGGAGATTTATAAAAAAATTAGAGAATGGAAACTCAGAAATTCTTTCAAAGTTGGCTCTATCGTAATTTGTCACGATAGTTTTGATGCGGAAACTAAAGGTGTAGTCATTGAAATAGATAGTGACATCCTCTCCATTCTTGCAAGAGATGGTGTACATCATTGTGTGTCAGCAATGGTAACAAATACTGGTATCTGTATCGACATGGACAACACATTCAGAACTGTTGATGTGACAGTAAAAAATTATAAAAGGGGGCTGATTTAATATGAAAAATAGACTGGAATATGAATACGAAAAACCGAGAACGGAAAATGATAATGAACCCATCACAGAAGAAATGTTTATGATGGGACAGACGGAAATCAATAGTATCATCCGTAAGGCTGATAATTGTACACACAGATAGTATTGATCCCCTGCTTGAATTATTGAGCAGGGGCTTTTTTATGTCAGGAGTTGAGCAAATGGAAATTAAAAAGAAATACATACCAGACGGAAATCAGGGACATTGGTTATTGTTTTCAAACGGTAAATTCCTGTGTAGTTGTGATGACTCTGAATTAAGTGAAACATTAAGAGAAATTGAAGGGAGATAAAAATTATGAGTATCATGGAAAGAAAAATTCGTAGAGCAAAAAAAGCAAGGGAAAATGCGTTACTGAAACAGAGGGTAACAGGTTTGTTTCTGATTTTTGCAAGTGCTATGTTGCTGTGGCTGGATAATGATATTACTGGACTGATATGCCTGTCCCCGTTTTATCTTCCTGCAATTCTGGCAAAAGAGCCTTTTATGTTTAACGAAAATGAGGTGAATGACAGATGAAAACATATTATTTCAGCGTTAGTAAGAAAAATATGATGGTTGCAGTTAAGTTCTGTAATAGAATTGGCGTCAGATTTTCATGTTCTGCACAAGCGGAAGAAGAAAGATGCTTTTTTGTTGTAGAAGTTGATAAAAAAGAAAAGACAGCTAAAACAAGTGCGTTATCCAACATTCTCGAAGGGATTGGTGAAACACTTTATTGCTAAAGGGGTGAAAAAATGACTGATTTGACAACATATATTGGCAAATGCTTTAAGCGTGGCTATGAATATAGAAAAATCACAAAAGTATTCGCAAATGGATCTGTAAGAGTAACGGAAATTGATTTAAGTGATGATGCAAGAGAAATTCATAACTGTTGGACTTGCGGAATTTACGGATATGAATTTATGAGAACTTGGGATGAAATTCCTGAATGTGAATATAACAAAGCAGCCGGAGAAGTATTAACAGACATCAGAAAATTCCTAATTGGCTATTAAAGGGGGATACAAATGGAATTTAGCAAAGAAATAATTGAGGTATTTGAATATCTCGGAAACCAGATGGGTATTGCTGTAGACTGGACTTCTGAAAATGTTATGCCATACATTACAGAACTTTGCGGAAAATACATTGATTGGGAAATCGCAACTTCTGTGGCTTGGTTTGTGATGGCTTTCATTATGTTACTTGGAGCTATTTGGTTTGCAAAAAGGTATGTTTTATATTGTAGACGGCTGGGGTAGATTTATGGCGAGTAATATGCTTGATACCCCCAAAACAGAACTGGAATGTCAGATTGATTTTGATGCTCCAACAGATATTCGTGCAAGAAAACTGATGGAAGCAAGACTGTTTGCGGAACAGACACAGGATTTGGAAACAGTAAAACCTATTCAGAAACATAAAGCAAACCTGCTTCTGGGCGACAGAACAGCAACAATTCTGGAAAACGCATGTAATGAATATGGTGTTTTGATTGTGGCAAACACAGGTCAGAGAGGCGTAAGAACACTTGGCTCTTATTCTGATTGCTATAAACTGGCAAGATCTATTGGCGAAGATAATGTAAAACTGCTGTTTGAAACAATCGCTAGACTGGGTTGGCATGAAGAAAAGAACGGTTATTCTCGTTGCGTCATGACAGGTCTTGGCAAAGCTATTGCTGGTGCTGGTGATAAAGCGGAAGCCCAGAGAAGAATTGTTGATATGCTGAGAGAAACAACACCTGAAAGACTGAGAGCAAATGCTGTTACAAGATATCCTCAGCGTCACGATACAACAGCATCTGTTCTGTATGTTGAAGATATTGTAAACGGAGTGATTTGATGGGACATGTTTATGACTACGGAGCCATTTTAAGATGTGTTCCAGAGGACTTAGCAAGGGAAATCAAAAGTCTGGATTACAATAAAAAAACACGCTGCATTATTCTTCTGGAGTTGGGTATTAACCTGACTCTGGAAGATGTCCAATATATTAAATCTTTGAAAAATGAAACTCAGCTTTCAAATTATGCAAGAAAATTAATTTTTTCTTGTTGACATTTTTGCAGGCTTTTGATAATGTAATCCTAAATTAAAAAATATTGTTGAGGTGAAAAATCATGTATTGCGGAAAATATTATGTAATTAATATTATGCCTGATTGTGAACATCCGGGGGCTAAAATGGAAATTTATGTGCCAGATGACAGAGAAGCAGAGGAGTATATTAATTGGTATCTGAAAGGGATCTTACGTGATAATATTTGTCACAGCATTGAATGGGATTTTGTGTAATTTTTTTGCGAAATTCTAAACTAAAAAATATTGTAGAAGGAGAGTTGTTATGCCAAATTGGTGTTATACAAAAATTGATATCATAAGCCAAAACAAAAATCAACTTAGTGAACTACACCGATTACTTAATGAATGGACAAGTAAAAATTTCATGGAAAACGGCTTTGGTCTTAATTGGCTTGGAAATATCGTTGGACATTCTGGTATCGGAACTGTTGACACAGGCGATGCAAATGAATTGAGGTGTCGTGGAACATTAGATTACAACGATTTAGAAAATGGAATTCTACACATTGATACATGTACCGCTTGGGCTCCGATGTTGAAAATGTGGCGAAAACTTATTGAGAAATATGTTCCTGATGCGGAAATCATCTATGCAGCGGAAGAACCTGGTTGTGAATTATTTGAAACAAATGATCCAGATTATATTGGGTTATATATTATTGATTCTATGAGAGAAGATGTTTGCAGTGATTATGAAGCAACAGAAGAAGATGTAATTCTTGTGCTGCAACAAATTCTTAACACAACAGAAAATGACTTAGATGATTTGTTATGGGAACTTACAGACTCGAATATTGACGACATTTATATTCATAAATGGCAAAACGGAAACATTGAAGATTGGGATTAAAAGAGGTAAAACAATGGTTCAAATTGGAGATAGATATGGGCGACTTGTTGTTATTGAGGAAGTCCCCAAAATTCATAGACACAGAAGATATTTATGCAGATGTGATTGTGGCAATATGCATGAAGTTGATACCCACAATTTAGAGCATGGACAGACAAAATCATGTGGATGTTTAGCGACTGAAACGAGAAAGAAAAATGCCAAAAAGATAGGGTATGGCAATCTAAAATATGTGGGTTGTAGATGGTGCGATTGCGACAAACATTATGCAAAAGGACTTTGCAAAAAATGTTACCAAAAAGCATTGAACGAAAAACAAAGAGAGGTAAAAAGCAAATGATGAACAAATTATATAATACAATGATGAAAATTTATAACTCTGACAAAGAGGGTGGTTTTACCTCTAAAGAATTGGGTGAAATTTTCGGGAAAAATATGAAGAAAAAAGATATTTTGAGTCTGAATTATCAGACAATTCTTGAACTGGTTGATGTCTGGAAAGAGAAAAAAACAATTCGTATTGGTGATGTAGTAAAAATTAAACCTTTTGGTGATCTTGGCGTTTGTATTGGCAGAAAAGATGATAATTCTATTAATGTCCTGCTTCCTAATGGCGACATGTTGTTTGGAGAGTCTGATTTTATTAAAGTATATAGTCAGGCTGTTGATATTAAAGGGTTTATGAATCTTGTAAAAGAAGCCTGTATTGAAACAATGCCGGTAAAAGAAATGATGCAAGCGAAACCTAAAATGACATTCAAAAAAGGTCAATATGTTACAGCAGCCGATCCATCTTGCTGTGATATTATTATTGGCATTGTAGATGCGGACAAAGAAGTGGAAGGCGATACAGAAAATATTGCTGTTCGCATTTTGAAACACCGCAAAAAAGAATTTGCACCATATTATAGTGTTTGGGTACAGGCAATTTGTTGTGGTGAACCCAGATTGAGAATTATTACAGATGAAGAAGCAAAAACAATCCTTAAAAAATATTCTAAGGAGTGATATTTATGAGTCTGTATTTTATTGCAAAAAGCAAAAATAAAATCGGATATACAGTAGATTGGTTGAAGGTTACATATATAGAAAACAAAAAAACATATGAATTAACATTAGATTTGCAAGGATGGATTGATTATTCAGAAAACAAATTAGATTGCCGATGCAAATGTGATTTAATTCCTTGGACTTTATATGATTGCGAAACTGGAAATGAGGAAGACTTATATGGAATTAGCCCAAGAGAAAGTATTGCCAGATTTCCAGATAAAAAAATTGCAGAAATTATTTGTGCTGGAACAAATCATAAAATTGGTATCTATCCAATGTGTCCATATGATGTAGAAGAAGAAAAATATTTTGCACTTGCAAAAGAAGATGAATTATATGAGCATTATGGTTTTTTTGGCATAACAGAAGATGATGTTATTTATGAGAAAGAATTTATATTTGAAACGGAGTTGAACTATTAAATGGCAAACTTAAAAGAATATACAAATAAATTTTTTACAGATGGTGAAAGTTTATATGTCAAAACAGATGGTGCATATTGTGGCAATTCTGTTTATGGTTGGACAATTGACCTGAATGCAGATAATGATATTTACAATAAAATTTGTGAATTTGAATTATACCCCACAGAACTTCTTGATCATTATACTGAAGTAGCAGAATGCGAATTTAATGCAGCGGTAATTGCAATTTTGGATGCAATGAAAACAGATTTTTTATCTTAATTATGAAGGGAGAATAAAATTATGAAAATTGTTGGTGTTGGTAAGCGTTTTGAAATTTATGAAGATGACTTAAAAACATATGATACACTTCCTGCAAATATTTACACAGTTCGTTTCAATAAAATGACTGGTTTTTATCTGGAACAGCATTCTGATTTTGAAATCAAAGAAGAAAAAGTGTACGGTGTACATACGGAAAAAGTCGAAAAAGTGCTGAAATCTTTTGGGAAATTCAATCGAAATCTTGGCGTTATTTTAAGCGGTCACAAAGGCATTGGCAAATCTCTGTTTGCAAAAATGTTGGGCATTGAAGCGGTAAAAAAAGAACTGCCAGTTGTAATTGTTGATTCCTATATTCCTGGTATCGCAGCATATATTGAGTCTATCGAGCAGGAAATTATGGTTCTGTTTGATGAATTTGATAAAACATTCTGTAGTAAAAAAACAGATGATGCAAATGATCCACAGGCTAGTATGCTGAGCCTGTTTGATGGTACATCTCAGGGTAAAAAATTATATGTAATTACATGCAATAACATTAATAAGCTGAATGATTATCTGATTAATCGTCCCGGCAGATTCCATTATCATATGAGATTTGATTTCCCTACTTCTGCAGAAGTAACAGAATATCTGACAGATAATTTGGACAAGCAGTATCATGATGAAATTCAGAATGTAGTGAATTTCGCCAGAAAGGTAAATCTGAATTATGATTGCCTGAGAGCAGTCGCTTTCGAATTGAATGAAGGTGGCAAATTCAAAGATATTATTAAAGATCTGAATATCATTAATATGAATCCAGAAACATATGACATTTCCCTCCATTTTGCAACTGGTCTGGTTCTGAAAACACATGGTTGTAATATTGATTTCTTTGATAGCACACAGCATTATTCTTTCTGGATGACAGGTAGTGCATATGACTGGGTTTGTCAGATTGGTTTTACAGTTAAAGACTGTGTATTTGATGAAGTTAATGATATGTTTATTGTAAAAAATGGCGATTTTGAAATTAATTATGATGATAGTGAATATGAAGCGAAAGCAAAAGAATTGAGAGAGGCGAACCCTACTTTTATCAGCATTCAGAAACGCAAAGATAAAAAATATCATTACACCGTATAATTGAAAGGCAGTGTTTATATGAGATATGTTATGAATTCTATGGAATATGAAGTTGTAGATAAAATTTTGACAGAATCTCATTTAGATGAAATCATCTGGATTCAGCAAAGGGAAACGGATAATGGTCTTGAAGATTACTGTTATGATGTCGAGGAAAATACAGATATTACACTGAAAGAAGGCTTAGAAATCATTTATGATGCTGTCATTTTTGATGAGATGCAGGAGCAAGACATTTTTGTGTTTAAAACTTTATTAAAAAAATTAGGAATTAAGGTGTTTTAAGGGGGTATTAAAATGGCTAATAATTACACAAACGAAGAATTTCAGAAGACAATTTTAATGATTGTAAATTCTGATAAAGATGGTGGCTTTACAAGTAAAGAACTGCATGAAATGTTTGGTACAGCCAAATCTAAAACCAAAATTTTAAGCATGAAGCCAGATAAAATCATGGAAACAGTCAAGAAACATAAATGGAAATTTATTAAAGTTGGAGATGTGGTTGAGCATATTACAGAAGGCTGGATTGGTGTTTGCACAAAGATTGCAGATGATACAAGCATTTTTGTTTTATCTGCAAACGGAATTGCAAGAAGAGCGTTCAAACAAAACTGTAAAGTTGTTGGGTATATGGATATTAGTGAATTTTTATCTAGTATCAAAAGAAGTGATTGACATATGAAAAATTTTGAAAAATATATTCAATTGAAATATATTTTTTTATAAAAAACTAAAATAAAAAATATTGTTAAGGAGTGGTGTCGTTGGAGTAAAACGAAATCTGAAGATGCAAATGAAAATGAGGAACGAAAAACAAAATCATTATTTTTTATATGTATTAGCAAAAAAAATAATGTGTAACGAAACCAACATGATAAAAAGAAAAGGAGAATGAATTATGGTAAAAAAATACTGGATTTGTACTGAAGTCCCCACAACAGAAGAGCTGGTATTCACAAAAGATAAAGCATATCTGGCTGTGAATTTTGCTGATGGCATGATTAAAGTAGTGGATGATGAAGGTGTAGTATTCAATGATTACAAAGATTGCGTAATGACGGAATTAACAAATATGGGTTATAAATTTGCAGAAGTTGTAATTCCTGATCATATTGGATATTTTAGGGCGACTGCTGCATCTGAAAAATTCCAGTTAAATAAAGTATATGAAATTAATACAGAAAAAATTGATGTAAATGCAGATCATCCTCTGATGAATGTTGTTACAGATGTAACTCTGTTAAATGAAAATTTTGATTTTTCTACAAAAACAGAATTCCTGGAATATATCTCTGCACATTTTAATTCTGATATCACAAAAATTACACCAGCGGATATTGCTGTAATGTGTAATGTTGCAATGAATGTCAGATTTGTAAATGGTGATTTTGCTGCATTTCACAACGACACATTGGTAACAGATGACATGGATATCCCTGAATTTACACCTGTTTTTGCAACAAATGAGGAAATTGCAAATATTAAAAGAGAAATGATTGAATGTTATACAAAATTTAGTCATCCTTGGAAAAATACAGGTGTAGATAAAGAACTTACAAAATGGAATATTAATAAGGCGACGCTTCGTGCTATGTTCAAATCCTCTCCTCATTATAATGGAAATCAGCAGTTGGTTTTTAGTGATGAGCATTATAGATTAAATACAAATAAAAATGCTGGTGCAGATTTTATCAATTGGGTAAATTCTGTATTTGATTCTAATGCATTGCTGGAACCTAAAAGAGTACTTGGTTATACATATGATGAACTGGCTACAGTAAAAGCATATTACCAGGCTACAATGCCCAAAGTTAAACCCATGATTCAGGGTAATAATTTGTATCTGATGAATTATGAACTGATGAAAAAGAAACGTGAAGAAATCGACAAAATTGATTACATCATGGAAACATTCCTTGATGAACGCAACACACCAGAATCTATTAAAAAACAGAAAGATTATAAACAGCTGATCCGTATTATTATGGATATGAAAGACGAATATATTGATGATGATATTGCAACAAAAGTCAATCATTATCTGCCTGATGTGAGAGCCAGAAAAGGTCAGAAAGCAACAAAAATCACAGGTAAAATTATGCGTCATTTCGGCATTGACAAATGCACAGATTATAATAAAAAGTTTGCAAAATATGCAGATGCAATTAACATTATCAAAATTGTAAGACATACAGTTATTTCTATTCACCCTATGGATTATCTGACAATGAGTTTTGGTAATTCTTGGAGTTCCTGTCACACCATTGATAAGGACAATATCAGAAATGGTGGCGGAAATGGTTATCATGGTGCATATTGTTCCGGTACACTGTCTTATATGATGGATTCTGCATCTATTATTGTATATACCGTAGACAGAGAATATGAAGGCAATACATTCTATGAAAAAGATAAAATCAATCGTTGCATGTTCCATATTGGCAAAGAAAAAATTGTACAGGGAAGATGTTATCCACAGGCAGAAGATTCTAACGATGAACTGTATAAACAGCTGAGAGCATTGGTTCATAGAACATTTGCAGAAATTTGGGGTATTCCTAATCTGTGGGTACTGAAAACATCTGGTCTGAGAGATTATATTACAAATAGCGGTACACATTATCCTGATTATTATCATTCCTCCAAATGTAATATCAGTACTTATAAATTTGCAAAAAATAAACAGGAAGTTGTACATATTGGTGTAAAACCTGTTTGTACATGTTGTGGCAGAGAACATGGTAGATCCGATCATCTGCATTGTTGTAGAGGTGAACATATTAAAGATGATACAACAGCAACAGATTATACAACAGATGATGTTGAAGCAGAGCCAGAGGCGCAGTATGTATATTGTGAATGCTGCGATGAAGTTGTAGAAAGGGCGGATGCACATTTAATTGATGGCGAATGGTACTGCGATGATTGTTGTTTCTACTGTAACTATCATGAATGCTATGAAGAAAGTGATGGCGAAATTTATGTAACTGGACTTGGTTATGTTTGTGATTCTGCTCTCGATAGTGGTTATGTAGATTATTGTGAATGTTGTGGTACATATTATCGTACAGATGTACTGGTATGGATTGATGGAGAAGATCGTTATGTATGTGACGACTGTTGTTCCAGATATTATACTAGAGATTATTATACAGATGAATATGTTCACAATGATGATATTAGAATGTGTTGCGTTTGTGACGCACATGTTTATTATGAAGATGGTGAAACAAATGAAAACGGAGAATTTATTTGTAATCACTGCCTTGAGGCTGAAGAAGATTAAGAATATATTTTTTAATTATATTTAAACTAAAAAATATTGTTATATTTGGAGGGATACATTATGAAAAATACATCTATGGATAGAAAAACAACAAGAAAAATTAATAAATTCAAAAGAATCTGCCAGCAGGAACAGATGGAGCTGAAAGATAATTTGGTAAATATTCTGAAATCTCAGGGTTATAAAAACCCTGTGGTTGCAGATGGTTTTGTTTATGCAAAAGGTGAAGTACCAGTTCTGCTTCTGGCACATATGGATACGGTACACAAATCTCTGCCATTTATTATCTCTGTAAAAAATACAGGAAATGGTACGAAACTTTCTTCTCCTCTGGGGATTGGTGGTGATGACCGTTGTGGCATCTTTATGATTTTGGAAATTATTAAAGATCTGAAATGTTCTGTTTTGTTTACAGAAGACGAAGAAACAGGTGGCATTGGTGCAAGAAAATTCACAGAAACATCTTATATTAACGATCTGAATGTAAACTACATGATTGAGTTTGATAGAAAAGGTAATAACGATGCTGTTTTCTATAGTTGTGATAATAAAAAATTCACAGAATTTGTAACAAAAGAATTTTTTAAAACCAATTGGGGTAGTTTCTCTGATATTTCTGTAGTTGCTCCAGCAGCAGGTATTGCGGCTGTAAACCTGTCTTGTGGTTATTATAAAGCACACACACTTGATGAATATGTCATTTTTGAAGAAATGATGAAAGTTGTTGAAGAAGCAAAGAAAATGATTCAGAGAGATGTAGAAGAACCTTTTAAATATGAAAAGAAAACATACAGCTATTATGGTTATGGGAGATATTTGGATTATGGCTTTGATGTATTTGATGACTATGATTTCGGCTACAGCGGAAGACTTGGTCGTGGAAGATATGATTATACAGTGAAAAGAAATGCTTCCGGCACAACAACAAAAGAAAATGAGCAGAAAATGAAAAGATGGTATGTAGAATTTTTCTCTTGTGAACAGTATCAGTTTGATGTTGTTGAGGGATATACAATTGCAGATGCATGGTATGAATTTTGCATGATGTACCCCGATGTATGTTATGACGATCTCATTGAAATTTATGATGCAGATGAAGTGGAAAGACCTATTGAATATGAAGTAAGACTGGAAAAGATGTGAGGAGGGACAAATTATGTATAAATTGTTTGCAGAAGGTGAAACAGTTTTTCAGTATGATGACTTTTCTGTGCCATACGAAGTAATTAGAGAAAGTATTGGACACGTCACAATTAACAGCAAAATAAAAAAAGGCTTAGCAAGAAATATCTATAAACATGATCTTTGCTACATTGCCAAATTATATAAAAAAGGTCTCGGCGTTAATTATTTTCAAATGTTTACTGTAAAAAATCAGAAATATTTGTTACATAGTAAAACACTGTATCGAATTGATAAAAATTGTGTGACAGATGTAGGTTTTAATGCTCCAAAAGAAATTTTGGATGCATTAGCTGGAAAAGAAAAAATTGTATTAGGAGAAGAATATGCAGCAGAACCGATGACAGGTATGTTGGTTCGTGGATTAGACAATCCTTATTCTATTACAAATTACAATATGTATGTTGGTAGAATTGAACTCATTAATGATCACACTGTCAATATTCGTATTCTTGATCATGAGTCAAAATACAATATTGGTGATTGTCATACAGTTGAATGGAAATCTTTTGGGAGACCAAATTTTGAAGTACTTGAATTGAGGTGGTGATATGAAATGGAATCTTGTTGTTGGTGATGGTTGTTTTTTTGAATCTGGTGGGAAAAAGAGATATATAACAAAAATTCTAATCGATTCTTATGTTTTAGATGATAAAACAATGGCGTTTAAAGAAAATGTTTTAAGCACAGGTGCTTATTTCTCTAAAATGCTGAAAATTCCAATGTTTAGAAAATTTGTAATTCCTAATATTCCAACAGTTTATGTAATTGATTGTGATGGTATTAAAGAATTATATAAAGGCAAAGAAATTGATGTCACAAATTCTTTAATGAATACCGTATTAAAAGATGTACTTTTAGAAAAAGTAAAGGTTTCCGTTGGAGAACAGATTGAACCACCAGAAATTAAAAAATTAAGACGTACTATCAGAAAAGCAGCAAATATTTACGCAAATTATTCTTTTATAAATTCTAATATTTCAAATTTTACAATTAATCATGTAATAAATGGAGATATTAGAATGTCTAATTCACTTTATGCACCAATGGATTTATGGGGGTGATGATATGAGTAATAGTAAACTCAGAATTGTAAAAGTAATGCCAAATAAAAAACCGGAGGTTTGTGAAATTGAACGTGGATTAAAAGATTTACAGGAAATTGTTGATGGTACAATTCAGTGTATTTATCCCTTTGATGATGATGTAGGTCTTGTATGCAATGATGACGGTAAACTACTTGGTTTAGCTTACAATAGGGCATTATTTTACGATTGGGATAAAACAGAAATGTATAAAGAAGTTGACGGGAAACAATATGTTCCTATTGATGATATTTACGACGCTATTGTTGGAACATTTTTTATCTGTAGAACACCGGCAGATAGTGATAAATTTGAAAGTCTTACAGATGAACAGGTGAATAAGTATTTAACGCTTTTCGCAAGAAAAGAAACGCTTGCAAAAGATATGTTTACAAACCAGTTGTTTATTGTTAGAGAATGAGGTGATTAATTCATGGATTTAAATGAAATCAAAGCAAAAATCTCTTCTGAGGAATATAAATTTCTCAGAGAAAATGAACATTTAGGTAAAAATATTATTTTGCTTGGTTTAGGCGGAAGTCACGCTTATGGCACAAATACCCCTACATCTGATTTAGATGTAAGAGGGATCGCATTAAATAGCAAAAGAGAGATTTTGACTAAAGCAAATTTTGAGCAGTTTGTTGAAACAGAAACAGATACAACTATTTATTCCTTTAACAAAATTCTTAATCTGTTATCTAATTGTAATCCAAACACAATCGAAATGCTTGGGCTAAAGCCGGAACATTATCTTTATATCTCTCCAATTGGTCAGCAATTATTGGATAATAAAAAAATCTTTTTATCTAAAAAAGCAGCATATGCTTTTGGTGGTTATGCGACATCACAGTTGAGAAGATTGGATAATAAAAGTGCAAGGCTAGTTGGACAGGCACAAAGAGAACAGCATATTTTAAATTCAATTTTAAATGCAAAAGAACAGTTTCCAGATAAATATTTTTATCATGAAAATGAATCTATCAATTTGTATTTAGATAAAGCAATTAATGAAGATTATGAAACAGAAATTTTCATGGATGTGCATTTTACCGGATATCCTCTGAGGGATTACAAGGCGATGTGGTCTGAAATGAATAATATCGTAAAAGAATATGCAAAAATCGGGAAAAGAAATGCTAATGCAATTGAACATGATAAACTTGGCAAACATATGATGCATCTTGTTCGGTTGTATATGATGTGCCTGGATATTTTGGAAAGAGAAGAAATTGTTACATACAGAGCAAAAGAACATGAGGAGCTGATGGCAATTAGAAATGGGAAATATCTGGACGATAATAGACAGCCCATTCCAGAATTTTATGAAATGGTTGATGAATATGAGAAAAAAATTGAAAAAGCAAAATTAGAAACATCGTTACCAGATAAACCTAATTATAAAGCAATTGAAGAATTTATGATGATGGTTAATGAAATGGTTGTAAAAGAAGAAATTTAAAGGAGATGTAAAATATGGCACAGACATGGATGAAAGCAGACGACTTAACTGTTATTGCCAATATTGCAAAAGGCAAACCTTTTAAAATGCTGATCCCGGAAAAATTTGGTGGTGGTTTTTTAAAAGGGGTTTATCATGGCGATGGTAGATTTGGCGAAAACAATTATGAAATGAAATGGGATATTTATGAATTGCTGGCTTTTTGGAACGACGAATCTGAAGCTTTCGGCGGAAAATTTGTAGGCGAAAGATTAAGATATCTGGGGCAGAAACCTAATATCAAACAGATTGATTACACGACAATGTTCAATAGAAATCTTGGTAAAGATATTTCTGATACAGATGCTAAAATTCTTTCTCTCAAATATCCTCCAAAACTTGTTTCTGCATCTTACAAAGGCACTTATGAAGATTGTGATAAAGCAAGCTTAATTGATAAAAGAGGTAAAGATAGTGCTTTGGAACGTAGGTGATCAATATGGGGAAATACATGTTGATTGAAGTTGTTGATAGAATAATTAGCACTACAATTTTTTCTGATTTAGAAAAAGCGCAAGAAAAATTGGTTGAAAAATATGAAGAGGCTTCTTTGAAATATACCATTGATGTTTTTGGAAATTATATTAACCCAGGCAAGACAATTGCTTGGGTTGATACAGATGAAATTCAATGTGATTACAAAATTATTGAAATTAAATAAGGAGAAAAATATTGGGACATTATAGAAATACAACTGTCGGAAAAGAACATGATCGCAGAAGAAAATTAACAGATGAACAACGAGAGCAAATTAAAGAATTATATGCAAGTGGTAAATATTCCATGATGCAACTTGCAATTAAATTTGGGGTACATAGAGATACAATCAATCGAATTGTAAAACCGGAATTTGATGCAATTAAAAGAAAACATAATAAAAAATATTATGAAGCTCATCCAATTCCAGCGGAAAAAAGAAAAGAATACCTTGAATCCCATTATAAATACAAGCAAAAATTGTATGAGGAAGGAAAAATTAGTTAAGAGGTGTGTATATGGATATTACTAAAATGATCACGATATCAACTGCACATATTACAAACCAAACAATCGAATTTTTAGAAAAAGAAGCATATCGAAACAATGAATTGGTCGTATATCCAAAAGCAGAATATGGTTGGTTTATTTATGTTTGTGAAGATGATATTGAAAATGCAGATCTAAATATTGACCTCAGAGATTGCCTCAGTTTTGCATATGGAAATGATTGTCAATGGTTAGTATTTGATCGTGATGGGGTAATAGAAAATAATCTGTCTATTTATCAAGAAATTTTTTAAGGGGGATAAAATATGCCAGTACATGATGATCTTGGTACAAGAATGAAAGAATATTATGAGCAGATTCCAAAAACAAAATTAATGAGAAGAATGCCAGTTATTATCCGACTGGATGGCAAAGCATTTCATACATTTACAAAAGGATTTCAGAAGCCTTTTGACGAAGTGTTGATGAAATCTATGCAGGGCACAATGAAATATCTTTGTGAAAATATCCAGGGTTGCGTTCTTGGTTATACCCAGTCCGATGAAATCACGCTGGTTTTGGTTGATTATAAAAAGCTAACCTCTGCAGCATGGTTTGATTATGAGGTACAGAAAATGTGTAGCATTGCGGCAAGTATGGCAACTATGGCTTTCAATAGAATTTTTTTGGAAGAGTATGTTGAATTTTGTGGTCGATGTGCAAAATATGATTATCACCATGAGGGAGATAAAGAGATGTGTCAGAAACTCATGGATACATATAAAAATGCAGTTGACAAAGGCGCTATGTTCGATGCTAGATGCTTTAATATTCCAAAAGAAGAAGTGACAAACTGTATTTTTTGGAGACAGCTGGATGCAACTAGAAACTCTATTCAGATGGTTGGACAGGCTTATTTCAGTCACAAAGAATTACATCAGAAAACTTGCAGTATGATTCAGGATATGCTGATGGAACAAAAGGGTGTAAATTGGAACGACCTTCCACTTTGCCAGAAACGAGGGGTTTGTGCAGTCAAGAATAAAATTATTACAGGAAATGATGGAATGCTTGAAATGTATGTATGTCGTGATGACAGCCAGCCTGAAAATGCATGGATTATTGATAAAGAAATTCCTATTTTCAAAGGCGATGGCAGAAAATATATTGATGAATTAATTTTTATTGGAGAGTGATTAATATGTCCGAAGTAAAAATTAGAATTCATGAAGCCACAGCAAATAGTCGTTATGGGGATGATTTTACATTTTTGTTTGATGATCCAATTACGCCAAAATATCAAACAGAAAGAGAAATTGAAATTGTTTTACAGAAAGAATTGGGTTACACAGAAGATGAATTTGGTAATGGCTATCTACATGATGATATTGAAGCAACATTTGAATACAACGGATATATTGATGTTGCTATTCCAGATTCAATTGTAAATAGAATCAGGCAGGAAGGGTAATAGGTGTTATATGAAACTTTATAAAATTTATTTTGAAGTTGATAATGGCTGTGCCTACATTATGGACTATGCATTAGTATGTGCAACAAATAGCGAAGAGGCAGTTAATAAATTATCGGAATTTATTATTGCACAAGATTTCGAATCACGTGTAAGTGATGTTGTATATGTAAAAGAATTTAGCGACGATATCTTCACAATAAAGTTTGGATATAAATAATGAGGTGTTTTTATGAGAGAAAATAAAATTGTTGAAATGGTAGAAAGAGTTATTAGAGTTGAATATATCGCAGAAGATGGAAAAAAGTTTTGGATCGAAGAAGAATGTAAGAAATATGAAAAATCTGCGGTGTTCGCAGTAAGTAAAGAATTGAAAAGAATGCATGAAGGAAAACTTTGGAGTTGTGATTTCTTCCCTAATGGTTATGACGATGAAGAAGTTGAAATTTTTGATATTCAGACAGAAAAAGATTTTGAGAATTTGAAAAGATATATTTATCTCAAATTAAGTGAAAATGATGTGCCTCATAATGAAATCAATAATATGTTTAAACAGAAAAAATTCGGTATTGATGGTATTACATATGGGCACGAAGTTATTATCAGATGGAGTTGTGATTATTGCTATGTAAACACATGGCTTGATGGTAGTATTGATGGTTATTTGACATGTGTGAAAAATACGATGTATGACACTATTCAATCTTATAAAAATAAAGGCACAGAAAATAACGCAAACTAAATTATGGGGATGATGCAATGAAAATTGATAAAAATTATTTGTTGAATGCGTTTAGTAGTGATCCTATTGAAATATTTATCAGGATGATGGAAACAGATAGCGGAAAAATTGCATACAAAAGAACAAAGCATGTATTAAAGGTATCATTTTTGATTTATACACCATTAGTAATTTTGTGTGTGGTTTTATTTGCAAAATATAATTACATGGCACTGCCTTTATGGTTGTTGGTAATCTTATCTGCATTCCCGTTTGCAAAATACATTATGATCCCTTTATCAGAAAAGAAAAGAAGTGATATTGAAAACAGCGTCAGAAGAAATCACCAGAAAAAATGAATAAGAGGTGTGATATGAAGATTATAGAAGCCAATAATAGAATTGAATGCAAATGCGGTTGCATTATGGAATATGAAAAAAATGATATAAAAACAGATGTGATTTCGGAACCAAATGGATTTTTCATGTTAACCAGAAATTATTATCGGAGAGGATATGTAGAATGCCCAATTTGTGGTCGGAAAAATTACATTTATTCTCAGTATTATAAAACAGAATAAAATTCATGTTTTGTCAGGAAGTGATTTTATGAAAAATATCTTTTCTTATCATAGAGGAAGTGAAATTATATGAAGCAATTTTTAACAGCAAATGCTTTGGTGCTGGCATTTATGGTAGGTGCGTGTTCTCCGGTGAATGAAGTGGTTGCAGAACAGGAAAAACCATTGAAGATTTGGTTTGAAAATGATAACGGTGCTTATGAAACATTGAAAGTTGTTGATGACCATACGGGAGTAAATTATGTAGTAGTGGCAACTGAAGTTGGTAACGGGCATCGAAGTATTGCTATCACTCCTAGACTGAATGCAGATGGAAGTTTGTATGTAGGTAGATGAGGTGAGCATATGAAAAATTTAATGGAATATACAGCTACGATTCAGACAGAAAGAAAACTAAATATTCATGAAATTGAAGGAACGGATTTTGCGTTCTATGAAGATGTAAGAGAAATTGATACGGACGGGAAAAAGGAAATTAAAACATATACCGGTGTCACATCTATTAAAAATTTACAAGAAACCAAAGAATTAGAACGTGTAAATCGATATGTACATGCCCCAAAAATGTATGAAGAAAAAGCATATGTAGTACCAATTAAAAAAATGGACTTTGACTTAGTATTAAAAGGAAACAGACATATCACAACTGTAATTGGTGAGTCAACTGCAATTGGATATCCTTTACCAGAAGATACAATTCTTGCGCTGTGGAATTGTGGTTCATACACAATTGCAGATCTTAATTATAATTTTATCTCCATTCCAATTAGATTTGATTATATTGATGGTGGCACAGATAATAGTAAATTTAATTTGCGGAAATTAATGAAAAAATTAAAAGCCGATGAAAATGTTGTGAATAAAGAACAGCTCTGTATTAAAAATATTCCTTATTACAATTCTGATGTTGGAAGAGATAAATTTATTGAATTTCAATATTTACTTCCACAGGATATTTATGAAAAAGTGATTCAAATGAATTGTTTTGAAAGAAACAATTATATTCTGAAAAATGTTATTTGTGCAAACGACTGTCTAAAAAAAGGTTGTGAACTATAATGAGAAATCCAAAAAGAATTTATAAATTTTGTAATCAGCTTGCAGAAATTTGGGTAACAAAATGTCCAGATTGGAGATTTGGGCAATTTATTGTAAATGTTCTGGGGGAATGTGATAAAGATCCATTTTTTTATGAAGAAAATGAAATGATGGAACATATTAAAAAATATTTTGGGATTGATGATGTAGAAGATACATACGAAGAATGAGGTGGCATTATGTTCATTATTATTAGTTACTCAGAAAATGATTTATATACACCGATTAAAGCAAACACATATGAAGAAGCATACCAGTGGATGTTTAAGCGCACGGCAAATAGGGTGCGAGATGAATATGAATGTGAGTTTGACGAAGACTCGGAAGTTCATATCTTTGAAATGACTGATGATGAGGTTATTCAGTGGGCTAAAGATAATATTCGAAATTTTGCAATTACTAAAACAACCTCTTATTTAAATCCGGGCAATGGAACATTTAAAGCAAGTCAAATTTTTTGCCTTGATAAATTAGATAAGATTTGAGGTGACAATATGAAGTCTGCATTAACACCAGAGCAACAAACAAAGATTAGAGAATTATATGCAGCGGGCAGACATTCTTATCGTGAACTTTCAAAAATGTATTTTGTCTGCACAAGTACAATTTACAATATTATCAAAAATTCACCAAAAAGTGAAATGAAAAAATTTAGTGGATATTATAGAAAACCAGAAAGAAATAAATATCCGATGAAAAAGAAATTTGATAAGAAAAAAGTTACAAAGAATTTGATTGAAGCTGTATCTGATTTTGCGTTAATGGACAATTGGACAGAGGTTTATTTAATGGAAACACTGCTTTGCTGTGGGCTTGTCAAAGAAGATTTTGATGAGGCTGGATACCTTGATTTTTATGAAGAATATTTTGATGAAGCTGTGTAATAAGCGAAAAACAAGGAGGAGTATTATGGCTAGTATTAAAGGTTTTCAGATGAAAAGTGTAAAACAAACTTTGGGTCGTGAAGGTTATGGATGTACTGCCACTTTGTATTTGAATGGTAAAAAAATTGGTACATATGCCGATTATGGCGATGGTGGATGCGAAGATGTGACTTATGTATCCAAAGATGCAGAAAAAGCAATGATGAAAATTATTATTGAATATGCAAAAGAACATCCAGATGAATATATTGTTGATCTGTATAAAAAAAGAACAGAACAATATGAAGAAGAATGTCAAAGATTTAAAAAATATAATCCTTATATCCCAGATGAAGATATTACAATTGAAACAATGTCTGCAAATTCTATTGTGTATATTGTAGATGAATTTTTAAATCTTTTAGAGCTTGAAAAATATTTTAAAAAATATCGAAAAAAGGGATATAAAGCAATTAGTGTAAAAAACAATGAGGTGATTGCATACCCTACGAGTTGGACAGATGAAAATATCAAAAAAGAGGCAGAGGGGAAAACATTATATACTTCTTTAGATGATTTCTGTAAATAAGAAGTGTTGAAACAATGCGGAGGCGATTTAAATGAGTAGAGTTGATAATATTATAAAGTTCGCACAGAGAAGAGAAGAAGAAAAAAGCACACAGGAGAATGCAAAACAGAAACGTATTGAAGCATATAAAGAACAAATTAGAGCATTAAAACCTAGAATCGATGAGCTTCTTGAAGTTGGTAATGCTTGTAAAAAACACGGGATTGCTTTAAATGGCAGTTCGTGGGGTGGTCACGAAGGATATGATACACACCAGTTTATCTCTAATGCTTGGTCGCATTTAGTAGGCTTTATTTCTGAAGGTAAAGACACGCCTTTTACCAAAGTTGGAAAAATTGGTGGTGGGGCTTGTAATTATAATTTAACCACTGATGGCGAGATCATTATCGTAACTGGTGATGTCGAATCTGTTTTAAAATGTTTTGTAGAAGGCTTTGATACTTTTGAAGAAGAGTTTTATGCATATGTTGATAGAACTGTAAAATGAGGTGTGCGATATGAATAAAATGAGAAGCGTCCGATTAGTTGAATGCTCTGATCATGATTATGATTATGGAATTTTGCATTTTAAAAATGCTAGTCTGGATGAGGTACAGCAAAAGATTTATGAAATCAAAAACAGATTATACGAAAAAGATTGGGACTGGACAATTGATGATGTGGTAGAAGAATTTCCTGAAGAGTGGGGGTGTTGGTTTGAAGAAGTAGAAGCCAACGAATATCTTGAAATTTAATATTTTGATGAAGAGGTGCAATTTTTATGAAATTGAAATGCTTAAATTGCGGACATGATTTTTATGGGGATGTTGAATATGATTATCTTGGATGGCATAGCAGCTGTCCGGAATGTTTAAGTAGTTTTGATGTTGACACAGAAGATATGACTGAGGTTTTTGGTCATATGTATAAGAACACAGATAGGGTTGAACAATTTTCTTTTGATTGTATTAATGACAATAATGTACCAGCAAAAGAAATCATTGAAACTATTTATTATGCATTAGCAAATATTAATGTCACAGTTGTTGGATGTTTACCAACAGATACAAGCTGGGCTGTAAAAGATTATTGCTTTTAAGGAGTGATTTTATGAGAATTTACTTTGACATTAAACATTATGACGAAGTATATGATGTTGTCGTTGGTAAATTAGGTGCGGATCAAGATTGTTTTGAAACAGATGATTGTGTAGATATTGAGCCAAATGAATTTGCCACATTAGCAACAGAGTTACCACATATTAAATTTACTATTGATGGCATGAAAAATACCATGAAAAATAAATTAATGCAACATTTAGGACATGATATTGTTATTGCATATTACGGCAATAAAAAAAATCCACATGATGTTTGTGTGGAATGTAATACATGTTACGAAGTTTTGGTATCCGCAGAAGATTATGATACAGGGGAGTTTCGTTATGATTGAAAAAACAATTTGGATTTTAACGGAAATTTATGAAGATGATATATCACAAAAAGAATTTAATATTCTTGCCACATCTTTTGATAAAGAAGTAATTTTGCAAAAAGCAAAAGAGTTGTATCAAAAGGATGAATATGGTTATTTTGCAAAATATGGTGTTGAAGATATATCTCCATTCTTTTATGAATCTAAATGGAATCCAAATGGATATGTCGCTTATGTTGTTTTGTTGCAAGAGGTGATTTGATGATCAATTACGAATTCGAATGCAATATGGATGCTGAAGAATGCAAACAAAAACAATCTGGGAGTTGCGATGATTGGTGTGCCGCATTAATGTGGGCAAATGATGGAGTTGGAGCAGAATATAATTTCTGCTATCAAAATGGGGAAAATTATTGCGCTATTTATCCAATGATTTTATCTGAATATGGAGATTGGGATACAGATACACAAAAATATTTGCATTATGAAATTGATTTTATGGATTTGGATTGGAAGAAAAAGTTAGAAGTTACAATGCACAATGCAGTGCAAATGTTTTTCTCTGAAAGGGTGTTTGATTAATGGAGAAAGCACTTGAGTTTGAATGCAATATTACAGAGAATGATTTTTACGATAATTTAGATAATAGTGAAATTGAAGTATGGGGAGCAGCATTTATCTGGGACGAAAAAAATAATATTGGCGCAGAATACAATTTCTCAATTGATATGACAACCGATAGTATCATTGATTGTAGCGCAATCTATAAATCAGGAATTGATTATAATGGAAATTTGTGTACAGATTATAATACATTTATCTATTATGAAATTGATTTCAAGTCCGCACATTGGAAAGAAAAACTTAGACAGGCGATGTATGCTGCATTTATAGAATTTCATAAAAATAAAATTGAAATGAGGTAAATATTTTATAAGGAGTGATTTTATGACACCGGTAATTAACCCGCTGTGGTTTTGGTTAATGGATTTTAGTAATCAGGCGGATTTTGCATTTGCTATTGGTGGTATGGTTTGTATTGGTATTTATGCTCTTATTAAATTATGTGCAGAAAATGAGCCGCATCACACAAACAAATTTCTTGTAATTGGTATTATTACATTTACTATCTCTTGTGTTACTCCAAGTGCAGATACAATTATGAAAATGTTAATTGCAAATACAATTACATATGAAAATATTGAATCTACAAAAGATAGCACTAAAGAATTAGTCGATTATATTGTAGAGAAAGTAGACGCTATGTACAAAAACGAAGAAGAGGAAAAATAAAATTAAATTGTAGTTGAGGTTTAAAATGAATTATGTGTATCTAATTTGCTATTCAACAGAAGCTGGTACTTACACATCACATATTGCTTATGCTTCAGAAAGAAATGCGGAAATAAAATGTGTGGAATTAATGGGGCAAGATGGGTTAGATTGGTATGTTGTTCGTGTTCCATTAATTTATGAATGATAATGGAGTGAAATAGCTATTATTTGATAAAAGTGAGGTAATAATATGGCTGAACAGTTAAAAATTCTTGAATTATTTGGTGGAATTGGTGCTCCCAGAAAAGCCCTTGAAAATATGGGGTATGACATTAAATCCATTGACTATGTTGAAATCCTGCCATTTGCAGTAATGGCTTATAATGCAATTTTTGATAATGGATATAAACCACAGGATATTTGTTGCTGGAATATGGATGTGGATGTACTGATTCATGGTAGCCCATGCCAGGATTGGAGTAAAAATGGTTTAAATAATGTAAACACAGGTAGATCTATTCTGTATGAAAAAACATTGGATATTATCGGAAAAGAGCTTGTGAGAAAACCAAAAGTTGTCATTTGGGAAAATGTTCCCAACTTGTTATCTGAGGGTAAAAAAGTTAATCATAGAGTTCATCATCAACATTATCTTGATGTGATGGAGGGTTATGGTTATAAAAATTATTATTCTATCTTGAACGCAAGTGATTATGGAATTGCACAAGCAAGAGAACGTCTTTATACAATTAGTATTTTAGATGATGTGGAATTTGAATTTCCTGAAGCGATCCCTCTAACAAAAGATATTAGATATTATCTCGAAAAACAAGTGAATTGGGATGCATATGCATTATCTGATGCTGAACAGGCAATTTTCTTTAAAAACGATAATGGTGAAATGTGTGTAAGAGAAGCAACAAAAACTGGATATAAAGTGGTGGAAGAATATGATGTAATTAATGTAGAGTTTCCTAATTCTAAAACTCGTAGAGGAAGAGTTGGTAAAAAAGTTGCGAAAACTTTAACAACAAATCCTAGACAAGCAATTTATTATGATGGGAAACTTAGAATGCTGACAGCGAGAGAACATCTCCGTTTAATGGGATTTAAAGATAGAGATTATAACCACATGTATAGAAATGGTATCACCGAAAAACAAATTAGCTTCCTTGCAGGCAACAGCATTTGCATCCCTGTATTGGAGGCTATTTTTGGTAAGTTACAGGAAATCGGGGTGATTTAACATGATTAAAAATAAAATGGAAATTCTTCAGGCTTTTTATGAACGATACGCAACTCCATATGTGGTTGGTAAGTGCGTTGGTTTTCATACAATGGATAACAAAATTAGATTCACTTTTTATGATCGTGGATATTTTAATTTGTATGCATGGATTGAAGATGGAGAATTACATATCTCAAACGAAAGAATGGAATCTGTTTTTGATTATGCCGAAGAGAACGGGTTAACAGAATGGGATATCCTTTGTATTAAGTATGGGAAAGAAAAAGCAGCACAAATGACTAGAACAAATCTGGCATTGAAAAATCTAAAAACGGCTTTAGAACATATGAAGTCTGCATGGTATAAATGTGAAACTGCATTCCATAATTTTGATATCAATGTAAATGATTACATTTGTGGAAGCGAAGAAACTAATGATGAATATCCATTTGATAAATCATTTGACGATCTTAGGATTGTAGATTGGGTAGACGGAGCAATTAAGAGAATTGATAAAGATTTAAAATGAGGTGAAATTTATGTTTAAAGTTGGAGATTATGTAAGATTAAATGAAGAATTCTGTAGGGAAGAAGAGAGAAAACTGATTTATATGATTACAGATGTAAACAATGCAACGAAAAGATGTTATATCGCAGCATTGAATACAAATTTATCTATCTTACCACAAGAATTAGTGTCTTTTGAAATGATTAGAAAGGTTGATGAAAAATGATTGGATTAAATACGAGATGTATTTTTAATACCAGCGATGTATATCATCAGCATCATAACGGTAGGGTATGTGTTGTAACTGATAGGATTTTATTTTCAGAAACAGAAGATGTACATTATGAAATTAGATTTGATGATTCAGATAGCATTTATATGGAAATGTGTGTTGTTAAAGAATCTGATTTAATTCCAATTGGAGATTATTTTATGCAACATCCAGAAAAATTTTATACCTTCAAGGGTGGCAGTGGTGTTCCTGATAGATATGCCAACGAAAAATGTTTAATTATAAACAGGGAGGACAAATATAATTGTAAAATTGTATTTGTTAATAATTCAACATGGTATTGTCATTTTAATGATCTTATCGAACCAATTAAAATTACTCATAAGTTATTAAACGATTTAACAAATATTGGGGTAATTTTTCAATAATGAAATAAGAGGTGCAAATATGAAATATGCTTTTGAAAAAGGAAAAAAATATATATACCGTGCAAAGGATCTGGCTGCAGGGGCTCCTGGATGGAGATATGATAATGCAATTTGTGTAGTGAAGTCCTATGATGGTGGCAATAAAGTTTTTGTTGAATTTGAAGATGAAAATACAATGTGGGTTGCGCCACATAGATTAGATTTTCTATACCAAACAATTGAACCAATTTAATTAAAAATGCATCTGAATCTTTATAGACTCATTGATGGTATTATTGATATTCATTGTAAATGAAAATGGTGGTGAAAAAAATGTTTGCGATTGGGCAAAAATGTGTTTTTACATAATATAAAGAGCTTGATGGGAAAGAATGTATAGTTAATAGTAAGCCAATTAAAGATTCAGATGATAGAATTTATTACAAAGTGCTTTTTGAAGGAAATGACGAAAGATGGGCATATGAAAACGAACTGCAGATTGTGAAATATCAAGTCGATGCATCCATGTTTCGATTAATTGATGGTATTAATCAAATTACATATATTTAAAATAGGAGGTATGACTATGAGAACAATTAATGCGGGTGGTTTGTATCGTGTAAAATATGTGCCACATATTTCAAGTGGTGCACCAGAAAGTTTTGATGGTAAGTTATGTACAGTCACAAAAATCGTTGGCTTAGGAGATAAAGCCAAATGCTATGTGAATTGTAGAGGACTTATGGGGTTTTATTTATTCCCAGATGAACTTGCAGAGATTCGAACAGATGAATTAGATGAGTTTAAAATTATTTGTATGCGATTAGAGGAAATGAAGGTGTGTGCAAGATGAGTATTGTTATCGGTGGCAAATATATGATGAAAAAATTTACCGATGATATGCCAAGTGAATACATTAATATTGTAAACAAAGTTGGCATAGTGGAAGATGAACAGGCTATCAATGATGGAAGGAGAATGTTTATTTTGAGATGCAATGATAGGATTTATTGTTTATACGAAGACGAGTTGGTTCCTGTAGATAATAAAGATATTTATAAATTGCTTGATGGTATTAAAAACATTAAATTAATATGAGGTGAAAATATGAATGGTATTGTAATTGGAAACAAATATAGATTTATTGAAAATGATAAATATGGCACATGTATGCCATTGAAATATCACGGTAAAATCTGTAAAGTTGTTGTGGCAGATGGAGAATGGCATGGTGTAGCATCGTATATTGTTCATTTTGAAGATAATGATGTGCCATATTGGGTTCATTATGATGAATTGTATATCGTCGAAACTCCGTATAGATTAATTAACAGTATCAAACAAATTAAAATGTTATAAGGAGAATTGTTATGATAAAAAAAGAAGTTTTTGATAACAAATTTGTATTTTTACGTGGCGAACATCATTGTGGTATTCCTGAAAGATATCGTGGGCAATTATGCACTGTTGTTCAAATTGATGGTTATTCGCATGACAATGATATTATAGGAGAAAAGGCAACTGTTAGTATTCAATTTGTGAATGATGATAATATTAAATGGAGAACATTCTTTTGTGAATTAAAATTGTATAATACAATGAACGCTGATAAAATTCTGAATAGCATAAAAGATAAAATTCATTATTTATAATATGAATAATATTTAAAGAAGGTGATAATTATAAAAGATTTGTGGAATGAATTCATAAATTCTATCGGGTTTGCTTTAACAGCTTTACTTGTTGTAATTGGTTTGCCAGTCGTTTTGTGTTCGCTAATTGAATTTATAACAAATCCATATATTGTATTTTGGGTGTTGTTATTATTATTAATACTTTATATTTTATACAAGTTAGGATATTGCGAATCATCTTGCAATCAAGGAATAATGGATGGCGAATATAAAGATAAAATTGTTGATGAATTACAGTTACATATTTATATGATACCTATTCTTGGAGGGTTGTATCCTCAATATAACAGAGGGACTTTAAAGGGCGAATATACAGCTGATATTGTTATGATGCAATTTTTATTAGCTTTAAAGAAGCGGTGTGAGAATAACCCAAAACTAAAAGATTATTTCTTTAACAAAGATATGATTTATGTTGCTTTTAGAGAAAAATTTTGGCATAAACATAATGATAGTTTTATCCCAGCCAATCTATATAAATATACTTTATTTTTCTTTAAAAGGAATTTAAAGTGTAGCACAGAAGATGCTGAGAGATATTACAAAAAAGAATTGAATGAGATTTATTATAATATTGTAAAAGAATGTCTGGAAACGACCTATTATGGTGTTGGCAAGGTTACACTGAAAGAAGATCTCTCCGGATATACTGTATCGTTTCCATTAAATCTTGTGCCACCATTAGAATGGAAATTTTACAAATTTAAATGCACAGAAGATGAAAAAGAAAAAGCAATTCAAAAAGAATGGGAATATATTTTCACTGCATCTGATAGATTGCAGCAATTTAAAGAGGAGGCTGATAAATATGTGAAAATGCATTTATCTAATGATGCAGAACGTCATCTTTGCAAGGAAACTAATACATCGCTAACTTGCAGGGGAAAATGGAGATTTCCAAGAACTAAAGATTATGATTATAGAAAGGGGATTGGTAATGACGATCAAAACATACAAGTTAATTTACAGAAATGGAATTAAAACATTGGAAGTTATCAAAGAATTTGAATGCAATCTTAAATACGAAAAGATAGAAAAAGATATGTCTGCGGATGAAATGGATAAATTAATTGCCCAACTTGTTGATATATTGAATTTACATTTTGACTTAGGATATATGGTCGAAGAATATTATTACATTGTCGCATTCAATAAGTATGATGAGGTTGTTGGTATTTTTGAAGTGTCTCATGGCATTGATGATTCTTGCCATGCAACACCAAAAGAAATTGTAACAAGATTATTATTAGTTGATGCAAAAAAATGGATTGGATTTCATAATCATCCGAGCCAAAATAGAAAACTACCAATAATCAGTAAAATTGATGAGGAAAATTATGAGTACTTATCAAAAATTTGTGATGAATTTGGTATTGAATGTATAAATGATGTAGTAGTAACTGGTGGTTTATTTAATTATTACACTTCTGATGTAGACGATCAAGATGATGATAGTTTTACGGGGTGGATAAAAGATTATTAAGAAAGGGGGTGGCTCTATGGAAGGGAGAGTTGAGCATAATTTTGCTGTTACCAATAAAACAAAAACATTATTAAAATCATTTGACAGCATTTATGAAGAATATTATAACAGTTTAACCGCAGCAAAAGAGCCGAAAACCATCCTTTATTATATTAGATTGGTTACTAATTTCATGGAATATGCATCTGATGAACGAGGGGTTAGTGATCCGGCAAAAATTAAAAAAGCAGATGTTGATGCTTATATGAATCATCTCAGATATATAAAATCAGGGGATACCGTAAAGCAAACAAGTGACAGTTATCGTGCTACAGTATGGTCTGCGCTAAATTCTTTTTATGGATTTATGGAAAAAAGTGAATACATAGAAACAAATTTTATGAGTAAAGTGGAAAGACCAAAAGTAAAAGATGATGTTCAGCGTATATTTATGACGCCAAAAGAATTGAGGGCAATTGTTAGGAATGCGGAATCTGTAGAGTCTGGTCAAGAGTGGAAAAAAGATTATAAAGGATGGGAAACTCGAAATGTAGTAATTATTCGAATGTTAATTGAAACTGGTATGCGTGTTACTGCATTAACCGAAATCAATTTGCAAGACATTAATTATGAATCAAATGTTGTGAGAGTTATTGATAAAAGGCGTAAAGTTCATGAATACCCTATTAGTAATGATACAGCAGAATATATTAAAAAGTGGTTGGAATATAGAAATAAACTTTTAACCGAAGATAAACAAACGGATGCAGTTTTTATTTCCAATCATAAAAAAAGGATTACAGACAGAAGCATTGAAACAATAGTAAAGAAATTATCTAGCGGTATAGATAAAAAAATAAGCCCACATAAATTCAGGGGATCTTATGCAACAAATCTTTATCATGCAACCGGTGATATCTATTTGGTGAAAGAATGTATGGGGCATGAAAGTGTAAATACAACACAGATTTATGTCCAGCCAGATTCAGAATCCAGGGAAAAAGCATTGGGCATTATGGAAAAAATTCTAAAAAATAATTGACTAAATTTTTTATTATAAATATAATAATGAAGAACAGTATTTTTTAGTTTAGGTATACGGAGAGGTGATCCTATGTACTATAATGAATTGATAAAAAAGAAATATTTAGAAAATTCACAGGAAAATAACGCAAATTATGCAGATAAATTATTTTCTTTTTATGCAAGAATAGAAGAAGAGTTCGGTAAAGATTTAGCTGTATTTTCCAAAGAAGAAATTATAGATACATATTCTAAAATTTCATCTTTAAGTACTTTAAGGAGACACCAATCTGTTTTAAGAAATTATACATCTTTTTATTTATCTGAAACTCATAATCAGGAAAACCAGAATGAATATGATAATATATTGGACGATGAATTGGTACAGATAATCAAATCAAATGCAAATAATAGAATGTATATCTCTAAATGGCAGCTCATGGAAATTTTAGAAGATCTGCCAAACGCTGTAGATAAATTTCTTGTATTGGCACTATATGAAGGTATTAAAGGTGATAATTTTGAAGATATCATCATGATGAAAATGAGTGATATCAATGAAAGAAACAATACAATTAAACTTTATAGTGGTAACACTATTAAAGTTAGTAGCACATTGGTACTTTTAGCGCAAGAAGCTTACTCGCAGAAATACTATAAAGGGATGCAGTCTTCATTTACTATCTCATCAAAACCAGTAACACTTGATAAGAATGAATATGTTTTTAGGGTTAGAGCAAATTCAAAACTTACAGATAATGATACAGAAAAGAAATCTGCAAGAGTATATCAGCGTTTGCTTGCAATTAAAAAATATTTGGGAAATAATGATTTTTCATTATCAAGGATCATGAAGAGTGGTTATGTATATGAATTAAAGAAAATAAAGAGTCAATTTCCGGAATGTGCATGGGAAGATATGTTAGAAAAACCAGGCGTATATGATTTAACAATCAGATTTGGTTTAAATGCGAAAAAATATTATAATACTATCTGGTTATTAAAAGAATATTTAGATTAATAATAGGTGTACCAGTAAAGGTACACCTTTTTATTTTCACAGATTAAACTAAAAAATATTGTTGACAGATTTATACAAAAAGTTTATAATTAATTTAGACTAAAAAATCTTGTTAATTTGTTGTGAAAAAATAGTGTAAAATTTTCTAAAAAGACTATTGCAAAGATTCCGGTAAATGTTATAATAAGTGCGAAATAGAACAAGTGTTCGATAAGGGAGGGATGTTAATGAAAAAACATATGAAAGAAATGGTGAAAAACCTTCTTGAAGAATTTTCAGAAAATGGAATGTCGTTGATCATAAACGTATTTTCAGATTTAGTTAATTTCTCTTATAGTGGCGATATAGAGTTGATTCAAGACTCTGAAGATATGCTTATGGTCAATACTGTAGAATCATGTTTAAGTTTGAATTTTACTGATAATATGACTATTGAAGAATATGAGACAGAATATTCAAAAGCTATTTTATTAAAAAATACATATTCTTCTATAGAAATTTCTGGGGTATAATCCCCAATTTTTTTAAGAAATTCTAAAATAAAAAATATTGTTGGAGGTGATTGTATGAAAAATTTTGATTATGCTGCCACGAATCCTAAAATAGACGATGAGATCATTGATATTATTTCTGAAGTATTAAAAACAAATAATGGTAATCCATCTGCTGTTTATAAAATTGGCAGAAATGCAAAAGAGATTATGGAAAATGCGAGAAGAAATGTTGCGGATATATTCGGATGCCAGCCAGAGGAAATTATTTTTACATCAGGTGGATCTGAAGCAAACAATATGGCTATTAAGGGTGTTGTGTTTGCGTCTACAAACAAAAGAAAGCACATTATTACAACAAAAATGGAACATAAAGCTATTCTTGAAACATGTGAATTTCTTGAAAAACACGGTTTTGCAGAAGTTACATATCTCGAACCGGGCAATATGGAATATATTACTCCCTGCCAATTAGAAGATGCGATTACAGAAGATACAGTGCTGATTTCTATTATGAGTGTTAACAACGAAGTTGGTATTACAAATCCAATATATAGATTATCAGAAGTTGCACACAAACACGGGATACTGTTTCACACAGATGCCGTACAATTTTCTCGTGTCGGTGTTCCTATAGTATGGAAATTAGGAGTAGATTTAATGTCTATATCTGGTCATAAATTTGGAGCCCCAAAAGGTATTGGTGTTTTATATATAAAAACAGGAACACCTATTGAGCCATTAATTCATGGCGGCGGACAAGAGTTCGGTCTTAGGGCTGGCACAGAAAATATTGCTTATATTGTTGCGTTAGGTGAAGCAATAAAAAAATTACCCAAATATGATTTTGCAGAACAATTTAACCAAACAATTCGTCTTCGCAGGAAATTAAAAGATGCGTTTAAAGATGATATTAAATTTGCCAGTGAAAATAGCGATATTGCTGGTATTTTAAATTTTGCGATCAAAGGTGTCCCGGCATCTGAATTACAGGCATTTCTTGATATGAATGATATCTGTACATCTATTGGATCTGCATGTAGTTCTGGCGACCCTAAAGCCTCTCATGTTTTAGAGGCATTAAACATTCCGGAAATAGAAATCCATAATTATATGAGAGTATCAATTTCTGAAACGACAACAGATGATGAGATTGAAGAATTTATTTCGTTATTAAAATTTTACACATCTATGAGATAACAAGGAGTATAGAACAATGAAGAAAAAAGATATCGTAGCAATCAACAAAGCAAAACAGAAAAAATTAAGTGAAATGTCCACAAAAGCACTTGATGTAGTGACAGCGACCATTATGCAATTAACAGCTGTAAACGGAGAGATTGATGAAACAGTCAATGATATTAATGCTACTGTTGACGACTTAACAAATACAAAAACTGAATTAACAAGTCAGAAATCTAAAAACGAAACAATCATTAGTAAGTTTAAAAATTTAATTGGTGAATAAGAGGGTGATATGAATGGCTGAAACATGTTATGTGGCAGTCGTTTGTATGGCTGTTATTGTTTCTATCACATTGGATTTATTGAAAAAGGTTATGAAGAGGTAAACAATGAGGTACATAGAAAATATTGTAATCGGAACACCGGTCGCATCACCAGAGAGTATGTTTGCCATAGATGATGCCGACTGGAAAAATGTAGAAGAAGAAAAAACATATTTTACAGAAGACAGATTTTTACCCAAAATTCTTGTGGATCTTGGTATTTATCCTTCCATTAGCGAGATTAGAAGAAATAGAAAAGACTTAGTTGTAACACTAGATAATGTTTGCTTTATTGATAAATTAAAAGTGAGCAAAAAACGAACAGTTTACATTCTGGTAGGAAAGTGAAAAGAGGTATCATAGATGAAATTTGTTAGACCTAATTGTGAGAAATGTGTACATTCAGAAGTTTGTGGCAAAAAAGTTGATGTTGATATTTTAAAAAATGATATGGAACAAATGAAATATTTTTCTAATAAAGAATATCTACAGAAGTTGTCAATTTTCAGCGTAAAAATTGAGTGTAGACATTATCTCGATGTCACAAAAGTTGCCACAGCTTTAACTTCTAAAGAAGGTGTTGCGAATGTCTGAGTTATGCAAAGAATGCTTCATTGATATTTGGCAACTTTCCGATGAAGAAATTAATCAAATTGTAATGAGTGATGACATTTATTTGTGTGAAGGTTGTGGAGAAGTAAAAGAATATGTATTAGAAATGCGTGGTGATTAAATGAAGGTTGTATTTTTAGATGTTGATGGTGTTTTAAACTGTGGTGAATCAAAATCAAGATGTGGTTGTTTTATTGGTATTGACGATAGCAGGGTAAAGCTTTTAAAAGAAATTATAGAAAAGACTGATGCAAAAATTGTATTAGTGTCTACATGGAAATTTGGATGGGAACCCATTGATAAAGAGGCAATGGACAGAGGTGGTATATACCTTGACAAAAAAATGAAAAGACAAGGGTTAACAATTATAGATAAAACATACGACAGAGGATGGAATAGAGGTCAAGGTATCAATCAGTACCTCGAAAAACATCCAGGGATCACCTCTTGGATTATTCTTGATGATGAAACTTTTGAATATGAAGAAGAGGGGGTAATCTCCCATCTTGTTAAAACAAGTTTTTATAATGATGGTTTACAAGAAACTCATGTAAAAGATGCTATCGCAAGGTTAAATGAAAGTGATGGCACAAAAATTGAAAAGGGAGCTTGATAGATATGATAATTATTGAATTTATCACTAAATCTATTAAGATTGTGTGCTGGTGCATAGCTAGATTTATTGTATGGATTGTAACAGCAAGAGATTGTAGACACTGTAAATATGGCAAACTGGAATCTTGTTATGCAGATGATTATTATAAATGCAAAAAAGCAGATTCGGAAACAAATTCCATGTACGACTACACACAAAATGTTATGGACTGTAAAAATAGTATTCTGAGAAAAAATTTCGAAAGAAAAAATTGATATAACTCATAATTGCAATAACTGAGAGGAGGAATTATATGTTGACATTTCCGTTTTTCTTAATCGTTTGTATGTTGTTTTTGCATGTGGTAGATGACTATTATCTTCAGGGTATTCTTGCAAGCATGAAGCAGCGTGATTGGTGGTTAAAAAATACACCGGAAGATAAACAATGTCTTTATTGTAAAGATTATTTAATGGCATTAGGAATGCACAGTTTTAGTTGGACATTTATGATTATGTTACCATTAACTTTTTATTATCTGATCAATGATGGCGTATGGTTTCCAATGCTATATGTAATCAACACTATTATCCATTTTATTGTTGATGATACAAAAGCAAATAAAAAACGCATTAATCTTATTGAAGATCAGACAATACATATTGGTCAAATCTTATTAACTTGGATTTGGTGTTATGTGATGTATGGAATGTAAGGAGATGGGCTGATGAGTAAAATTAAACCTGTTGAGGGGTATATATACTTTACTGAAACACAGCTTGTTAAATTAGAACATGCAATTGGATTTGATTTTCAATTAGTTAAAAATAATAAATTTATTTCTACTAGAAATTATTTTTCTTGCGAAAGAGTGGACGAAGATTGGGAATACTTATCCGCTGTTGGATATGCAAAACGTATCAACAGAGGAAAAAGGTTCCCTATTTATACAGTGACAAGAAAAGGGAAAAACTTTATACAGCGAGTGACAAATGTAAAAATTATTGATGCGTAACTTGAGGTGTTTATATGGAAAAGTTTAGTTTTAAGCAAGAAATAACCGCAGAACAATTGTTGGACTCTATTAGATGTGTTCATTCAATGTCTACATGCAACATTAAAAAAGTGTTTGGTGTACATATTGATTTTTTAGATAAAGATAGTTACACAAAATATGTTGTAGATAATTTTTCCACAAAAGAAATTATAGAAAAGGTAACAAAATGGCAAGAAGATAGGGTTTTTAATAAAGATGATATTGTGTTGAATTTCGCATCTCAAAAGCTCTATATAGTTACATATATCGATGATTATAAAATCAAATTGATTGGATCTGATGGTGATACTCAATCTCATGATGCAAAAACCTTTTCTAAATGGTTTACAAAAACAGGTAATAAATGTAAATTAGAAAAATTTTTAATGAAAACATTAAAGGAAGATGGTGAGTAAACATGTATAAACAGATTATTATTGCCAGAAAAGATTTGAATATGTCGCCAGGAAAATTAGCAGCACAGGTTGCTCATGGTAGTATGGCGTTTTTAACAAACAGAATCAAAGAGGTTGCAAGAAGAGATTATATGGATGGTTATTATCTTGCAACACTGGCTTTTAATGATGAATTGTTCGACAACTGGATTAATGCATCTTTCACCAAAACAGTATTAAAAGCAAAAAATAAAAATCAATTATTAAAAGCAAAAACAATGGCTGAAGAATTAGGCATGAAAGAAGGAATCGATTTTTTCTGTATTTATGATAATTGCCTAACAGAGCTTGAGCCAGAAGAAGATGGCAGGACGCTAACTGTTATCGGGTTTAAACCTATGGATATAGAAATCATTGATCAGATTGGTAAGAAATATCAGTTGTATATATAAGAAGTATTGGAACGGAATATTGGGGAGTGATTAAATGTTTGAATTAACAGGAAAATATAATACGGCTAAAGTATTTACTAACAATATTGAGCCAGAAGCAATCTCTCAGATTATCGAACTCTGCAACCAGGAATTTGTAAAAGAAAGCAAAATAAGAATTATGCCAGATGTTCATGCTGGTGCTGGCTGTACTGTTGGCACCACAATGACAGTCAAAGATAAGGTTGTCCCTAATTTGGTTGGTGTAGATATAGGCTGTGGCATGTTGACAACAGCGATTGCAGAAAAAGAAATTGACTTAGCAAAACTAGATAAGTTGATTCATGATAAGATTCCGGCAGGATTTAATATCAGAAAGAAAAAACATGATTATTTACGATATACAGACCTCACAAATTTAAGATGTATCGACCATGTAGATATGACAAGAGCAGAGCTGAGTCTAGGAACGCTTGGGGGCGGTAATCACTTTATTGAAGCAGATCGTGACGATGATGGAAATATCTATATTGTCATTCATTCTGGAAGCCGACGCCTTGGTCTTGAAGTTGCAAAGTATTATCAAGAAGAAGCGTATAGATACCTTAACGGCTCTACAAAAGAAGATGCTGAGAAATTAATTGCAAAACTGAAATCTGAAGGTAGACATAGAGAGATCGAATCCGAGTTGGCAAAATTAAAGAATGTTAAACGAACCAGCGTTCCAAAACACCTTGCTTATCTGGAAGGAAAGTTATTACAGGATTATATTTGGGATATGAACATTGTTCAGAAATATGCAATGTGGAATCGCTGTGCAATGATGGATGAAATCATTGATGGCATGAATTTGACAGATATTGGTTCTTTTACAACTATTCACAACTATATTGCACCTGAAGGCGGAGACAGAATTATCTTGCGTAAAGGCGCTGTGGCAGCGTATGAAGGTGAATGGTTATTAATTCCTATTAATATGAGAGATGGTAGTTTGATTTGTGAAGGCAAAAGTAATCCAGAATGGAACTATTCTGCTCCTCATGGTGCTGGTCGTATTATGAGTAGAAGTCAAGCGAAATCTACTTTTAAAATGGATGATTACATTGCAGAAATGAAAGATGTATATACAACTTCTGTTTCTACAGACACTTTAGATGAATGTCCTATGGCATACAAGAATATGCAGGAAATCATTGATAATATCGGTGATACGGTAAATGTGTTGAAAGTAATTAAACCGATTTATAATTTCAAAGCTGGTGGAGAGTAAAGGAAAGGTGTCTCAATGTTTCGGAAAATATTTACAGGCAAAAACAGCAGCACAGTGGTAGTCGATGGCAAAACTTATGAAGTCGAAGGCAATAACATTATGATTCGCAACGGCAAAATTATTGTTGATGGTAAAGTAATCAATGATGAAAAAGTCGGTGTTTCTAAAGTGATTGTTACAGGAAATTGCGAAAGCATTAATTGCGATGGCTCTGTAGAAATAAACGGCGATTCTGGCAGGGTTAAATGTGGAGGTAGTTGTCATATTGGTGGAAATGTCACTGGTGGTGTTTTTGCTGGTGGATCTGTAACCTGTGGAAATATTGAAGGCGATGTTCTTTCCAGTGGAAGTGTAATAGCTAAAGGATGATATAAATGAAAGAAGTGATATAATGAAAAATTTTAGAGCATTTGCTGATGAAAATTATGATTATTATGAATTAACAGAAAACTTGGGTTACAACAATTCTGGATACGGCATTCATAAATATCTTCTTCCAAAAGGTGCAATTTTTGTACATGATAAGCACGATCAAGTACATGGTTCTATTGCAGATGGTTGTTTAACGCTTTGTTGGACTCCAGATGGTAATTGTTATGGATGTTTGGGAGGCGAAGGGTTACATTTACACGCAGCATTCAAGAGAACATCTATGTTTAAATTAGTAAAAAAAGGAAAAAGCGCAATGATTGCAGAGGTTGAACATGTAATCGAGGATTTAGAGAAAAAATTGGAAGAAGCAAAAGAGAAATTAAAAGAAATGAGGGAATAAAATGTCATACATTTATCAACGCCCTTTACATGGGAAAAGCATTGGAGTGGTTTTTGGCTCTTTTGCACCATTACATAAAGGTCATATTGATTTAATTATGAAGGCTAAAAAAGAAAATGATGGTGGATGTATCGTTATTGTATGTGGTTATGATGGCGACAAAGGTGAACCTATCATTCCCCACAATAAAAGATACAGATATGTAAGAGAATATTTTAAAGACGATGAAATGGTTGCGGTGTTCCCTGTAAACGATACAAAAATTGGGGCAAATGCGTATCCAGATGGATGGGAAGTCTGGCTAAAAGAATTTTTTAATATCTGGAATGTTGCTGTGACACCGGTATCAAAAGAAGCAAAAAGAGTATGGTATGTCGGAGATCCTAATTATCATTTTGACCTTGAGAAACGTGGTGAATGTGCAATTCTCGTAAATAGAATGCTAAATCCAATTTCAGCAACAATGATTAGAGCTAATCCTTATAAATATTGGGATATGATGGCTTATACATTTCACGGAGCATTTAGTCACAACATTCTAATTACTGGTACTGCAAGTGAAGGGAAAACAACATTAGTAAAAGATTTGGGTAAATATTTTAATACAACATATAGTCATGAGATGCCAAGAGATTATATGGAGGAAATGTGCGTTCATGATACCGAATTAGACGCAGTTGATTTTCTCTCTTTTCTTCAGGGGCAATACAATCTGAATCGTAAAATGATTAATTCCCCATTAAATAAAGGCGTATTTTTTGCAGATACAGATGCTCTGGTAACGCAAATGTATGCAAAATATTATGCTATGGATGATACATGTAAAATGACAAAAGATGATTATTATATGGTGGTCTCTCATGTCGCACATGCATTAACTAAACGCAGTAGATGGGACAAGATTTTTGTTTTAATTCCTCATGGTAATTTTGTGAATGATAATTCACGCTATATGGAGCATAGCGGTATGAAAGAAAGGATGGAATTGTATAAAATTCTTGAATCTTTTCTTATTGCTCATGGGTTAATGGAAAAGGTAACAATTTTAACAGGAGATTATTATGAGAACTATCTTGCAATTAAGGAATATACGGAAGGGGTGTTAAATCATGGGTAAAACAAAAGATATCTTAAAAAGTGAATTTGTTAATGGTTATACAACCTTTGATAAATTATTTATGGGGATCATGGTATTAATGCAAATCATTGTTTTTGCAATTACTCCTGATTCGCCTATTGCGATTATCGCCGGCATTAGTGGTGTGATTTCTGTTGTGCTTTGTGCTAAAGGAAAAATTTCCTTTTATTTTATTGGCTTCATTCAGACGATTACATATTTAATTCTGTCTTGGCAGAATCGATTTTATGGAGAAGTAATTGAAAATGTATTTTACCTTGTAACAATGGTGTGGGGAATTTTTATTTGGAAAAAACACTTGAATACAGATGATAGTGGTTCTACACAGGTTGACGCTTTGAAATTTACACCAAATCAATGGATTGCATCTAGTGTATTAATTATTATTGCCACCATTGTTATGGGGTGGATGCTTACAAAGATTGGGAGCAATCAGGCATATACAGATGCAGCAACAAATGTAATTGCGATTTTTGCTCAATTATTAATGGTAAAAAGATATAGAGAGCAGTGGCTGTTCTGGATTGTAATTGATGTACTTTGCATTAAACTATGGGCTGTAGCAGGAAACTGGTCTATGGTAGCAATGTATATTGGATGGACGGCAAATTGTATTTATGGTTGGAAAAACTGGAGTGAATCTGTATCTTATAGAAACGATGAAAAACTAATGGTGATTAGGGAGGTATAACATGAAGCTAACTGTAAACTACATCAAAAATTGTAAGCCGGTAGATTCAAGATTACTGGAAAAGATTGATGAAATTTTAGATGAAATTTCAACATTAGATAATGAAACTAATCCAGAAGAATATTTTGGATTTGAATTAAATGGTATTAAATATGATGTATTTCAAATCGATCAAACAAGATGGAGTGATGAAGGAAAATATCAGTATAGACAGGATCTGTATCAGTTAGTGTCTTATGATGATTCTATCAGACCTTATGTTTGCGACAAAAGTATTGTAAACTGTTTTAATTGTTTCTTTGAAGTAGCTGTAACACGGTCTGGATCGTACTTTAGCGACTATATGTATTGGTATGAGAAACCAGTTATGAAATTCGGTAAAATAAAACATATTCCTGAAGTAGTAATTCCTGAACATGATGAATATGAACTAACAGAAACATACATTATTGATTGCAGAATGTGTGATAAATTAAATGAAACAGGTGATGCATGTAAAGTGTACGGAAGTGATCCGAAAATTGCAACAGAAAAATGTACGACAGATGGCTTTAAAGAATACTATGTAAATATTGAATGAGGTGAAGCTATTGAAAAAAAGACCGTTAAATAAAGGGAACCGTGTTGTTGTAATCAGTGACTGTAATAGCTATGGTGAACATGGGAAAATTATTGATGATTCTTGCGCTTATAGCGGGCATCATTATAGGCATGTAAAAGTTCGCCTTGATAATGGTAAAAGCTCTAACTATAATATTGGATCTTTGATTCATGAAGATGAATACAATGATAAAGGATATATAAAAGCAGAGGGGGAAGATATTATGACAAATAATTACGAATATGTTGCTAGAGTACAGTTGATGGAAGATGCATATAAAAGGGATTATTACTTTGCATTGTATCCAGGAGATGTAGAAAAGGTTTCTGAATATAAGCCCGGCGAAGAAATTGATACAATGGTAATTGTAAACGCTAGGGGAGAAAGCAAGAGACAGATTGCATTTGTAAAAGAGATTATCTCAGCCGCTGAATATGGTAAAGATGTAACAGCGCAGGTTGTAGGGGTTGTTAATATGCATCCTTATTACCATAGAAAACATACAGAAAGTGTTGTGGCAGCAATTGAAAAACAGAGAGCTGTTATTGAGGCTGCACTGCAGGCAGAAATTGCAAAAAGAAAAACGATTGAGTATTATGAAAAAATCGCAAAAGAATATCCTGAAATTGGTGATATGGTCAAAGATCTAAAAGCTCTGGAAGAACAAAAAGACAAGGTAATCACTAATGGTTAAATTGTTATATAAACCAACGGCTTTTAAATGTAGTTGTAGTAACTGCGGTGCGGTACTACAATTTGAATATACTGATGAAAAAAAGGTGTTTGATATGTATTCTGGAGAATATTATATAGTAACATGTCCAAACTGCTGCGCAGATGTGAAAACCAGAGATAATTCAGATGATTATAGAACACCAATTTTTCTAAAAGATTCTGATATTAAAAAGGAGGAAGAAAATGAATAACCCTCTATTAAAAACAAAACTAACGGGAAAAGAAAAATCGAAATTGTATGATTGTATAGATAAGAACGGAAAATTATATATTTCCATCAGCGAAGATGATGTATGTATGATTAATACGGATACGGATACAAGAGTAGTTTCATTTGGAGCATTAACACCTGAATTGATGCAGGATATTCTTAGATTTTGTGGTATATATTGCAAAGTTGATAATGCAACTTAAAATAATTCTAAACTAAAAAATATTGTTGACCGTGGGACATACAAATGCTATAATAAATATGTAACCCAAACAAAACATTTTTTTTAATCACTATTAAACTAAAAAATATTGTCAGGGGGTAAAACTATTTATACTCATGATGAACCTCCCCTGTGTTTTTTGAGAGAGTTTTCATGTGAGAAATGTAATGCATTTCAATCGTATGACTCAGATGAATGTAAATGGTTAGATTATGGCACTTATAGTGTGAAAGTCACAAAATGCAAGCAGTGCGGATGTGTGCATGTGATTCGCTATGAGGAGTCGTCAGGGTTATATGTAAACACAGATGGACGGTAGTACGATTATTAGAAAGGAAGAAAAGGAAATGAGTAATTAGTTCAGCAGATTAAATGCAGTCGGAATGAGTGAAAAAGAAAAGATTAAAAATAATCTAACTTATATCGACTGGGCTTCTGTTTGGGGTGAGATGAAAAAAATCTACCCAGACGCTAATTATGAAATTCACAGAAACCAAGATTTTAGACCTTGGTTTGATGATGGTAGATCCGGCTGGGTAACAGTTACTGTATCTGTACCTTACGAAGAAGGTAAAATTGTATCCCATACTGTTGATCTTCCAATCATGGACTTTAAAAACAAATCCATCGATGCAGAGAAAATTACATCATTTGATGCAAATAAATCCTGGCAAAGATGTTTGGTAAAAGCGTGTGCAATGCATGGTTTAGGTCTGTATGTATACGCAAAACTGGAAGATACAGAAGAAAATATGGAAATTCTAAAACTTAGAAGTGAATGTATGCAACTGATTTCTGCAAAAGCAAAAGACTCAAAAGATGAAGTAGCAAGAATTTGTATTGAAGCAGATCCAGAGGCGAATGGCGACCCTAGATTAATGAATGATGTAGAAACTCTGAGAGCGCTAGCAAGAAGGCTAAAAGCAATCAGGGCAAAGAAATAATGGAGGTTTAATTTATGTTTTCTAATGGAGCTTATGCAACAATTTGGGAAGTAAAAGAAGCGGAAAAATATTGCGATGTAAGAATTAGTACAAGCAAAAAAGTTGGAGATAAAAAATATGAACAGGATTTTTCTGCAAATGTAAGATTTGTCGGCAATGCCAAAGAAGTTGTTAGAGGCATGAAAGAAAAAGACAGAATTAAAATCATCAACTGTGGTGTAAGTAATCAGTATAACAAAGAGAAAAAACAGCTGTACACAAATTATGTTGTTTTTGAATGTGAGAATGTTACTGGTGGTACAACAACACCAGCTGTAAAACCAGCAAAAGATGATTATAAGCCACTGGAACCTATTACAGATGAAGATCTGCCATTTTAATTGATGAAAGGGGGAAATTTGTGTGAGCGATATCGCTGCAAATTATGAAAGATACCTTAACCTTTGGCGTTCAGTAAAAAGAGACGGTATCAATGAGGTTATTAATTTTATTGAGAAATCAGATATGAAAACGGCTCCAGCAAGCACAAGATTTCACTCTGATTTCGAAGGCGGTTTACTTGAACATAGTTTAAATGTATATGACTGCTTGGTCGCAAAAAAAGAAGCCCCAATCTGGAAAGATAAATTAAAAGATGTTTCTGAAGAAGCAATGATTATCACTGCATTGGGTCATGATTTTTGTAAATTGTATTTTTACAAAGAAGGTACAAGAAATGTAAAAAATGAGGATACAGGAAAATGGGAAAAAGTACCTTTTTATTCCATTGAAGATAAGTATCCACTCGGTCATGGTTCTAAGAGTGTTATTTTCTTGCAGATGTTTATGAAATTAACAATGGAAGAAATCATGGCAATTAATTGGCATATGGGGTTCTCAGTTCCTAAAGAAGAATATTCATCCGTTGGAAAAGCGTTTGAAAAATATCCTCTTGCTCTGGCACTGCACGAGGCGGATCTGGAAGCTACTAATCTGCTTGAAGCAGATGGCTAAAGAATATACATGTGGATTTAAATATTGCTCACATGAAAATAAAAAAGTGCCAGAGGGTGAGGCAATAAAGTCCGGTACAAGGTATTTCCATAAAGATTGTTTACGAGTAAGAGATAATATGGATGCTGTAAAACGTATTTATTATGAAAATATTAGTAATACGGTTGTTATAGCACAATTGGTAAAAGTCATTCAAACCATTGTAATCAACAAAGGTGTTGATTCTGAATTTCTGTTATTTGCAATTAAATATGCAGTCGCAAAAAAAATGACAATTAGAAGCCCATACGGATTACATTATTTAATTGATAATGCAATGATAAAAAATGCGTGGAACGCAAAACAAGCAAAAGAAGAAAAACAGAAAATTACTGAATTAGCTAAGTTACAACCGAGAGAATCTGAAGTGACTTTTACAGTTGCAAAAAGAAAAAAAGAAGGTTTTGATAGTATTTTTGGAGGTGGTTAATTTGGATACAAGAGAAATTTGTGATATTCAGGCGGAAAGCGGTGTCATTGCAACTTTGGTTTATCATCCAGAATATATCCTTCATTCAGAATATTTAAAAGCCGGGTATTTTTCAAGTAAGGATAATGGTTGTATCTACTGGGCGATTAATGAACTGTTTAAAAGAGGCATTGATAATATTGATGCTTTCAACATTTCAAATATGATTGCCAGTCATCCTGCGGTGCAAAGAACAATTGATCAATATAATATGCCAGCAATTCAAGAATTTATTGATATGTGTGATGAAGTTGCTAGACACAGCATCGAAGAATACACAATGCTGGCAAAAGCTGTTACAACATATGCTTTCAAAAGAGATTTGATGAAATTAACAACTGAAGTTGAAGCCAACTGCAGAAATAGGGCAATTGGTTTAGGAGAATTAAATGATGTTGTTTTTAAAAAATTAAATTCTCTAACAGAAAAATATATCGTATCAAGTGAAATTAAAATGTTTGGTGATTCTTCAGAATTCTTATGGGAAGAAATCTGCGATAGAAGAAACGACAGTGGTACTTATGGTATACCTTCTAAGTATGAATCACTGAATGAATATTACACATATGAGCCTGGGGAGCTTGTTGTGGTACAGGCAAAGTATAAGCAAGGTAAAAGTGTTTTCCTGCTAAACGAAACTGTACATAAATTAAAAAACGGTGTGCCAACACTTGTTGTAGATACAGAAATGTCTGACAGATTGTATATGGAACGTCTAGTGTCACATGTTTCTGGTATTGAAGTTAAGCGAATTAAAAATGGTAGATATACACCAGAAGAAGGAGAACGTATTAGAGAAGCGAGAGAATGGATTAAAAAACAGCCATTTGTTCATATCTACGATCCAGATATGACAGATGAAAAACTTTATTCTATTTGCAAAATTCTTAAATATAAAATGGACTTACAGTTTGTTGTATATGATTACATCAAAAGTAACGAAACATCTTCTTCTGATAATTACAATATTCTTGGTGCGAAATGTGATTTTCTTAAAAACAATATTGCCGGTGATTTAAACTTGGCTGTTTTATCTGCGTGCCAGCTAAACAGAAATGGTGAAGTTGCCGACTCTATGAAAATCAACAGATACCTTTCCGTTGGTATTAAATGGTTTATTAAAACACAAGAACAAATTATGCGTGATGGTTCTGACTGTGGTAATGCTGGATTAAAAATCTATGTAAATAGACTTGGACAGCAGATGCCAGAGGATGACGAGTTTGTGTATATCGACTTCTTTTTTGAAGGAGACACGATGAATATTACAGAGGCAAAACAACATTTAGACGAAGAAACTCCGTTTGATTAATTGAGAGAGGGTGGTGAGATGACGGCGTATGATCCTAATGTATTAGAGGAAATTGAAAAAAATGTAGATTTACTTGAATATGTTTCCCGAAATATAGAAATGCGTCAGCAGGGGGCTGAGTATTTTGGAAGCTGTCCACTTCATGTTGATAAAACGCCGTCTTTCTCAATTACGCCATCTAAAAATAAATTTTATTGCTTTTCCTGTGGTAATGGTGGCGGAATTATATCTTTTTTGATGAAGTATGAGCAAATGTCTTTTGACGATGCGGTTCAAAAAGCAGCTAAACTTGGAAACATTGATATGAGTAAAATGTGTCAATCACAGACAGTTGCATTCCTGAGAAACATCAAAAAACATAAAGCGAAAAAGACTTGTGTTACACATGACGAAGTTGCAATTACCGAATGGAATAAATATATGGTCGGAGAAGTAACGGAATGGATTTCAGAGGGGATCAGACAAGAAGAGATTGATTATTTTGAAATTAGAATTGACAACAAAACTAATCGTATTGTTTATCCTGTAAAAGATATTAATGGGAAATTAATAAACATTAAGGGCAGGACACGTTTTCCCAATTATAAACTTTTTAATATTGCTAAATATATCAATTATTTTAAAGTTGGCTGTTTAGATTATTTTCAGTGTCTGGACAAGACAAAAGAGTTTGTTTACGAGAAAAATGAAATTATTATTTTTGAATCAATCAAAAGTGTAATGAAGTGTTTCGGCTGGGGGTATAAAAACTGTGCATCTGCAGAAAACCATACAATGTCTGATGAGCAAATCAGATTATTGATTAGATTAAGAGTAGATGTTGTATTGGCATACGATAAAGACGTTGACTATTTTTCAAAAGAAGTTTGGAAGCAAATTGAAAAACTGAAAAAATTTACAAATGTTTATATCATTGAAGATAAAGGTAATTTATTGGGGAGTAAAGATGAAAAGAACTCTCCTGCAGATCTTGGGGAAGATGTGTGGGAAAAATTATATGAAAAGAAGCGAAGGATTATATGAGCAGATATAAAAATAAATTAGACGAAATGACATGGAGCTTTAGTAGAGTTCATTCATATGAAACTTGCCCATATCAATTCTATCTGAACTATGTTGCCAAAAATAAGTACGGCATCAGTAATTTCTACGCTGAATTAGGGCATTTCATGCATGAAGTGTTAGAGAAGGTGTTACGAAAAGAGTTGAAGTTAGAAGATGCTGCGACATATTTTGTAAACAACTTGGATGCTAATATTTCTAATTTTGTAAAACAATCAACAATGGATAGATCAATTGACGCCTGTATTGACTATCTGGCTGAAACAGATTTAGAAATGTTAGATGGTTTTGAAATAGTAGGGGTTGAACTTAAATGTCGTTACAGCCTTCAAGAAGAGATAGATTATATTGGGTTCATTGACTTATTAATTAAGCATAAAGAAGAAGGATATTATGTGATTGTCGATCATAAATCGTCTGGATATCCACTTAAAAAGAATGGCGAAGTATTAAAAAACGAAGAAGAGAATTTTAAATCATATAAAAGACAAATTTATCTTTATAGTAAATACGTTTTTGAAAAATATGGCGAATATCCAAAAGAATTATGGTGGAATCATTTTAAGGTAAATAAAGTAGTAAAAATTCCATTTGACTTAGATGAATATCATGAAGCCCAGAATTGGTTTATGGAAACGATTGCAAATATTTATAAAGATGAAGACTTTTTGCCTAATATGAGTTATATGCAATGCAACGTGTTATGTGACTTCAGAGAGGAGTGTGAATATCAGTTATATGGTAATGATTAATCAAGAAATGGTCGGCAAAACTTATACACCATATCATGTTCACACAGACCTCTCTACCGGGGTCACTAATGTAGATAGTGTAACTAAATATAAAGATTACATTGCAAGAGCAAAAGAATTAGGCATGAAGGCATTTGCTTTTTCAGAACACGGATCTGTATTCGAGTGGCTCCATAAAAAAGAAGCAATCGAGGAAGCTGGAATGAAATACATCCATGCTGCTGAGGTATATCTTACAGAAACATATGAAGAAAAAATTAGAGATAATTACCATTGTGTTCTTATTGCAAAAAACTTTGATGGCTTCAAAGAAATTAATAAGTTAATTTCAAAATCTTTCTTAAAAGAACATTATTATTATTCTCCAAGAATTTTAATCGATGATGTTATTAATACATCTGAAAATGTAATTATTACATCTGCGTGTCTCGGCGGTGTTTTTGGAAAAGGTACAAGCAGTGCAAAAGAAAAAATGCTTTGTTTTGCAATTGCGAATAAAGATAGATTTTTCTTAGAAGTACAGCATCACAACATTGATAAACAAAAAGAATATAATAAACTTCTGTATCAGATCAGCAAAGAATATGGAATTAGATTAATTGCTGGCACTGATACACATTCTTTAGATGATAAACATGCAAGAGGCAGGGTAATTTTACAGAAAGCAACTGATACATTTTTCTCTGATGAAGAGGGTTGGGATTTAACTTTTAAAAGTTATGATGAGCTTGTTGAAGCATATTATAAACAAAATGTATTACCAGAAGATGTATTTATGAAAGCCATTGAAAACACAAATGTTATGGCAGATATGGTAGAAGAATTTACATTGGACAGAAGCACGAAATATCCGAAAATTTATGAAAATTCAAAAGAGATATTTGAGCAAAAAGTCAGAGAAGCTTGTAAAAATCATAAATACATTCAACAGCGTTATACACAGGAAGAAATTGATAAGTTCATTAAAGAAGAGCTTGAAGTATATGAAAAAACAGAGTCTATCGACTTTATGCTTCTTGAAAACCATAAAAAAGAATGGGAAACAGAGAATGGTATCCAGAGAGGTTATGGTAGAGGTTCTGTATCTGGTAGCATGATTGCTTATGCGCTTGGTATTACAGAAATGGATTCCAAAAAATTTGGTCTTAACTTTTTCCGCTTCCAGAATCCAGACCGTGTTACTAACTGTGATATTGATGTGGATTATAGTGAAAAAGATAGGGAAAAGGTAAAAACATTTATTCTTAGAGATCATATGAATCTGGATAATCTTCGTTCTTGCGACATTATCACATTTAACACAATTGCGCTCAAAGGTTCTATCAAATATGTTGGTAAAGCCCTTGATTATCCAATTGAAATTACACAGGCACTATCAAATGGTGTGTATCTTGATGAAGAGGGTAAAGAAACAGTTGCACCTGAAATTAGAAAAGCATATCCCGATATTTTTGAGTATGTAGACATTGTAAAAGGCACAGTTATTTCTATTGGCACTCATGCAAGCGGCGTTGTAGTAAGTGACCTTGAAATTGACGAAATGTTTGGTACATGCAGTGTAAAAGATTCTGAATATCCAGTCTCAATGATTAACATGAAAGAACTCGATGCTCTGATGTATGTTAAATTAGATATCCTTGGTCTTGATAACATCGGTGTAATTAATGAAACATGTAGAATTCTTGGAATTGATCGTTTAAACCCAGATAATACTGACCTGAATGACGAAAATGTTTGGAAAAGTATCAGGGAAGATACGACGCTCATTTTTCAATGGGAATCAGAGTCAGCACAATCTTATTTAAAAAGATTTATGTCTGATAAAACAATTCAAAAAGTAAAGAAACGAAATGAAGATTTTTCCTATATCAAATGGTTTTCATTTGGTAATGGTCTACTGAGACCTGCGTGTGCCAGCTACAGAGATTCCGTTGCGAGTGGTGAGTTTTATCAGAATGGTTTAAAAGAGCTCGATGATTTTCTTGCCCCAACTATGGGACATGTAACTATGCAGGAAGATATTATGCAATTTCTTGTAAGATTTTGTGAATACACTCAAGCAGAATCCGATACAGTACGTCGAGGTATTGCAAAAAAATATGGTACTGAAAAGTTTCTACCTGAAATTGAAGAGCGATTTACGAGTCATGCGACAGACGCATATGAATTAAAAACTGATGAATGTTCTGAAATTATCAAGCCGTTTTTGCAGGTAATTTTAGATGCATCAAAATATTCTTTTTCTTGGAATCACTCTGATGCATATAGCTGTGTAGGATATATTTGTGGATATTTAAGATATTATTATCCATTAGAATTTATTACTGCAGCGATGAATGTATTTAGATCAAAGGTAGAAAAAATCGGGAATATCGTTAAATATTCAAAAAAATCAAATGTTGAATTAATGCCTATTCGATTCAGATATTCAAAATCAGATTATATGTTTGATAAAGATAACAACACAATTTATAAAGGCGTATTTTCTGTAAAAAGTGTAAACGAACAAGTATCTGATGATTTATATGCTCTTCGTGATATGAAATTTGATAACTTTATGGAATTAATTACATATTGCAAAATGAATTTTCCCATTAAATTTAATCAGATTGAGGCATTAATTAAACTTGAGTATTTTAAAGAGTTTGGAGAAATTCCATATCTTTTAACATGTTTAAATGTTTTTAAAGTATACCACAAAAGATCTACATTAAAAAAAGAAGAAGTTCGGGATCTTGGTATCTCTTATGATGAAATCAAAAAGTTTTGCGGAAAAGAAACAGCGAAACAGTATTCACAAGTTGATATGAGTTGTTTTATGAATTTGGTTGTCCAAAAGCAATATACACACAGAGAAGTGACCATCGGTGAGATTTTATCTTATCAAGATAAATATCTTGGATATATTGATTTTGCTGATTCCAAATATTCCAAATTCGTTCTTATCGAGAAAGTTGATACAAAATTTTCCCCTAAATTAACTGCGTATACATTATCTAAAGGTAAGAGGATTCCTTTAAAAATCAGTAAAACACAATTTAGAAAAAACCAGGTAAACGAGGGTGATGTTGTTCAGATTCTGAATTGGGAAAAGAATGTAAGACGAGTAAAAGATAGTAATGGAGAATGGTCTGCTATTCCGAATGAGTATGACTGGTGGCTTACAAACTACCGGATTGTTGATAACATCAAAAAATATGATTCAAAAGAAGAGGAGGTGTAATGGTGAATAAATACGTGATCACAGATGGTATTAGATATATTGCAAAAAATAAAGCTGGTTCCTATGTTCCTGAACATGATGCAAGCAAAGCTTTAATTCTTTCTAAAGGTGATGCAGAAAAGATTTATTATAATAATTTAGCAAAACCCCTGAGAAAAGTTTTTAGATTGTCAAAAGACGCAGTTCCAACAATAAAATCTTCAGAAAGTACAAAAATTGAAGATACAGCGATTGAAGACAAAAAGGTTATCGAATGTAAGCCAGATATAAAAACAACAGATGCAATCATTAAGCAGGATGCGAGTAAAAAAGAAATAAAATACACCAAGCATTATGATACAAAATGCGGGCTTGATGATGAATTAACAACACAGATTGTTCAGGTAGTAGAGATATTTAAGAGTGCTGCAACAAAAAAAGCTGATCTACAATCAAAATTAGATAAAGTAGAAAAAGAAATTGTTGATATCAACCATTACATTGAATTCAAATCTTTGAATGCATGTGATGGATATAATGCCTACAGAATGTTGCGGGACAGATTAACAAAACGAAGAAAATTAAAAAATGAATTAAAGGTTGCAGAAATTCTTGCAAAAGGAATTTTCACAACTTCCGATATTACAGATATTGAGAAAGTTATTAGTTCTTTCGATAAAAATCAATATCGTCCTAGAGTTCTCAGTGATTTATTTGAATAAGGAGGATTATCATGAGGGAAGTTTATAAAGTTAAAAAAGGTGACATTGTTCGACTGGTAAAAGCAAATACATTTGATTATGTGGAACATCCTTATATTGCACATTTTATCAATAAAAATTTTGAAGTCGTTGATGTAAATAAATATAGAATTACTGTGCTAAGAGATAACACAAAAATCGAATGTTATGCCGAATATTTTTATGATTATTTTAAAGTAGTAAAACCTGCAAAAGTAAAAGAAGAAACCGAAACAAATAAAAAGCAAACCAAAGTATCCAACGAGAAACCCGTTGAAAAGAAAACAGAAAATAAAAAATGGACTGATTGGACAACAATTAAAATTTTCGGTGAGGATTATGCATATAAAACTGATGGTAAAACAGTTATTCTGCGTAATGGTGGTTGTAAGGGTGTAAGCAAATGCCATGATGAGGATGAATTTAATTTAACAAAAGGTCTTGAAATTGCATTTAATAGGCTGGTAGCTATGAGAACAGAAAAAGCCATTAATGATGCAAGGGCGGATCTTGATAAAAAAGTAAAAGTAAAGAAGAGAACTGTATGAGAAAAAACTTTACATGCTTAAATTGTTTTTCAGAATTTGATGATTGGGCGGAAGTCGTCGAGTCTCATGGCTTCGATACTCCGCCATATGAAACACAATAGGTTTGCCCATAGTGTCACGATAATAATATTGTTACAGCTGTATATTGTGATTTATGCTTACAGCCTATTCATGGCAAATACATTGTCACAGTTGATGGTGATACAATTTGTGACAACTGTTTTGTAAAAAGGGATGTGGAAGATCTAATATGAAAAATACATTGGTTGTAAATTTAGTTGGTGGACAAGGTTCTGGGAAATCTACAATGATGGCTCATTTATTTGCATAGTTAAAATGGAATAATATTGACTGTGAAATGTGCAGCGAATTTGCAAAGGAGCTTGTTTGGGAAAATCGACAAGAAACATTTAAAGATGAGCTTTATATCTTTGCAAAACAGAATCATAGATTATTTAGATGTAACGGAAAAGTAGATGTAATTATCACCGATAGACCTTTAATCATGTCTATTGCGTATAACCGGTACTATGGAGACCAAACGGATTATTTTTGGAATGCAGCATACGAAAGTATTGTTTATGAAACATTTAACAAATAGAAAAACCTCAACATTTTTTTGAATAGAGTAAAACCTTTTAATCCAAATGGAAGAAACGAAAATGAAGAGGATGCTAAAAAATTTGATGAATATTTTAAAGCCTCTCTTGAAGACCTTCGGCTTCCGTACCATGAATTTGATGGTGATTCCAACAGCGTTGAGGAAATAGGCGAGATGATTATTGGGTTAATAAAGAGAGGTGAAACAAATGATTCAGAACATTAATTCATTAGAAAATAATGCTAAGTACATTTATATTGGCAACAATAAATTTGTGAAAATCTAGTTTGATCGACAAATGGCTGAAAAACTCGCAAATGGCATTAAGGAGATTAAAGTTAATGCCGGATAAGGGGTTGATTGAATGAATAAAAAAATTATTTATTGTTTTATAGCCTTTACATTTGTATTAACTTATACAGTATATGGTTGGTCTAAAAGCAATAAAGAAAACCTAGAAGAAATAGATAGGTTAAGTGCTATGGTGGCGATTCAGCAAGAAAAAATTGATGAGTTTGAAAAAGAATTAAATATCACAACAGAAAAAAAGCCACAGAAAAAACATTTAGGTAAGTTTGAATTATCTTTTTATTCTAAGGAGCAGTTTCCAAATTCTCCGACTGCAACAGGTGTAATGCCAGTT